CACAATACTAATGCGATAATAACAATCGCAGCGATAATAAATGTTACCATAATTTTATATGTTTAATGTTAATAATACATATATAAGAATTTCAGGTTGTATCATAAACGTTCCTTTAAGTCAATATGCAAAAGCTGTTTATGTTAATCTCATTGTTACTTGGAGTGGAGATCCAAGTAGACCTTATGGAGCACACTTTACTTTAACTAGTAATGGATTTGTACACGGTTTTCAAGAAATATCTAGTTCCGGTGTTCTTCCAGGAGATACAGAAACTTTCTCAATACAAATAATAAATGATTATAATGTTTTTTCGTGGAGTTCTTCTGGTGTTTGGTATGCATATCACGATGATCTAAAACAAATACAATCTACAATTAGTCCTAGTTCTGGAAATTTTAGCGCTAATAATGACATATACATAACTTTTAATACATAAAATTAAAGATAAAAATAATTTTTAATTGTTCTCTGGAGGTATTGGAAGACGAATATCTATATAAAAAACTTGTTCAGACTCTGAAAGAGTTATATTACTAGGAGTACATACTCCCAATTGACTATATAGACTTCCAGCCGAGTATAAAAATTCAAGATAATTTGATCCAAAAAATTCTGAATCTATTTTTTGAATTTTAGTATCCGTATATGCACTTCCCATTCCAGATCCTCTAAATTCAAAAGAAGGTATTTCAACTTTTCTTAAAGTTAACATCCAATTAATTTGTCTTCCATTACTAGAAGAAGGTATATTTATTTTAAATGTCCAGTATTTAATTCTTTCACCCTCTTGTTTTAAAGGAACGTTTAATGGTAAGAGAAAAATAAAGAGAAGGATTTTATTTTCCTTCTCTTTTTATTTTTCTTTTATTTTTTTGGGAATATTCTATGCCAGATTTCTCTAATAATAACTATTGGAGATGTACTAGCTACTATAATACACCATTCTTTAAAATCAAGAGGTCTTGTATTAAATACTTCTCCTCCGAATTGTACAATCAAAATAGTTCCAATAAATATAACTAATGATCCTAATAAAAATTTACTACTTCCTTTTAAATTATAAAATATAGATCTATTTTTTCCAAATACTCTAATGTTAAATAGATTCCACCAATTTATCATCATAAAGATAGCAAATAATTCTGTAAGATCTAATCCAAATTTTATAGAACCTTGTGCTATATCATGAACAATTAAAGATAGTACTCCGAATACGAAAATACCCATTCCTATGATTGTTTTATACATAGGTTTGGTCAAAATAAATGCATTTTGTTTTCTAGGTTTTTCAGTAAGTACATTTTCATCAGCAGGTTCAGATGCTAGACATAGTGCAGCTAAAGTATCCATTACAATATTAACCCATAACATCTGAGTAACTGTAAATGGCATATCTACTCCAAGAATAGGACTTAAAACTACAACTAAACAAGTAGCAACATTTATAATTAATTGGAATACTAGAAAACTCTGAATATTTTTATACAGAGATCTTCCCCACTTAATTCCTGTTACTATACTAGGAAATGCGTCATCTAAAAGGACTATATCCGAAGCTTCTTTTGCAACACTAGTTCCAGAACCCATTGCTATACCTACATCTGCATGATTAAGAGATGGAGAGTCATTAACTCCATCACCTGTCATAGCACATACATGTTCAGTTGCAGTACCTTTTCCAAGTTCTTTAAATTTCTTTAAAATATTCAACTTATCTTCTGGTTTACATCTAGCTATAACATTAGGATAACCACACATCGGATCTCCCCATGCTACTTTATTAAAATCCTTAGCTTCTACTGCCCAAACATCTTTTTCAGGCTGTCCTTGTAATCTCCTAGAAAATCCGGCCTGTCTTGCAATTTCTGCGGCAGTTTTTATGTTATCACCCGTCATCATTACTACATCCACTCCAGCTTCATAACATTTTTTTATTGCCGCAGGAACATCAGGCCGAATAGGATCTTCAATAAAAAATGTTCCATCGTAAACCAGAGAATCTATATTACTCCCAGAAGCAAAACTTAAAGCTCTTCTTCCTCGTGATTGTTGTTTTTCTACTTCTTCTAAGAAAGAATTATCACCACACATCTTTGCAATTACTTCTGGAGCGCCTTTTACTAGTACTATTTCTTTTCCAGCATCGTTAACCTTTGTCATCATATACTTATCTGTTGAATTGAAAGGTTTAACTTCGACTACTTCAGTTAACTCTCTAAGTTTTTTGTAATCATGCCCTCCATGATCAGGTCTACTAAAAAATTTTAAGATAGCACCTTCACTTGGATTTCCGATAACTTCACCTTCTCCAGAAATATTAGCTGTTGAATTGACGCAAGCATTAAGTGCTAAATTTCTAGATACACCAGAAACATTAATATGTTCAGCTACTACAGTCATCTTGTTTTGGGTAAGAGTTCCTGTTTTATCTGAAAAGATTACATTAACAGCTCCAATAGTTTCACAAGCGTGCATCTTTTTTACTAGATTATTTTCACGAGCCATAGTCTTCATAGAAAATGCTAAGCTTAAAGTACTAGCTAATGGAAGACCCTCAGGAACAGCTACTACAATTAAAGTAACTGCCATCATAAAGAATTTAACTTCTGTTCCTAAAATATTTAACCACCCAGAATCAAAATCAGTAAATCCGAAGTGATGAATATTAAGGAATAGTAGTAATAATCCAGCCATAGTAAAAGCTGCTTTAGAGACTAATCCAGCAAGACCATCCAGTTGTTTATTAAGAGGCGTTTCTCCTCCAGTTTCTTCCATAGCTTGACGAGTTGTTTTGCCAATTTCAGTTTCATCACCTACTTTTATAACTACCCCTACTCCAGAACCTTCCGTTATTTTTGTTGATCTAAGAACTAAGAATGGAGCAAAACCAGAGTCATTCCATGTTTCTTCTTCATTTATCTTTGCCCTTTTTCCAACAGCAACTGATTCACCAGTCATAGTACTTTCATCTACTTTAAACTCAATTGCTTCAAGAAGTTCTATATCAGCTGGAATCTCATCCCCTGCACTAAGAATAACTATATCACCTACTACTAATTCATCCTTAGGAATCTCCATTGTAGTTCCATTATTTCTAATAACTTTTACATTTTCAGTATCAGAAATTTGATTTAAGATATCAAATTTTTTCTTAGCACTATATTCCATCCAAAACCCTACTCCTGTAGCAAGAATTATAGCAACTAGTATACCAATTGATTCTATTAAAGAACCTTCTATAAATCCAACTACAAAAGATACTCCTAGGGCAACAAGTAAGATAATAATGATAGGATCTTTAAATTTTTCTAAGTAGAGTTGCCACCATTTTTTTTGTTTAGGTGGCGTGAGTAAATTTTTTCCATGCTGTTCTCTACTTTTGATTACTTCTTCTTGAGATAATCCTTGATAATTTTTCATAATTTTAAAAAATTTAATTATTAATTATTATAACTGAGCTTTAGTAAATTGATATATCCACCATCGCTTAGCTATTTTATATTTCTTACTTGTTGATAATATTCTTAATACATCACTAAATGATTCCCAAAGTTCATCGGAAGTTTTATTATTTGAATAATATAATAATCTTCTTTTATTTTCTACAATAATATCTACATTTCCGACATCAAAAGATATTAATTTAATTTTTATTCTTCTTGTTCTAAATACTTCTTCCATATCTTTTTATTAATATATTACATTAATAAGATTTTCAAAGGATATGAAAATAAACGTTCCTTTAAATCAGGATGGTAAACCAGAAGATTATGGATATTTAAGATTTCAAATAAGAAGCGTCACTTCTCCTTCAAGATATGATATAGATATTTATAATAATAATGTTAGAGTAACTTCTATGAGTGGTGTATTTGTGGGACAGCAAAGTAGTAATAATCCAGTTAAATCTGGAAGATATTCTTTATCAGGTTATCTTTACAATGAACCTTATAGACCTATATCATTTGTTCCATCTACAGGAATTATAAATAAAAATCAAACTATTACTATATATATTGATGTGCCTTATTAATTATTTCTGATAAACTGTGAAAGTTATTGTTACAGGAGCTCTATTTCTATCCTGTGGAGTTATTATTAATTTAGCATTTCTTACTGTAGAGTTTGTTCTCCACATTATGGAATCAAAATTAAAATTCTCATTTACATATAAATGAAAATTTTCACTCTCCCAGCTAGTACTAAAAGAAACTTCGAAGAGTCTTTTATCAAATATTCTAACTAATTGAATAGGAAAGTTGCTAGTATTATTCAATAAATTAAATTCATATATAAGATCTATTGGTTCATTAATAACATAATCAGCTGCAGATGATGTTACAGTCTCTACTCTCCCTGTAATACCTCCGCGAATACTATCAAAATGTGTAATATTTATATCACCTAAACCTAAAGTCCAAGAAGTATAATTACCACTCTGATTTAAAGGAACATATAAAAAGAGATAGGATTTTATTTCCTATCTCTTTATTTTTATTCTAACTCAACTTCTTTAATTTCATTACTTGCTTTCTTCAAAATTTCAATTGCTTTATCTACAGAATTATTAACCGAATAGTATAGAGAATTTTTGTTATGGTAAATAACGTCACCTACTTCGGATATCAGGAAACTAATTAATTCTCCATAGACTTCAAGATTTTCTCGTCTCTCCGAATCCATTGAACTATCTCCTATAGGTTTAATTGGCCCTACTAATCTTTTTATAATCTCTTTAACTATTTCTAAGTCTTTTTCTTTAGCTATCTTCATAATTTTATTGTCATTATCGGTGTTAAATCAAAACTACTAGGAGTTATAATCACTTTATCTTTCTTGAGGATTATGTTTTTGGAATAATAACCCTCAGGAACTAAACTAGCGCCTAATATATTCCCGTGAGTCCTTACAAATGGAATAAATTTAGCTCCAAAAGATATATTTCCTATATTTTCTCCGGCCGATCTTTTCTTGAGGAGTTTTGTTTCTAGATATTCATAGACCTCCGTAGACATCTCCTCCTTAGAACGGCCGGATTTTGCTAATGGAAGTAAGGTATAGTAATAAATCTTATCCCCATACTTATCTCTAAACCTTAAAAATTCATCCACACTTTCTTTATTAGAGATGATATGATGAGTGACCACATAAACATCTCTAGAGATTAAGTTTTCTATGGCCCTTAATGCTACTTCTCTAATACTTTTGTTTCCAAGAGATACTGCAACGGCCGAACAATATTTTTCGGTTGCTTCTAAGAGATTATCACGTTCCTTAATCTTCTCTTGATCATTTCCACAGTACCCTAAGGTTAATCCATTTGTTGTATAATTAGGAATAACTTTCGTTTCTCTAACAGTCTTAAGAAATTCTATAAACTCTGGATGTATAGTAGGTTCTCCAGTTGATCCAATCGCTATTAATACTGGAGCATTTGTTGCAATCACTCCTGCTATACTCCTTCTGTACCAAGTCTTAGAAAATTCCCTCCAAGCCTCACATATTCCAAGATAATTTTCTCCACTTTTCTCCGCTGAAACATAACAAAATTCACATGTAGCATTACACATTGTATTTATCCCGACATCATAAAATTCACATTGACTCGGCGGTAATTCAAGTGGAGTTGGATCTTCTCCTTTAAGACAGAATCTTACAGTTTTATTATCCTCCCATACTGCACGATAATGATATTCTGGAAGACATCTATAAACTCTTCCTATATCCCCAGTTTCTCTTGCCATAAAATGTATCTTTTATTTTTTCAGTTATATCTTCAATAGGAATAATGCTTCTAGACGCATATTCTCCGTCTTCAGAAACATAATACCATGAATTCTTTGGTATAACACACTTAAGATATCTCGCTGATGGATTACTATTTAATATACTAAGAAGAGGTAGATCATTTCTAATACTTCCTGTCTTAAAGAATTTCTCAGAAGGATACCTAACACTATGAATAAATCCAGCACCAACTAATTTATTGAAAATCGGGGATATCAAGTTAAAAAGACAAAATTTATAAATTCTTACTTTTTCTCTTTTCCCTAATTCATATATGTGATCCTGATTTACCTTAATACTACGATTACTATGATTTATATAGTAAGGAATAAAGTTATCACCCTCCTTCTTCCTTACTAATTTAATAACAACAATAGGTTCTTTCGCTATTTTCGGAAATCTATGACATGCTTTTAAACACATAACTCTTTTATCTTATTTACTAATTCTTCTTCACTATAATACCCAGAAATCGAATTAAGTTTTGATGGATCGAATCTTCTGTCGATAGTACTTACTAAATATTCTTCTTTAGAAAATTTTGATATAATAGCTTCATAATATCTTCCAAGTCTAATCCAAATATCAAAACACTCACAATAATGATCTATCCCCACGACACAAAGATCAGAGGAGATCTTTACTAAGCCCTCTACTAATTTTTTCGAGGGCTTAATTGTTTGATCTGGGTAATTTTCGATCTCTTTGTCTATCTTAATAAGTATATTTTCAACTAACATATCTTCTATCTTGAGATTGTAACTCTTGTCTAACCCGATCCAGACACTTTCCAAGAAGATTTAAACCCCATTTTGAAGTATCCAAGAGACTAGGGTCATCTTCAGACATTCCTATTCCCCATATACGATCCCTCGGACTTGCCTCTACAAAGGATTTATCAAAATATTTAAGCCTAAGTAATTCATATCTAGCTTCTTCGGATTGGGAGAATTTAAGACGAAGAGCATCCATCATAGCATTCTCTCTTTCTTTTTCCCAATCTTCTTCAATAAAACCTGAAACCTGTCTACCAAGTTTCTTCGCATCTCTTGGGAGAGGGGTTTCAATAATCTTTCCTGCAATCTCTATATCATTAAAGAATAATGCCTTTCTTAACATGAAATAATGCTCAGAGGTAGGTAGTATCGTCTCCTTCTCTTGCCCTAATTCATCAATCATTATAAAATCTTCTAGAACTATAGGAGTCTCACTAAAATTTGAAAATGGATGATCACCCCAGAAAAATACATAATTGTCTGTTACTTTCATAATCTTTTCTCTTAAGTAATTTATTAATTTTTATTTTAATATTCATGAATAAGGTTTTAGAAGGATAAAATATATAATAAGATTAATATTTTATATGTTCCTTTAAATCAAGATGGTAGAGACAACAGTTTAACTGTTACTGCTAATTTCTGGGCTGATGGTAGAGACTATTCATTACAATTAGTTGCTAATAAAACTCTTGACTCTAGTTTTACTGGAGGTGTTATAATTAAAGGGGATACCGGAGAACATCCGTATTCACTAACTATTAATACTGGTGATACTGAATCATCTATTACAACAGTACCTGTAGACATACACCCTATAGAAGTTATTACTGGAAACTATATGTATCATGGAGATTATCATCCTATTTATTTTAATAAATAAAATTATCTTATTACGAATAACAAGAAATATCAAGAATTTTTCCAGAGACTTCTTGAACTATAGTTGCAACTGCGTAAGAACCTGGATTTTTAGTATATGCAACAAAATATTCACCATGATCATCTAAATCCCAACCATTATTAATACTAGCATTCCAACTTACATTTTCACGGAGTGTACTATTGTTCTTATCATATCTATACGAGTTTATAGATACACTTCCCTCATATCTACTATCCTTATCACTCCAACTAGCATTAAGAGTTGTGCTTGATTCGAATACATAAACCCATTCTGGATCTCTACCCTCTTGATTTAAAGGAACGTTTATCTAAATGAACTGAAATTCTTATATATGTATAAAGGAAGCTGGAAATCCTATAAACCAGTAGTATAATAATATTTTATAAATTAATTTTCATAAATTTTAATATGTGTAGAAGAATTACCCTAATCGATCAAAACGAGACAAAGGATTATACTAGGTATTACGGCTCTAATCTTGGAAATGAAATTTATACCCTTCAAGGATTAGAATCAATGCCTAAGTATGAAAAAGAGAGAATACTAAAAATTGGTAATAACGATGCAGTTCTTTTAGTTGGAGCAGAACCATTTAAGTATCTCCAAGAATATTATCATTTTGGGATACGTAATGAAAATTACTTTGATTGTTCTAAATTAAGGAGATTAAGTATAGAAGGAGGTGCATTTGTAAAGTGTATTTCAGGATTTCCAGAAGATTCAGTTATCCAAGATTTTATGAGCCCAGAATTTACAACTCATAGAAATTTTTCATGGTTTAAACATAAAGTATTACATACATATCAAGAGACATTAAAGTTTCTTGAATGGATTAAGTGTTTGCCATTAAATGAACCTCTAGGATTTGACTATGAAGCTTCTGGTATGCCATTAGATAAATGGTTTGAAATATCAGGTGCTTCTTTATGTAATAATCTATTTGGAGCATTTATATCTTTTACAGACTTAAGAAGATACTCTACCAAAGAAAAGTATGAATACGTACTAGAAGTATTTAGGGAAATACTTGAAACTAGGATGAATAATATTTGGGTATTTAATCAACAATATGAATTTCAAGTATCTCATCGTATGCTTAAGTTTGTGGACTTATATAATCTTTGTGATGCAGGAATTATTAATGTTCTAGATGGAAATCATTTAAAAAAATATTCTTTAAAATGGACAGCTCAAAATGTAATAGAAGCCACAGTTTGGGATACAGATTTCGATAGACTAGGAGATCTTTTGGATAAGATGTATTTTGATACAGTAGGAAAAACAAAGAAAGAGAGAAAAAAAGTCCTAAAAGTAACTCCAGATAATTATAAAAACACACCAGAATGGGAAATGATATGTTCTTTATATCCAAACTATATTCAAGAATTTGAAATTTTAATATCAGAATATTTTGGTTGTCCATTTATGAATATTCCAAGTGATATTCTTGGTTATTACTGTAATCTAGATGCATTTTATACTCTTCAAATATACTTAGCAAGAAAAAATACGTATTCTGAAGAAGCCTTTCAAACCTTTCTTGATAATTCTAGATTGGGAGCAAGATTACATTCGTCTGGTTTATACATAGACGAACCATACCGTCTTAAGTATCAGAAAGAATGTCATAGAATGATGGCATGGGGAATTACTTATACAGCTACAGCTAGATGTATGATAAAAATGAAAAAACATTCTAAATTAATGGCTGATATAAAGAAATATAATCAAACTTGTAGAATATTACTTGAGAATAATAATTTCTTTAATGGTAATTCTTTAGAGATCGCAAAATTCATACTTACTAATAATATAGACTCAATGGATGCTTATGAAACAGGTTTAAATGAAGGGTCTTTATTAATGACGTATGGAGAAAATTTTGCAGAAAAATTCATAGATATTGTTAAAGATTCCATGATTGAAACCAAATTTAAAGGAAAAATAGATCAAGGAATTTCCAGAAAAAAGAAAATTTTAGGTATTATTTCAGAAAAATTATCTCTTCTTTTAGGATTAGATAAAATAAAGATTTCAGAAAGGCACTTAGAACTTGAAAAGTATTTATACTATGAAAGAGCATATTTAGAATTATGTAATATAAGTAGAAATCAATTAAATGATATAAATAATATTCCAGATACAATAAGAGGATTCGGACAAGAATTCAATCTTTTAGATTATTCAACATTTATAAGTAATAATTATTTTAAATGTAAAAGTCCTATTGAAAATGATGAGATTGTAGATGAAATGTATAAACTTTATCAAAAAGAATCATCATTTATAGCTGCCTTATCTGAAAGCATACAACAACTTCCAGGAGATAAAAAAGAAGATTTCTTCAAAAACCTAGGAATAAATAATATTGGAGATGCTTTTAATCATTTTATGTATGAATGGGAAAAGTATTGTAATATTCCAGAAGATGGGATTTATCAAGGAGTATATCCTATTAAAATATTCAACCTAGCATTACAATTTTGGAAAGGAGGAATAGATGTAGAAACAGCAAAAGATGTTCATCCAGTTAAAGATGTTTGGGCAGATTTTATAGGATTTACTACACAAACACAATTTTTTAATGAACTCAATAGTCAATATGATTTATACAGTATTCCATTTCAAGAACAAGATTTGCAAGAGAATTTCTATTTTATGAGAAAATTTACTATAAACTATCTTCTCTATAAAAAATATGCAAAAGTATTGTCAACATACATAGATGGAATGTTTAAAGCTAATAATAAATGGGTGATTGAAGGTGAAGATCATATTCCTATTCGAGAGGCAGATCCAGGAGAACCTGGAGCAGTGGAAAAATGTTTCGTACATTATGAAGTTAATACAAAATCTAGTAAGAGATGGTCTTCAGGATTTCATACTATTATCTCTCATTCAGATCTAAAAGATTGTATTATCCCTCCGTATCATTATGATGAATATGGAAACAGAGTAGATGAAGGATTTGTAGAAACTTATTTTGATATATCATCAGCTGAAGTTAAAGCAGCAGGATTTGCAAGTGAAGATCCAGATTTAATTGATAAATTTCAAAAAGGGGAAGATATTTATATATACAGTGCAAAATTATATTTAGGTGATGATTTTGATAAACTCCAGAAAGCTGTTAAAAAAATGTGGAGAAAGCGTTTTAAAACTATCTTTCTTGGAGTATTATATGGTCTTGGAAAGAAGAGTTTAGCAGAAAGATTAAACTGTTCTGAAGAAGAAGCAGAAAATATTATTCAAGGTCTATATAAAAGTTTTCCCAAGTTGCGAGAATATGTAGCAATTCAACAACAATATCCCCTTGAAAATTCTGGATATGTTAATACTATGTTAGGAGATAAGTTAAAAGTTCAGGAATATGAATGGTTATTAAAAGCAACTTCTGAAAGAGAAAAAAAGAATTTAGTAGCTAGAATAAAAAGACTTGGTGTAAATCTTCCTATCCAAGGAGGAACTAGTTCGATAATGGCTAGAGGATTTATGAATAATATTCGAGTATCAAAACAACAATCTTGGAAAAATCCTCTTCAACCAATTATTGTAGTTCATGATTCCAATACTAATTATGTTCCAATAAGCAAGGTATTTGAAATAAGAAAATTTTATGATGAAAATTATACAAAATACTGTGCATCATTCGGACCTAGAATTATGTTATTATTTGATTTATTACTTGGAGTATCTTATGAAAAAGCGTGTCCGATGAAAACAGTAGATGATAATACAGTAGAGTATGAAGGAAATGCTTATTCATTATTAGGAATTTATGATAAAATAATGAACTGTCCAGATCTAAAAGTTAAATGTAGTATGGAAAGAAGTGAATTAATTCCTAAATTTGTGGAAAATCCAATAGATCGCTTTATCCAGGAAAAAGGAACTTGTATTGTAAAAGATCTTAGTAAGTATACTATACAATTTAGAAAAGTAAGTTGATTCTCCAAATAAACTTATTATTCTATTATTATACTTAATTAATAAAAAGAGAAGGAAAATAAAATCCTTCTCTTTATTTTTCTCTTACCATTAAACGTTCCTTTAAGTCAGAGTGGTAAATCACCTGAATGGGTATACGTATTTAATGCCAATCCTGATATTGTACAAACCGAATATAGTAGTAATAATGATCGGTGGGAAGGTATTAGTTATATAGACTCATATAAATATGATAAAAATAATACTAGTAATAAATTAGAAGTTAGTTGGAATAAGTTCTTCTGGAGATTGGAAATATGATGAACGTGGAGGACATGTGAAAGTCTATACAAAAGTTTCGGGAATTGCAGGTCAAGTAATATTAGAACAATGGGAAAGTAATAAATCATTAGTAATATCTTGTCATGCATAATAAATGAATTATTTATGATTTAAGCAATATCTATATATTGTGTTATCAACTGCAATTGTTCTAGATATTCCTATAGATAATTTAGATGTATATGGATTATTATTCATTGAAATTAATAAAACATTACTTGGTACTACTAATATTGATGTATTCGGATCTAATAATATAAAAATAAATAATTAAGATAGTGAAATAATTAGTAACTTTTACTAATCTTTAAATAATAACTACATCATTAAATATAATTTAGCTAAGAAATCTCAACCTCAATATTTACTCCATTAATAAATTTAATATGAGCTTTATCACTTCCAGCACCTGAAGGCACATAGAGAAATGTGATAGAATAAGATTTCCAACTAAAACTAGTATCAGTATCTTCATTATATGCATCTACTATTTCTGTATCAAATGCAACAGATCCACTCCAATCCTGATTACCCCAATCGTCTATATAGTAAGAAACGTAGTTATCATTATATATTTTTACAGAATTATATTCATCATTATTACTAAAACCATCCGCTTTTGTAATTAATACAAAAACTGGTTTCATATCTTGATTTAAAGGAACGTTTATGGTAAGAGAAAAATAAAGAGATAGGATTTTATTTCCTATCTCTTTTTATATTCTCCAATACAAACCTCTTCTAACTCACCTTCTGTAATATAATCCATTAAGGTTTCCTCAAACTCTACATTTATCCAAGCTTGCAACATAGCTGTATTTTCAAAATCTTCATAGCTTAGGTTTCTTAATTTAACTATCTGATCTACAGCATGTCTTGTTTCGTGATAAAATGTAGTTTTAATACTCTTAACCAAACTCTTATAATCTTTTTTGGTGATAAAAGGTTTATTTCTTCTGGAGTCAATATTTACTATTACTACTACTTGATCGAATTCTGTTGTTTTATTAAAGATTCGATAAGTAGACGTTCCGGCTGTTGAACCTATTATTTCTATAAGTTCTTCTGCTTTTGAATTTTTCTTTACTGGAATTTCCATTTTATGATTCTTTATAAATCTAGTAGTAAACCACCTCGTCATTTCTTTCTGTGTTCCAATTCCAAAATTAATTTCTACTTTATAAGAATCATGTCTTAATTTACTTGTTTTCATATTCTTAAAAAATTTAAAACTCCTTAAGCTTTTTATTATTGCTTAAGGAGTATATTGTTTTACATTATTTACTTTATCTCATTAATAAGGCTTTAAGCCCTCTGAAAACGACTATACAAATAAATACATAGTTCATCAGTTGAATTAAATCTACTCAGATCAGCTTCTATATTCTCTTGAATTTGATATAAATAATGTCTTAGTTCAGCTCTAATACGAGTTTCCTGAAATCGAAACGTAAGTATATCTCGAAAAGTGTAAATACTTATATAATTATTTTTAATCCCATATAAACTTTTAAACTTATCAACAGTCACAGTTCCTCGTTTTATTCCAGAGTTATTAATAAAATCGACCACTTCCGGGATATAATAAGAGATTACATAGTTTGATAAATCATCTATAGGAAGTTTCGAAGTAAATGCTATAAATGTATGAAGAACTAAACCTCTTAGACTTATAGTATTATATATTATCTTATCTTCATAATCCATCTTAACTTACTGTAGTTTGTTTTGTTTTTATTACTTTAGTTTTCACTATTTCATTTAACAGTTTCGGCATTTCTTCTAAGTTATATCCAATATCTATATAAGTATCAAACATATCTTCAACACGATATACAGCATCTATACTAATCTGAATTATCCCAAATCCAAGTTTTTCTGCTTCTTTTACTTTTGCGGCAGTATCTTTTATTGCTGGAATTCCTCCATATCCATTTGCACAAGGGCTACCATCAGATATCACAAACATAATACAATTCTCTTTTGTGAACTTTCTAACTCTCTTTGCTACTTCTAGAATTGCATCTCCATCTCGATTTTGGGATTTTGCACAACTCTTAGATAATGAAAACTTAGGATTATAATGACTTCCTTCTCGATACACACTCAGATTTATATATCCGATCGAACCAATATCTGCAGTATGTCCATAAATATATAAATCAACTCCCAAACTTTTTCCGAAGGTTTCATTTAGAAGTATTGCAGCCTGTCTTGCTAGGATTTCCTTTTTTCCACCCATAGATCCAGACTCATCAATAAGAACACATATAGTTGATTTATTGGTTCTAACATGTCCCTGTCTTAGGTAAACTTGTGGAACTCCTTGATATGCTTCTGCAAGTTTTGTCGTATCTAGAATTCCAGACCTACAACCTTGGATATTAAAATCATAGTTCTTATCTGTTCCTGTCAATATCTTTTTTAATCTAGGAACATATTTTTGAACTGCTCTCACATCACATAAATAACTATTTCTATCCCCTTTTGGTTTTTCAAAGAATACCTTATCAGAATCACCACGTTCTACTATTCCCTCTAAGATTTTCATTGTTAGGCTATCCTTTGATGATAATAACCTAGATACTTTAGACTTATCTATCTTTCTTCCAGAATCTAAGTCAACTCCATACATTATACTAGTTATAGATTCAGTATCATTAATTAAGAATAATATTTTTTTTAATTCCGCCGGATCTATATCAGATAATTTCTTCTCTTTAATTATCTTAAATATACTTTCAGAAACACTACAAATATCTTTAAGATTTTCTGGATATGGAGTTATCTTTTCTTGAACTTCTTTGTATACCTCAGAATACTCCTCAAGAACCTCCTCTTCTATTAATCCAGGAAATCTAAGTATCCCTATTAATGTTTTAAAGAAAAGAATCAACTTCCTCTCCCTCATCATATTAAGTCTTCCCTCTAGAGTCTTAGAATTATAACTTTTCGCACAATCAATAAAATCTTGAAATCCTGGTCGTTCTGTTAATAATAAATCCTCGACTCTATTATCCTCAAGAAGATTTATGAAAATTTTAATAATCTCTCCTTCTTCAAGAGTATATTTTCCACTTATAAAACTAAGAAAATTCAAATAAACTCTTAAGTAGGTATATCTTAAGTGTGCAGCCTCATGAAGACCAAATCCACAGAAGGCATTTATTTTTGTTTCATTATCTTCAGTGGAGTCAAATATCTTAGAAGGGACTGCTATTCTTCTTTCGGAATTATCGCTTTTCTCTTCTGAAAAATAATCTGAATACGAACTACTTTCATCATTTTTTTCATTCAAATTTACTCTAATCTGGAAAGGAAAATCCATTATAGTTATCATATCTTTTACAGAACTATAAGCCTTTTCAATTAACTTAGATAATTGTGCATCCTCTTCCTTTCCAACAGATGAATATGAATAATAACTTTCTCCATACCAAGAGCTTCTATTTATAGTTCTACTAAGCTCTCCAGAATTTCCGACAGATGATTTATAGGATTTTCTAAATATACTCCTACCCCATCTACCATCATCTTCGTCATCATAATAATCATCATAATCCTTTCTTTTCCACCAAGGATTATATGAGGTTGAAAAATGTTTACTCATAATCTATTAATAAGATAATATCGTTTTATATACTGTACTTCTTTCTCCTTCCAAATTAGTTCCTTCATAGATTGGAAGATATACCATTTCCATAGCACTTTTCACACTCCAACCATCTGATACTAACTCTGAGATCATTAGTGTTTCTCGAATTGATATAGAAGTTGAGATCTCCTGTTTCTTTGAGAGTGATCTAATATTATTCGCTATCTTCACAATTGATCTAGCTACTTCTTCATCAATCCCCGTTCTATTAACCAAAACATTTACTTCTTCTGTATCAGGTATAATATTAAGTTCAAGAGGAAAAAATCGATTAAGAAGTGCTCGGTCTATCATATTAGTTCCAGTATATTCAGAACCTATATTAGCTGTTGCAATAAATGTTACCTCTGGATGAATTTTAATACTTCTAACTCCTTTCCCACAAGCTATTTCAACATTCAATTCCCGTCTATCATCTAAACAAGGAAACAATACATTATTAGCCCCAAGAGAAGAACGATTTAACTCATCTAAGAGAATTACACACGGTTCTTGAATTACTTTAGTGAACTTAGCATAATCAAATATACTTTTTCCATCTTCTAAGCGATGAACTCCAAGTAAATTTGAAATAGGATCAATCATAGAACCCATATCAAACACATGAAGAGGTATACCCATTCTAGAGCAGACTTCTTTTACACAACTCGTCTTTCCAGAACCTGTAGGCCCTATGATCATCGTATTAACATGTTTTTTTATATTTCTCACTAAGATTCTCCAATTATCAGGAGTCATATAAAATCCATCCTTTGTAGAACACTTGGAGAAACTAGTGATGTATCTTTAAGAATTGTTTCGAGTATCGTATCTTTCTTTAAGGGATCTACGAAATCAATTCCAGTCAGAGTTTTATATTCCTTTTTAGCTTCTTCATCTTTGTATGTTAATCTTTGAAATCCCTTTTGTGTATAAAATTTTCCACCTGAAGGACTAAGATTAAGAGAAGTTGAGATAAATATTGTACCTTCTGAATAAACTTCTCTTATTTTCTTAGGGCATTGTACATAAAGACTTGTAGATACACTAGAACCATCCTTCAATTTTTGTCCGGGGAGTGCTTTTACTTTCAAATTTCCTTTAACTAATACTGTCTCTAAAAAATAATACTTACTCATAATAATTTTTTCTTATAATAAATTAATATTTCTTTTATAATGAGATCAAGAACTACACAATAAAAATTCTTGATCATTAATAAGGATTATAGGGTTCGAAATATTCTCTTGAGGACTAAGGAACCTGGATTGAACAAGAGAGTATATTGAGAAAACCTATAGGAAGTATAAATAGAAAATAAAAAGATAATATAGAATAAGAATTGAATAAAGAGATATTAGGATTTTTAAAGAAGGATTGAAAGGAGAGATAGTGGTTCTTAAAAAGTATCTAGTCCTAGCTCTTCCGAGTGCAAACGAGGTAAAGAGCGTTATGGACGATATCTTTTTAAGGTTCATTTCCATTTAAATAGATATATAATATAATTAATCTATTATTTTCTATTTATCGTGAACCTTCTAAATAAGACGACCTCGCTCTCCCTGGAGGGGAGGCGGGTCTCTCACTATGTTCGCTTATTTAGAAGAACCACTATCTAGAGTGTAATTTTTTTTATTGGTATTTACATATATAGTGTATGTATGCTTAATTATGAATTTAAATTACGATTTTGCTCTTCTAATAACCTTAAACTCTAATTAATGAAATAAAGGTATCCTTAGTCTTCAGATTTTGGATACCTAAAGTAAAACTGGATTCTGTATTAGAATTCAATAATTAAATTTAATAAATAATTAAAAATATTTTTATATGACAAATAATAATATGTACAAAGAAAAAATCATCGTACCTAGAGGAATTAGGTATATAGGTGAATGGGAAAACTTTAGATTTTCAAATTTCCCGAATAAATGTATTATAAATAAACAACTTCCTGGTTGTGGGTTTACAGAATATTGTATAGGTGGACCAGAGAATATTATTCTATGTAGCCCCAGAAAAATGCTCCTAGAGAATAAAAAGGATCAACATGAATTTGATGTTTATCTAGTAGTAAATGAAATGGACAAGGAGTCTAATGTAGACAAAGACTTATCTAAAATCGAAAAAAATGTAGTAATAGATAATTCTGGATTAACTGAGTTATCTAGTAATTCAGAGATCTATAAGAGACTATATAGAGAAATAGATGAATATTGTACAGCCAGAACTATAAATGGATTACCCTGTAAAATCCTAGTTACCTACGACTCCTATAGAATAGTAAAGGATATCCTAGAGAAACTAGATAGATTTCGATATTTCTATACAGTAGTAGATGAATTTCAAAGCATTCTACATGATGCAAGATTTAAGAGTGATACTGAACTTAAATTCCTAGAATATCTCAAACAATCTCATTCAGCATACTTTGTTAGTGCAACTCCAATGATGGATGAATACTTAGAAATGCTAGACGAGTTTAGAGATCTGCCTTATTATGAATTAGATTGGAGCAAAGACGACCCTACTAGAGTAATTAGGCCGGCTTTAGATGTATATGTTATGAGAACTGTAGGTGAAAAAGCTTCTGAGATTATTCAGAAGTATCTTTCAGGAGATTTTGAAAGTATAGTAGTTCTTAGAGAAGGAGTACCAGTAAAAATTGTTTCTGATGAAGCTGTATTTTACGTAAACAGTGTTAATCATATTACTAGTATTATAAAGAAAAATAATCTTACTCCAGAACAATGTAATATATTGTGCTCTAGGACAGATGATAATCTTAAGAAAATTCAGAGAAGATTAGGAAAGAAGTTTGTGATCGGAAAAGTACCAAAAAGAGATGTCAAACCTAAAATGTTTACTTTTTGCACTAGAACAGTATACTTAGGTGCAGATTTTTATAGTCTATGTGCTAGAAGTTTTATATTTTCTGACAGTAATATAGACTCACTAGCCGTTGATATATCCGAAGACCTCCCACAAATACTAGGTAGGCAACGTTTATTTGAAAATCCTTGGAGTAATAGTGCAGTATTTTACTATAGGAGTACTGCTAATTACAGAGAAATGAAGGAAGAAGATTTTAAGAGAGTAATAGAATTTAAACAGAGATCCACTGAGAGTTTGTTATCTGTATATCAAAAAGGAACTTCAGAAGAGAAATATACACTGGCAATAAATTATCAAGATCTTGCAAGGTTTAAAAATTATAAAGATAATTATGTAGCTGTAAATAAAATTCATACTCCTGAAGGAAACGTAATCCTTAAACCAGTTATAAATAATCTTGTTTTGGTTAACGAGATAAGGGCTTTCAAGATACAACAAATAGATTATAAGGATAGATTTAGTGTATTTAGTACTGTACATAATACATTAACCCCTGATGATATAGTAAATAGAGAAGTATCAGAATTTTTAAAGGTATATACAGGTTTAAATACTATATATGATAAGCTTAAGTTATTATGTGAGTATGGTTTATCTAGTGATGCAATTGATATAGTTCTTGGACAAATAAATGATTCCGACGAGATTAAGTCATTCTATTTATCACTTGATCCTCAAAAACTGAAAGCTTTATCCTATAACAGTACTAATATTAAAAAATACTTAGGAATTATAACATTTAATAAAGATTTATTAAAAAGAAGTATATATTCTAATTTCAATCTTGGCGAGAAATATAGTTTAGCAAATCTTAAAAATAAATTAGGAGAGCTTTATAGTTCTATTAATTATACAGCTACTCCTAAAGCTAATGATATAGAAAATTATTTTGAAGTAAAAGAATTTACGACAACAGAGATAATTGATGGAGTAAAGAAAAGAGTAAGAAATTATGAATTATTAAAAAGAAAAGAAGTAAAGTTATGATATATTTAATAGAAACGACATACTACGATAAAGAAACTAAAGAAGTACTAGACCTTCTTAAGATAGGATACACAGAAGATTCAAAGAAAGACAAAAGATTTATGGCTTACAGAATGCATAATCCGGGGTATAAATTATTATATGAAGTTCTTGGATACTCTGAAGATATAGAAAAGAGAATACAATATAAGTTTAAGGATTTATTATATTCAGAGTATGGAAGAGAATGGTTTTATTACAGTGAAGATATAATAAATTTCTTTAAGGATATAGACAGTATAGACTTAGAATCTCTCCCAAAAAATCCTATAAGAGGTAGTAAGGATTTTAAGAAGATCAAGAATGAATGTAGAGAGGTACTATCTTACTTTTTCAATTCTAAGGATACAGAGGATTACCTAAAGAATATAATATCTAAGGTAAAGGATCAATTAACTAGGGATTATGTATTAGAGTATCTTAGAGATGACTCCAGTATAGGACCTGAAGGAGTAGATAGATATTTAAATTATTTAAAATGTTTAGAAACAGGTATATATTGTGAGGATGATATAGTAAATAGAGAAGTATCAGAATTTTTAAAGGTATATATAGGGTTAAATACTATATATGATAAGCTTAAGTTATTATGTGAGTATGGTTTATCTAGTGATGCAATTGATATAGTTCTTGGACAGATAGCTGATTCTGATGAAATTAAGTCTTATTATACTACATTGGGCTCTAGTAAGCTTAAATCACTATCTTATAATAGTGCTAAAATAAAAAATCATCTAGGGGTAGTAACATTTAGTCAAGAACTTCTAGAATCTAGTATTTATTCGGAATTTAAAGTAGGGGATAAAATAACACTATCTGATATAAAATCTAGACTTGAGGTGTTATATAAGTCCATTAATTACGACAAAGTAGCCAAAGCAAAGGATTTAGAAAACTATTTTGAAGTTAAGAATTCTAGTATTTATGAAAATGGAAAGAAAGTAAAATGTTATATTATTATTAAAAAGAAAGGATAATTAATTAATGAAATATATAAAAATATTCAATTATTTTTCACTTAAAACTCTAATAAATGAATAAAAAATAAATAATTATGGAGAATATAATAAATAGCTTTTTTATTAAGCAGAGCAGGATTACGGAACTTACTTTTGAATTTACAGAGAGATTATGGATTCAGTCAGTTCAATATGAAGTTAGTACGGTAGAGCATATTCCTTACATAGTAACAACAGGAGGACGAAATAAACTTTACAAACTAGAAGAAAATCCGGATGTTACAAAATATGGAGAGGATTTATATCATATTAGAAGTATTATGAAAGATTCTATAACGGCCGAAGATGTAGAGATAAACGTTATGTACCAGATTGATAAAGCAACGAGAAATGTTTTTAAGGTTTCTCACTTATACGTTGCTTTTGAAGATGGTACAAAGAAAATACTCTACAATGAAACGGCCGAGACTTATATGTGTATCTTGAAAACTCTTCAGACTAAGTTTCCAGAGTTAGTTTCGGGATTATTTGTTAAGATCGGAAATGATTATAAATATTTCTTAGATCTAGAATTATGAAAGTAATATTATCTAGTCATCTTCCTGGAGTAATTAATATCCTAATTCCGATTGCACTACCTTTTAAAAATATAATAGAATTTGCAGGAGATTTACAAACAACTTTGAAATATATAGAGGAAAGGGATTGGTTAGCTCAAGGATATTATCTTAGTTTATCAGATAAGACTTGGAAGTGCTCAGATAGGGATAGAGTATTGTTTGTTCAGAATAATAAACTTCCCGATATAGCTTGTAAGAAGATAGGGATTAAACGGTTATCGGATCTAGTATATGATAAGTTTTTAGATAAATGTGGTCTCGATATTACTACAATTGATGATCCTACGATTGTTGAAAGTCTTTCTAAAAAAGAATATCACATCGGAAAATATAACCTCAAGAATGTAGATATAATGAAAGATTATCGTAATGATATTTCTAGAGCAGAATTCGAAACTAGATCTATAACTGATAAACTTATTATAACTATAATACTAAAGGTTATAGATAAACATGGTGTAGATAAGTTTTTTATAGGGTAAAAAACGATGGGTTTGAAAAGACGTTAAAATCTTATATATGAGAAAATAAATTCTTTAAGATCAAAATTCATACATAAATACAACTATACAAAAACAAAAATAATGAATTTTGATCATTAATTTTTCGCCGTTAAAAATCAAATGGTTTAGAAAACGGTAAAAGCCTTATAAGAGATAAGATAACAAAAATATTAACAAATTATTTTTCTAAAGAACAAGAATTATGGAAAAAGAAGAAACTAAAAAAGAAAAAAAATCTGGTTGGTTTAGTAGAAATAAATACACAATCGGAGGAGTTGCCGTTGGAATGGTAGTTGGTGGATTAGTAGTTAAATACCACAAACAAATAATATCCTTTGGCAAGAATATGGGAAATGCAGCTACAGGTCTCTTAAAGAAAAAGAAACCAGTTGCAACAACAGTTACCAGTATAGGGGATACAATTCCTGAAGTAAAGCCGGAAGTGACATCAGCCCCTACAAATGGAGGCAATGGTTACAAAAACGGTGGTTACAGAAGTTTAAACAGCCACCAAAGAGTAAATAATGTTAACTTATAAGAAGGAGGATAAGAAAATGAAATTGACAAATTTTTTATATCTTGCAGTAGGATTTGGAACCGGAATAGCAGCAGTTAAGCTAGAACAGAAGTACGGTTACTGTGAAAAATTGATTGGAGACGTCAAAAAGAAGATCACTGGTGACGGTATTGAAGAAGTCGAAGAAATTCCCGCTGAGGAAAAGAAATAAATTTTCCTTCTTTTAAGTTTAGAGTATAGAGGTATTGAATTGCTTCTATACTCTTTTTCTTTATTTAGGTTATGAAAAACACAATGATGAAAATAGAAGATGATGAAGAAAAAGAAGTAGAAATAGAACAAAAACATAATTCTTGTTTATTGTTATCTCAGGGGAGGGTTCTGGAGGTCCATCCAGTTCCCTTCTTATAAAGAGATATTAAACAAGACAGATGAGTCAGCATCTATAAATAGCATATTAAGCTGACTGCGTTAAATAAAGAATTATAAACTTAAATATTAACAATAAAACTTAAAAGAAAAATGGACATTAAAAAAAGAGAAAAAATAGCGATGGGGAGTTACTCAGTAGCTAATGTATGTCTCCGTGGTATAAAGATAGGTAGTCAAATTATAGCTCTTATATACGTAATAGGATTCGGAGCTTCACTTATTGGAGACTTTCAAACAAAGAAAATTAGAAAAATTAATTCAAAAAGATAAAAATATGATAAATATTGGTTCGTTACTTGGTGTACAGAAAACAAGTACTACATTTTTAAAAGATAATAATAGTACTAAAACAATAACAGCTGAGTATTCAGAAAAAAGTTCTAAGATAATGATAGGAGTTGCGATGCTTAGCATTTTAGGAGTAACATTATTAGGTGTAGGAAGTGCACTATTTTCTAAAAACGGATCTATTGGTAAACCTCAGGGAGGAGGAAATAATAGACCCCCCAAAAAAGGAGGAATGGTTCGTGGGATTAGCAGTGGACAAAGGGGATAAAAAGAAGAATAAACAAACTTAAAAGAAAAGAAAAAGAAGTGAAACCTAAAAAATTAATACTAATTGGTTTAGGATTAGCCCTTGGTGGTTATCTGCTAGCCAGAGAAACAAAAAAAGAAATAAAAAAATTAGAAAAACAGAAAAAACAAGTCGATGATGCACTTGAAGGTCTTGGAATTTCTTCAGATATATTAAGAGAAAAATCTAATGAAATTGTCAATTCCTTCGAAGAATATAGCGAAGTCGACGAAGAAAATGACGAAAGTGATAACTTAGTACTAGCAATGTATAACGTTATCCAATTCGGCGATAGAAAGGGAAAGGTCAGTCCATGGGATCTTGATCTTATTCGTATTCGCAATATAGTAGAAGAAGATAGATGGGGTAAAAAAAGGATAGTTAAGCAGGGATTATTGGATTGCGAGAACATCATTCACGTAAGTCAATCTGACACTAGGTTTGGAAAAAGGAAATTAGAATTTATTTTCGAAATTCCAACAACTGCTTATAATAGAAATCTATCTGGTTATCCAAAGATAAATGATTATAAAGATACGTTTAGTGAATTAGGAGATACCTTAAATCAAGAGTTTATAGGTACAGAAGATGAAAACATTGACCGTTTCTTTGTTGGATATTATATACTTTCTTATAAAATAAAGGGAGTAACGTATACAAAAGTAGTAAATGAAGAGACTGATGAAACTCGTACTTATGAAAAAGTATTTCAGGCAGCAGTGGAGATTCCTAAGAGAGATTATGAATCTTATAATGTTTATTGGCCTGATGGAAGACTTAAATATAATGGTTTTTCAGAGTTTATGCAAGACTTATTCGATTATACAGATGGACGTAAGAGTCTGAGTAAAAAACTTACAGGTCATATTTTCGAGAATATTGCATTTTTCAGTAAGGAACTAAATGATCTTGGAAAAACTCAAGAAGATGTATATGATGTAAAAATAGCATCTACATTTTTAGGGTATAAATTAAGATTTCCGATGAAGGATGAAATTGACGATGAACCTGGAGTAGATTTATATACAGCTCTTGATATGCTTCATTATGTAACTATTCCTGAAAACTTAACAATCTATAAGAGAAGGAGTAATTTGCATGGAACATATTCAACAAAATATAATCACGTAATGTTTCAAGCAAGAGATACAAATCCAGTGTATAAAGATCTTGGGTTTGATATCATGCTTTACTATACTGTGGATATAGAAGATGAGGATAAGAAGGATTTTGTAAATCGAAAGATAGATATCGAATCCATGGAGTATGAACTTGGAGAAGAAAAGTCCCTGGAAGAAAAAGCCGAAGATGAGGAAAAGAAAAAATAAAATAAAAATTAAACTAGATAGAGGTAAAATTCTATCTAGTTTTTTATTCTATAACTGAGAAAATCAATTATCAAAAGAGATCTCATTTATTTTATTATCACTTTCTTCTTTTAGTCTTTCTCCTGGATCCTTTAATTCTTCTTTTATATACTGATTATCTATAAAAGAGAATACATCAAGAGGATATTTTCCAACAGATCCACTATCTTTATATTCTTTGATAGCATTACTTAGAGAATAAAGTGGATCTTCTTTCTTTTTGTTCCTAATATTTTCAAAAAATTTGGATATAATTTTTCTTAGGGTTCTTACTTCTTTATGAAATCTAAAATCTTGTTTCTTTTCTTGAACTATTATTTCTATGATTTTATTAATAATTACTATAACAGAATCCCCTGCAGTTAACTTTTTATTTCTAAGTCTCTTAAATTCTTTTTTAAGAAATGGTTTATAAAGATATAATATTCTTCCATAAATCTCTATATCTTCAGGTCGAACAGATTGATTTATTCTTTCAATAGTTAATTTAACAGTATGAATATAGGATTTAGTAATACCTATATATCGATGTTCATTTTCTAGAAATTGTGTTAACTCACTAAATAAAAATCCAGTTATATCAAGTAATCCTTCTAAGTACATATCCTCAGGAACTTGGATATTCTCAGCTATTCTTTTTTCAATATCTTTCATATTAGTATAATTTTAGTTTTACATAATTAAGATTTAGGACCTTTTATAATGGCAAAATCCTTATTAATGTAAGTAATGTAAAAAAGTAAAACGATTATGGCATTAACTAGAAATCAGAGAGATAAGATAATTAATGAAGTTAAAAAATTGTATATCAAAGAGTTCGATGAGAGTAAGAACCTACGTAATGAACTAGTAGATTTTATTTTTGATGCGATCTTGGAATGTTTAACTCCAGAAGAAAAAGAATTTACAATGAAGTATCAGGATTATTTAAATAGTGTTCAAGTATTTGATTTTACAGGAGATGGAGTATTAAAAAAAGAATTTCCTGAAGAAAATATAAACTGTTTAAATTGGGGGGGATAATCTTTATTATTTTTCTAAAGGAATAAGAATTGAAAAACGAATAGATGGGAATTTGATTTCTGCTCCTAGTCTATTTAAAGGTAATGAGTGGAGTAGTTTTAAACATCAAAGTCCTGAATTATATAAAGAAGCTTTGGAAAAACTTAGAGAATATGTAGTAGTTTCTAAAAGAGCATGTAATAAGTTATTCGAGTTAGAAGAAACTTTGGAAAATAAAAACTTAACTCTAACTGCTTTGAAAACTAATTTTATAGAACTTTATAATATATTAAAATCATGATTCTAGATAAAGACAAAAGTAAATTAATTTCGAGAGATATCTTATTATCAACTTATAAAGAACTTTTAGATAACTCAGGTCTTAAGAAAAAATTAGCAAGATTAGAAAAACTAATTAAAGAATTAGTAGTTGAACTTTATAGAAAGTATGTATTTTCCGACGAGTTATTACAGTTATTTGATAAATCTAAGAAAATTGCAAAAACTATGAGATCTATTGATGTAAATTTTCAAGTTCTAGGATTATGTGACTCTCCTCAAGGTTACTATCCTAATAAGATATTAACATTAGATTCTGGAACACCTATTGGATTTGTTGTAAGTATAAACAGGTGGGTAAATATAGAAGATGATTATTTAGAGAGTTTGCCTATGTGTGGTGATGATACTTATAAGTTAATGAATGTTATAGATAAGTTTACACCAGAAGAAGTAGATGTTCTTAAAAATGCTTATATAGATCTCTTTAAAGCAACTTATGCAATAAGAAACTTTAAAGGTGGGCAAGATAAATACCTTCCAGAAAATATAAAAACTTATGGACAACTACATGATTATGATCTAGAAATTTTTGAAATAGCTTATAATAAATTCATACAACAAAGGGATGAATTAAAAGTAAAAAATAATGAATCACACTTAGATAGAAATGATATTCCTGGAAGTTTACAACGACTTAAAAGAATACTTGAACTCTAAGAAGAAAATAAAAAGAGAGAAACCTATTAAGGCCTCTCTTTATTTTTTTTAATCTAGACTATTACTACTAAGTATGACTCTAGTAATCGCTTCATCATCTACATCTCTATCAATTCTTGGATAATGAATTACTTCTACTGCATAAAAGTACATAGTCCCTGAGTTTTTGTCTAATGACATGGATATAATATCTGCATATTCTTCTGCATTCTCCACATCATTTGTCATATTTTCTCTTACATACTCTGCAATGTTTCTGCTGAGTACTACCTTATCCCCTTTTCTTGGGATGTTTTCAAATTCTAGGGTGATGTGGATAAAACATTCTCCACTAATTCCCATAAATGAACAGTCTATTCTTTTCATAATTTCTTGTTTTTCTCAATAATAAGGCTTTGAAGGTAAAACTCTTATAGATGTAATAAAAATTAAAGAATATGAATGAAAACTATGTATTAGTAAGATGGCCAGAATCACAAGAATTTATGGAATGTGATTGGTTTAGAGATGAAGCAATTTTAGCTTTGGGACATGAAGATCAGACTGGAAGTAGTGCATATTTTATTCCAGAATCTAGAATCTTAACTAAAGAGTATGTTCAACAAAGAGTAGCAGAACTTTGTAGAGATTATGAAGTTACACCAGAAGAAGAGGATTATTCTAGTAAACAATGGTGTGATGAGGCTTTCCCATATGAAGGTGGAATGTCTTTAAAAGAATTAATTGTAGAAATTGCTCTATTAGTAAGAAAAAGATCAACTCTTCAAGACGATAAAAAATACGACGGAGAGATGTAAAAAAAATTGAGAGGAACCTATTTGAATGGTATCCTCTCTTTATTTTTATCCTACTTTTCCAGTTCTAAATGCTCTGGACTTTAAAATTTTACAACCTTTCTCTCCATGATAAACAATTAAATCGAATTTATCAAGATCCGGTCCAGTAAAATTTGTATGACTCAGGTTCATCATAGACAAAGTTACTTCACCTGTCTTACAATGTAGGTCATCATCTCCTAAAATTAATGTGTTAAGTACAAATTTATTCATTTCCTGATTCTGATATTAGTAAATCTAGATTTTCTCTAATTGTTTTCTCTGGATGTGAACCTACTAATCGATTCTGAAGTACTCCATCTTTAAAGAATAGTAGTGTTGGAATATTTCTTATACCAAATTCTGATGTAAGTTCTGCACATTCATCAACATCACATCCGTAAATATTAACTTTCCCTTCATATTCGGTTGCTAATTTTTCAACGATTGGTTTAATTACTTGACAACCACCACACCATTCAGCAGAATAATCTACTACTACAAGTCCTTCATTAATCAGGTTTCTTTCACTGTCTTTTAACTCTTTCATAACTCTAGTTTATATAATAATTCTAATTGTAATCTAGTTAATACAAATACTTTAGTTTCGTTCTCTACCTCTCTACATATTAAGTCTTTTTTTGAACCTAATCTGATAAGAGGAGATGTACCTGTGGAATCTATAATCTCTACTCCACCTGTACTAGTATCATGAGTTTCTAATGTTACATTACCAAGACCATCTATAAATGTAACTTTACTCTTATCTGAAATCCAATCAGGCACAGATCCAACTCCATATTCCCAAACTTCTATATATTCTGGATAAGCTGAATTTCTTCCTGATTGTTTATATCTTTTAGTCATAATTTTCCAATATCTAAATCCTCTATATTATAATCTAAACAATCTATTCCATTTTTCTTAACTAATCCAGCAAAAAGATATCTAGGATCCGGATCAGTAAAAGTATCAATAAATTCTTTATCTACTTTTTCCAAGAATATTCCGATTGTTGTGTTTCTGAAATAAAGTACTGAAGAGCTAGATCCCCAAGTACAATACCTGCAATCTATATAATCGGCAGGATCTGGAACCTCTACTCTAGTCCATGGAAAAATAACAGATTTCAGAATATGTCTATGATAAAAATATAAACATTCATCAAAAATACATTTCCATTTCTTTTTCCTTTTTTCTTCAGACGGTGTATAGTAGAAGTTATATAGTTCTGTTGATGATAACCTACGAATCTTAAACACTGGCTTAATAATTCTAGACTGATTTATTTTTTCTAGATTTTCAAAAAGTTTAGGTGTAGATTCTTGTAAGTCTTGACATCTAGATATTGTTATTCCGATGTGCTTCCCAAATATTTCTTTATCATATTGTAGAGCCTTAAATATAGTTCTCGGTAAATTTCCAGAACTATCTATAAAAGCACAAGCCTGATAAAGAGTTGTTATCTTTTCTTTACTAATCTTAGAATTGTCGAAATGGGAATCAGAGAATATGAATACTATATCACTAATCTCAGAAAGTTTACATAATCCAGTATGTATATTATCTGGAAGAGGGTAGTAATCATAATCCATTAATATAATTGATATCATAAGATGACGTGACTGATTAACTACGTACATCTCTTCTTTTGTTGGTTTCTTAATCATAAAATATTTGTCTAACTTTTTCCCAATCTACATAAGGTCTATCACTAAAATCTGGATTATATATAAGAGGACATCCAAGAGCAGCATCATCTATATAAAGATCTGCATGTACTTTTGGAGAACTAGTCCATCTTCTTTGTCCAGGATCTTGATTAACTCCATATAAAGGGATATCATTTTCTTTAAACCATTCAACTGCATCTTCGAGTTCTTTCCCTGATCTCATAGTATTTAAGATCAATTTATGACCTCTTTCTACTAGCTCTTTAAGAACAGGAACTGCACCAATATCCTTTCCAATTCTAGGATAATCATGAGTAACACAGGTTCCATCAAAATCAATTCCAATTTTCATAATTTTTATAATTTTTTAGATAAACTCCAAATCCAATGTTTTCCAGATTCAGTCCATTTCTTTTGATTCTTAATATGTTTATTTCCATGTTTATCAGTTACAACCGCTGAAGTAACTTTTGTATAACCTTCTTTATCGTAGGGGCTTGATAAATACCACCCTTTTATTCCTGGACGACGATAAATATATTTCTTTTCTTCAAGTTTCTTAAGAAGTATCTTTGTCCCATACCCAAGTCCAAGATCTTTACAGAGTTGTTCAGTAGAATACAAGTTTTCTGAATATGCTAAAACTTCATTATAATAATTTACCTGAGGGAGAAGAGAATTATATCTATCTCTTTCCTCTTTTAAGGCAGTAGTAAATCCTATCCTAAGAAGTTCATCAATCTTAGAATCTACCCAAATCGCAAACCTTGGATCTAACCACTGAGCATATCTAATTGCTACCCATCTATGCATCCATGTACCAGGTCTAGTTCCATTTGAATAATGCCCTTCTATAGTTATTACAGGAGTGATGCGCGTCTCCCGCGCAGTACTTTCTTGATACTTTTCAAATGCTTGTAAATAATCTTGAGTATCCTTCTGTCTCAACCATTGATAGGGCCTTTTGTTAGGTCCGAATAATTTACCCATTTCAGTAGCATTAATCATGGTATCAAAATCATCTGATTGTGTAAACTGAATTAATGCTCCATTAAATTCTAAGTTATCAATAATTGTTTTCATAATTTTTCTATTGTTTGTTCTTCAGTATCTAATATAAAACATTCTCTACAATCTAAACATGCAAATGTCTCTTCTATTCCTGGAGATGGTCCAAAAAATTCCTTGGCTAATTGAGTATGACCAAAAATCTGAAATACTCCAAGAAATGTATTCTCAAATTCTCTTACATCAGACCATATACATGATCCATAAAACCCATAACCACCTCTAAGTCTTGACATATACCACAAGTGATTATACATTAGATGTTGTTCCTTAAGAAGTGTATCTAGGTCATCACAACCACAAGTAATTTTCATCCACTCTTCTACAACACCTGCATGAGAAAATAAATACTTTCCTTCTTTGTATAATACTTGAAATAATTCTTAATTATCATTAAATATCTGTTCGATTTTTTGTGCATTCCTAAAGTCATATCTACTACAAGGAAGTATTTCTTTTAATAGATTCATGTAGTGATAATCATGATTCCCTATTAACAAAATAACCTTCTCTAGGAATTCTTTTTTGAAGTCTATTATCTTCTTTAATTCTTCTATTGCCTTCTTTGGTGAAATACCCTCGACTGGATATGGGTCTAGATAATCTCCTAGAAATACAACTTGATCTACTTCATTAATCTTTTCTTTCGCTAGCCTCCAAAACGTCCTACCATGAACGTCTGGAACAATTATTATTTTACTCATCTTGATTAATTATTTTATATTCAATAATAAGGAAAGAAGGTCTGTCAGAGAGTAAAATAAAGACCCTAAGGATTTTTCCCTAAGGTCTTTTTATTATTTAATCAAGTCTTTCATCATTATACTTACTTTTTACTAATTCACCATTAATATTATGCCATATAGTTTGATTAGAAGATCCTCTAAATCTAAGTTTTCTATCTTTTAATTCATCTATATATCTTCCATCAACTATATAATCACACAAATTAATAACTTTCATTTGTTCTTCAGTTAATTCAGAAATATAAAATCCAGTCCATAACCAAATCTCTTTTTCTGGCCAAGTTTCCTTTATTTCTTTTAATAATTCACTAAGTTCTGTAGCTTGAAGTAAAGGTTCTCCACCTAAAATAGAAACTCTCTTTACTCCTTCTATTAATTCAAAAAATTCTTTTTTTTCTTTCTCAGTAAATTCTTTTCCTCCATCCAAAGGCCAAGCTACTTGATTAAAACAATTCTTACAATGGAATAAACATCCTTGTAAAAATAATGAAACTCCAATGTAAGGTCCATTAGATATATCTATTTTTCTAATAGTTGCGTATCTCATAGTTTTCAGGGATTTTATAATTCATGATCATCTAGATGAGTGTATCTATCTCGTATCTCGGCTGTACGCCCTTGATTCCAAAAATTGGAACCAATATCAATAATTACTATATTATTTATATAGTTTAAGACTATATCTTTTAATAAAATTTTTATTAATTATTATACTTAGTCGTTGAACAAGTTTATTTTTACTTGATGCCGATTTATATTAATATCTTTCCGGCAATTTTAATAATTTAACGTGAGCTAAATTTAACCCACACGTACGTCTAGATACATGAAGTTTGTGTTGATCTTCACAGCCACATTGAGGACACCTCCAAGACAATTTATTATCCTCATCTATAATTTCTATCTCACCATCATATCCACAGTTAGAACAATAATCTGATTTTGTATTTAACTCTGCATAAGAAATATTATCATAGATGAACTTTATAACTTCTAAAACTGCTTCGATGTTAGTACTGATATCTGCAGACTCTATGTAAGATATCATACCACCAGAACTATATGGTTGAAGTTCTGCCTCAAATTTTAACTTATCAAGAGGATTAATTTCTTCTTTTACATTAATATGATAACTGTTAGTAATATAAGATTCATCAGTTATGTTCGGTATAACTCCGAATCTATTCTTAAGACACTTTGCAAATTTATAAGTTGTACTTTCAATTGGAGATCCGTATACACTATATCCAAGACCATTCTCCTCAGATTTCCACTTATTACAAGCATCATTTAATCTTTGCATAATTTGTTTTGCAAGATCGATATGTTTTGTATGAGATTCCCCAGTTAATGCCATAACGCACTCATATAAACCAGCATAACCTAGAGAAATTGTACTATACCCACCAAATAATAATGGATCAATCACTTCTCCTGGTTTTAATCTTGCAAAAGCTCCATGTTGCCATAATATAGGAGCTACATCTGATTTAATTCCAAGTAAACGTTTATGTCTAATTTGTAATGCTTTATGACATAATTCCAAACGTTCATCTAGAATTTCCCAGAACTTATCAATATCTCCTTCTGCAGATAATCCTGCATCAGGAAGTGATACTGTTACAACACCTTGATTTAGACGACCATAGAATTTATAATTTCCATTTTCATCTTTCCAAGGTGATAAGAAACTGCGACATCCCCAAAGTTAATAATTATTAACTTTTAGACTATATCATATTCTTATTGCTATTACCACAAATAAGAACCCTACCATTTCAGAATTTATTATTAATAATAAATTCTTACGATACTCATTTCCATATTAGTATTTCTCTAATATTTATTTTCTCTAGTCGTTAGGCTTTTATATTAAATATAATAAATATCTTTTATTTTATACTTACGAAAACCTTTATTTTTCTTTTGTAACCAGTACTTAACAGTTACTCTAGAAATTCCTAGTAATTTTGATAAGTTTTCTTTAAAATTATAAATTTCTTCAAGTCCATTATCATAAATTATCTTAAAAGGTTTATAATTTTTATGTTTAGATCCACCAACTTTATAAGAATGACGTTCGTTTTGTTTTCTAGTACACCACTCTAAGTTATTTACATTACTATTTAATTTATTTCCATCGATATGATTAACTTCAAGATAATTATTTGGATTAGGTATGAATAATAAAGCTACTAATCTATGTCTAAAGAATCTTTCCTTCTTTATAGAATTATTTTTATTATATAGATAAATTCTTGGATAACCTGCATTATTAGTATCTCCAATGATTAGTTTCTTTGTTATTTTATTTCTAACTTCTCCAAGTTCATTTATTTCATAATAATTTTCCCAATTAGGTATATCTTTCCACATAAAAATATTTTATATTTAATAATTTAGCACGGTAAGTTAGCAATTAATGCCTTCTCCGTTTAAGTAGGTTTTTCGAGTAACATCACTGTTACAAGGCACAGGATACTCTATGCTCGGGAAACAGTTTCCTTCTTTAAGTTCCTTCATTTTCTTTTCAGAAATATAATCAGGAACTAATCGTTTAGCTGAACACTTAGCAGCGAGTTTAGTAAGATACCAATATTTACTATTTTCATGTATATTATCTTCCTCAAGAGCATATATCAATTTAGGAAATGCAGGAGTTACAAATACTCCATCTTCATTAGGCATTCCTTGGATACGTTGTTCTAGGAATTCTTGAATTAACATGGCTAATTCTTCTTTATATTCTGAAGTTTCGCCTAGATACATAAATACTGTTAAAAATGGGGACTGCATTTCCCCCGAATTAGACTATATCATCAACCACTATTAAATGGTTGGAGAGCGCTTCGGAATAAGGAATTTCGCCTTAAACCTACTCCTTTCGGATAGTCGTTTGACCTTCTAGAAACTTATTCATTTTCTAGCTTGGCACAGGATTAGATTTTAATCTTTCCCTGTTAGCAAAATTTTAAACTATCATTTCCTATAGTTCCGTATTATTTACGTAAATTTTACACCTAAGATTTCTTAGTTCACTCTCTACATTGAAAAATATTACTACTTTCCCGGGCCAGTAAAATTCGACCATTTGTGTTTGTCATACTATTAATTTGATAATTAAAAGTTTGAACTGAGTCTTTAACTTCTTTTTTCAAATCAATAGTTGCTAATTTCTCGCTAAGTTCTTCATCTAATCCAGCATCTTTATATTTTTTCAGATAACCATTATAACTATCTCTTACAAAAGGTGCTAGATGTGTTAATGTTATTGTACATCCCAAATATATGAAATTTGTATTTTTCATATAACTAGACTATTTCTTATTGAGTTTATGTTCTCAATCAACCCGTTTCAATAATTAGGAATTTCACCAAATTATTTACGTCAAAATGACTAGTCGTTACAATTAATAAATAAATTTAAATGTATGATCTGAACAATTAGTTTCTCCATTTATGTATCTACTTATTTGAGTTTCAGATTTACCCAAAAATTTCGCTAAGGCAACTATTGTTTTAAATTCATACTTATCATCTAGAATTATTTTTCTCCATTTACCTCTTTTAGTAAATGCTTTGGATTTTGCTTTCCCTTTTTTATAAGCTAATTTATTATTATCTCCCATAGACACCCACATAAGATTTGATGCTTTATTATTAGTTACATCATTATCAATATGCTCTATAGTATTTTTTTCCTCACTATGGCCATCCAGAAAAGCAAAACCAACTAACCTAGACACTTGAAGTCCTTTTTCCTTAATTTTAATATAAACTCTGCCAGTTTTCGAATTTATATTTAAAGATAATAGTACATACTTATCATATGTTTTTATATATCTTTTAACACGTCCCATATTTGAAATATAATAACTGGAGTATCCCAAAATCTCTTTCCATTCTTCATCAGGTAATTCTTCCCAATCATAATTTAATGAGGATTTTTCTACTAACTGATTTTTTCTTTCTTGAGCATTTATTTTCTGTCTATTAATATAATCAATTTTGTGCTCATTTAATTCAGGAACTTTCTTTATTATATTACTCAAATATTCTGAGGTTACTTTTAATTCATTAGCTATTTCTGAAATTGAAATATCATTATCAAGTTTACTAATAATTAGATTTTTATTTTTATTAGCAAATTTTTGATTAGATGGTGTTAAGTAAGATACATTACCTTTTTCTAATTTCCAGTCTTCGTTGATAGCTTTTATTAAAGTTTTCCTATCTACTTCTAGTAATCTAGATATATAACTCTTAGATCTTCCTTCGTTACAATACAATTTAATAATTGTATTTTTTAATAATTCAATTTTTTCTCTTTCAGTCATTTCCAAACTTTTTTATTTATTAATCACGAGATCAGACTTTTCCATTCCTTCCTCGTTAGCCTTGATAAGCAAGACACCCACTTTTGTGGTTAGGGTTGTTTTAATACGGCAGATATATTTTATAAACCGTATTGACTGCTTGATACTGCAGTAATTATCTGCGTTGCAATTGTAGTAGCTGTAATTAATTTATGAGGTTTAAATATTTTTGTCTTATTTATACATGTTCCATTTTGAAGCATGTCCTCAAGATTAATCAAACAGCAATTATTCATCGCAAGTTGGCCTATATAGTCAAGATCGTGTATGTGAATCAGGCCTTCATCATGAGCTTGGATAATTTCAGGAGGGAATATTTTTCGTCTAGCCATATCTATACTAACAATTCCAGCCATATAGTCTCTCTGAACTGTTAAGAGCATAGAATCTTTATTAGAATTTTCAGACTTCCAATATTCACTATCTCCTGCTAATAATTCATTTATTTGTTCATCGATAGTATTAGATTGTCGTTGAAATTCTCTAACACTTCGATATCCTTCATAAGCTTTTGCAGTTAACTTATGTCCTTTCTTTATTAACTTGTCATATACTAAATTTTCAATCTCATCAATAGTACATGAACCTTTTTCTTTTAATTCTTCTTCAATTTCTTTAGAGATATTAAAAGCTACTTTTGGACTTTTAATACCACTAGATTTCATTGCATTAAGAATTGCTTTTTCTATTTTTTCAGAATTAAATTTTTCAGATTTACCATTCCTTTTAGCAACTAGTAAATCTGATACTGTATTTACATCTTCACTCATATGTTTTTATTTTTCTTTATTTGTTATTTCTTACTAGGATCAAATTCAAATCCCAAGTCATTTACATATTTTTCTGCATCTTTAATATTAATAACTTCATCAATTTTATTATACTTTTGTGTAAATTCAACATATGCATCTTGATGTTCCATATATTCTTGAACCCCTCCTGGAAATTCTTTTGCTCGGGTAGGTTCTCTAAGAATAACATCTCTAACAAAATCAAAATCTTTCTGAACTAATAATATTCTCCTTGGTGTATAGTACGAATTTTGCTCACATAAGATATCTTCTTCATGAACTACATCCTTAATCCATTTCGAATTTTCACCGATTTCTCTATTATTCTTGTAGTAATAATAAAGCATATCGGATACTCCCCTTTCTACTAAGAGGTTATTCACTCCAGGAGGCCAGTTATTTTTTATAGCATTCCTCAAGTTACAAAGATGAAGAATAGCATAATTTCGATCATCTTGCTGTGTTCCTAAGATATTTTCCCAACGTTTCCAAGGTTTAATATCAGACCACATAACATTATACAGTCCAGGGCATCTTGTTAATATTGATTCTATGGTTGTTGCTTTAAATGTACCAGAACATCCATAATACATAGTTATAAATCTAAACATAACGTAAATTTTCTTAAAAAATCTTTCTTTTCTCTTACAAATATTTTTCTTTCACTCTCAGGAACTTCTACATAACCTTCAGGAGTACAGTGTTTATACTCTTGATAGATAATACAGTTTTCCCATTCTCTTGTTTCTGGATTTTTCATTATCGCATTTTCTTGAAGTACTATATAATGATTCTTAGTACCTTCATATTCTACTATTTTTTCCATATTTACTATTTGTTTTAGAAATAAATTGGGAACCCACACAACACGAATCCCCTTTGCATAAATAAGGAAGTCACGGGTCGAGAGATCACTTTTCATCGATTTGGAGGAAAGATAAAAAAGAGATTGGATTTTCTCCAATCTCTTAATGTATAGTATATATTAACTTTCATATTTAAGAATATAATAACCTCTTATAGATTTCGCGCCGTACAATTTAGCTCCCGATCTGGATAGCTTTTGTGTTACGTGAAAATATGTGCTACCTCCTCCCGAACTAACTCTTACTTTCTTAGGTTGATTCGGCGCGGGAGTCACAAGGTCTTTTTTCTGATACCCTGGCGCTACTACATTCCAAGGTCCATTCTTAAATACATTATAGTAACCTTTATTATGATTTTCATTTTTGAATTCATAGACACCTGGAACTGGTACATTTAGTTCAGTTCTCTTGCCTTTCATCATATTCCCAACAAATTTACTGTCTGGGAGTGAATTATAAGCTTTATCTCTTCTTCGGTATATTGCATATCCTGCTGCAACACCAAGAGATAATACTGTTATGATTTTTAATCCAAAAATCAATCTATCTTTTGTTTTCTTTTTCATTCATTTATTATTTATTATCATTTATAAGGCTTTCAGGGTTCTCTTTTTCCTTCTCTTCGAGATATTCTATAACTCTCCAAAGAACATAATAAGTCAATACCGCTAAAGAAAATACTATTAAGATAGCAAGAGTAATCTTTATATTTTTTATTTCACTATTTAATGAAAAGAAAGCAACTAAATCAACTGGAATTAAATAAAATAATATTGTTGCTTTTATTTCTTCTCTTACGATTTCTCTAATTTTCTTTTTCATAATTTTCTATTTAAATTTTAGTTTTACATAAATAAGGTTGTCAATCCCTTATATTTGCAATGAAAATTTAATTTTATATATTATGGTAAATAGCGAAAATTTTATTATTCCAAAGAAAATTAACGTCGGATATCAAGAGAGATCTGACTGTTATACTAAAAAACTTGGATTCATTACTTACACAGACTCTTCGACAGGGATTTTGAAAAAAGAAAAATCTTGGAATTCTTGGAGAGATCATAAAATCAAAGATGATGAATTTGAGAATGTTCCGATGGAAGGTTTTATAGTGAATCGTTCTGTTGGTGGTGGAAAAGTAGGTTGGAATTATAGACAAGCTTATTGTAGAATTTGGGATCCAAGGGGGTTTGAGATTGAAATAGGAATTGATAATTTCTTATGGATATTAGATTATTGTGATAGCTTGGCTGGAAAGAAAATAATCGGAAAATGTGTTTATTCTTGGATAGGGACAGAATTAGTTCTCCTTCCGATTAATACAGAGGAATATAGAATTTCTTCTGAGATAATGAAGAAACGAGAAGTAATAACAAAAGATCTTAAACCCGCCGAACTTAAACCTGGATCTTTATACAAACTTAAAAAACTACCTTGGAAATATTCAGGAATTTCTAAAAACTATGAAGAAAGGAAAGCAATATTTATTGGAGAAGCTAAGTTTGGAAAAGAACTAGGGAAGAAATATGAAACTAAACTTTTATTTTATGATCCAGGGAGTATAGAAAAAGAGGATTTTGTATTCACTGAAAGTATTAAAAGTGTAGAATTCGAAGTTTGTCCTAGGGTATTATCAGATGGAGAGATTAAAGAAATCATGGATCGTTTTGAAATGACAGCTTATTCTTGGAAATTCTGGAATAGCCCTATAGGATTTATTGAAGAATTTTATCGTCAAGATTCAGCCTTAGAGAGTCGATTAAAGAATGATCATGAAGCTGCTGAGAAGAAATGTCATGTTTATATAGATGATCTTGGAAAAACTATTAATTTCTATAAATCATATATTCAATACTACAATGATAATTCAGGATATACCTATAGTAGTTATATCAGGACAAAGAATATTTCAGACAAATATTTATCTTATAAGTTTGATTTTTCTGGTGGTAATATAAAAGTTTCTGAAAAAATTTTAGACTTGGGAAAAATCTTTAATGAATATTGGAATTATTATGGATTTAGAACAGTTCCATTGAATAAAACAGTATATCCAGAAGCTACAGAAGAAGATTGGATTAATTTAGGTGAGAATTTAAAAAATTCGGAAGAAATTCCTAAGACTTATATATTTTATAAGACAATATCTGGATATTATTCAGAATCCCTTCAAAAAGTTCTTTCTCAAGAAGCAATAACCTCTGGAAAGTCCTTAGTTAGATCAGATCTTATTATTTATCTTCCTATTAAAAAATGAAAAAACCAAAACTATATTGTTACAGTCATACAGAATTTGATATGATGTGCAGTTCTTGTGGGTGGAATGATGATAATCTTCCGAGTAATAGTTGTTTTATATCTATCATTGGGACTCCTGAATGTCAAAAATATTATTTAGAAGAGGATGAATTACATTGGTTTAAGAAAGATAATTCCTCGGTTGTATTAAATCTAGAGTTTGATGATATACCTTCTCAAGAAATAGAATGGAAAGGTCATAAATTTTTAGGAATAACTCAAGAACAGGCAGCCGAAGTAGTAGATTTTATAGAGTCGAATCTAGGAAAAGACATATATGTTCATTGTAAGGCTGGAAGATCAAGATCTCAGGGAGTAGTTAGATTTATTCTTGATATGTACCCTGAGATTTATGATGAATCTTGTACTCGGCCGGAAAATAAATGTGTCTCTCCTAATATATATGTAGTTGGAGAACTTAAACGGGCTTATTATAAAAAACATGAATTATATGAAACAGATAATTAAAAACGTTAGAGATTGTTATAACCACATCCCCTATACTTGGAAACATTGGATTGCATTTATGAAAACAGAGAAAAAACTTCTTGGATATCATTCACACTGGTTTCATGATTGGGATAAGTTGATACTATTTATATTCTTTCCATTCCTAGGTGAGAAAATAATAAATAATTTTCATCGACAAATTCAATCTCATCATCCAACTTACTATGAAGATGATATTTTATTTGGAAAATGTCCAGCTGAAGTAGATTGGGTAGAAGCTGTAATTGATTGGGAATGTGCAAGGATAACGAAACCTGACAAACCACTCAATGCTAGACAAACTCTCGAGAAATACTACCCACAATATAGAGAATTTGTTGAACCAATTTTAAAAGAGTTTGAATTATGATAGCATTTTATATTGGAATTATAGTATTAATAGTATTATACTATATAATAAAATCTGATATTGATGATACAAAAGGTTTTATAATAGGAACTTCTCAGTATACTCCAGAGAGAATAATAAAAATAGAGAAATATTTTCTCTATGATCCAAGTACTAGTAATAGAAAAACAGAGAGAAATTGGGATAGAAGTATTATTTTAGTAAAACCGATAGATGATAATAAAGAAGGTAAATGGAAGAAAGATGATATTCTAATCTTCAGGAAATATATCGGACAGTCAATAAAAAAGAAATACATTATCCTACAAAATCGAAGAAAAGAAAAGAGAATAGCTTATTGTACAGCGGAATCCTCTGGTTTTCCTCCGATTTTTGATGGTTCAGAGACTTTAATAGAATATGAAATTATTGGAGTTTTAGAATCATCCTATACACCCCAAAAGTCTTATAATTGAAGAAAAATATAGTTTTTTATAAATGGTGTTAATTTTTATGAAAACCCTACCTGTTCGTGATGAATGGGTAGGTTTATTTTTCTTTTAAAAAGAATAATAAAAAAGGAGCGTAAAAGCTCCTTTAATTTTTTTTTAAAACTTACTTAATATTTTTTCATACCAATTCTTTTCCTCTTCGAGTTTAGATGATACATATTTATTAGTTAGCTTGTTTCCGTACTTAATAACAAAATCTCTAAACTCATCAGAATTCATAGATCCATTCTCTCCAAGATATAATGCAACTACTTTTAATAACTCTTTTTCGTCTTTCAAGATATTCACTACATCTTGTCTAAGTTCTGAAAATCTATGAGCTACCATTTCGTTAAGATATCTATTATATTCTTTATAAGGATGTTTGACATATAAACCTTCATTATCTAAGAATCCAGAAGGTATACCACCTGTACTTTCTTCTGTTAAATGATTCGTATATGAATAAGGTTCAAAATACCCACATCTATAAGCCATCTCAGAGAAAAAATCCCATGCGTTTTCAATATCACTTCCAGAACCCATTAAACACTTCTCTGGATATTTTCCATAAACTAGATTCTCAGCTTCATAACCAGCGAGACATATCCTAACCTCTGAATCAACATCTCCTCGACTATCAATTTCTCCTTCTTTTTTTGGATCATAAGTATTACAAAATCCTCCATCTCCGGTAGCGACAGAAACTATATTAACTGGATAAACACCAGTCTCATGTAAGGCTACTATTGCATGTCCAGCTTCATGTACAGAATTTATAAATCTTGTTAATCTTCTCTCTGGATTCCTTAATTCTCCAAGTTGTAATGGAATTTCTATATTTACTGTTTTTCTTGATTCGCCAAAAATAATACTTAGTGACGTTTTATCTATTTTTAATTTCTTTTCTGTAAGATCTGTTTCCTTAGTAAGAGTTATCATCACTTCTTTATCTTCAGCGATACGATTAATTAAAATATCACTTAGAAGAGGAGTTAATAGAGTTCCGATAGTAGTATAAACCGGTCTTACACCTTGTACTGGAAATACTCCCTCTGAATACATAAGATCAATTATATTTTCAGCATAATTAATTTTTATTCCTTCAGTTTCTAAAAATTTATCTGCTATTCTAGATAATTCTTTTTTAATAATCTTAATAAAATGTTCTTTCTTTAGTGTCGGATATTTTATTAAATTATTTCCAAGTCTAGCTATCTGTTCTGCTCTAAATCTTTGTTTGAGAGCTTCCTTAATATCTGAAATTGATACTTTACTTGTTTTATCATAGAAAGTATTAGCATCCATATCTGGATCTAAATCAGATTCTACTTTAAAAGCCTCATCTAAATTTCCAAGAATAAATACTAATGATCTTGAACAATCTAATTCTTTCGGTTTAGATATAATTATAGAAACTTTTTCAAGAATATGACTAAATTCAGATATATTTTTAGAGTTATTTAAATCAGTGATTATTTCATACCCGTATCTAGGTTTATAAGCATTGAGTTTTTTTACAATTGTTCTCATATCTCTATCTTCCAAAAGTCTAAGAGGTCTAAATATATCTTCTTCCTCATCTTCATCATCATTAGTCTTTATGATGGGTTTTGATACTTTTACTTTAGCAGAATCATCACCATTTAGAAGCTCTGTTACATTTCTTCCATAATAGAATAATCCAAGATTTTCTAAAACTGTCTTAACTTCTTCTCTAGAGGTTACTTTTCCAGAATCTAATTTTATTTCTGGATGTTCTTTAGAAAATTGTTTAAAATCTTCTACAAAATTTCCGAAATGTGTTATATCATATCTATACTCTGAAACACTAACTTTTCCATTATCTATAATATTCCAAATTGGTCGAAGAGGAGATTTAAGAAGTTCACAACCATTTTCATCTATGGTTCTTGCATATTGAAACTCATCAAATACAAAAACTGCATCTCCAAGTTTATTTTCCCCTGATGAATTAAGAGAATCAAAATCGTCTTCAATATCAAATACTTCTTCTATTTTATCTGCAATACTTCCTGAAGATGATTCATTTGCTTCAAGACCACAATCAAAGAAAGCTGTTTTCCCAGTAAGACCAAGAAGTTGAACTAATCTCCGAACTACGCTTGTTTTTCCAGTTCCAGTTAATCCCCATAATGAAATAACAACTGGTCTCTCTATTATTTCTGGAGTTATATACCAAGGAATTATAGATTTTTTTATATTATCTATAATATCATCTAATCCTACAAATTCTGATTTCAATATTGCTACAGCTTCATCTAATTTTTCTTGACGAAGCTCTTTTGTTTTTGGAATTGTCAGGTTTTCTAAATTTTTCTTCATATTATAAGTTTTATATAATCTACATGTATAAGGATTAGAGGTTGAAAGAGGAGAAAAATAAAGAAAGGGATTATATTTCCCTTTCTATTGTTGCTTATTAGTATTCAGGTATTACTTTCACTCCTTTTCTATTACTAATTCTTGGAGTGGTAATATTATAGAACATTGTGCTTCTGTTCATCTTTTTGTAATATCTGCCCCAGTATCCATATTCTCTTATTAATATCTCCAATTCTCTTCTATTCTTTGGAGCTTTAGATAACCAATTATAATTTACTACATTAATTATCAATCTCCAAGTAAAAGATTGGAAAAATTCATCTGGCTTTTTAATATCTGGATCTTTTAAACAATCATCCAGAATATCTACAATAATTTCCTTAATAGGCTCAACATCATTCACGATTTTTGTTCTACTTGAATCTAAAGATAACTGGGATCTTTTTTCTTCTCCTTTTCTTTCATTTTCCTTACCAGTTTTCTCACTAGATTTCAAGGGCTCACTTGGACGGATTCCTATTATCCACCCAAGGACTTCTGTTAAACTCTTGAGTCTCATAGTTCAAATCCTTTTTAAGTAGTTAAACAATTTATATATAGAATATAGAAATACTATAATAATTGCTAATAATCTTAATAAAATCTCTACATTATTGATCTCAGGTACATATTTCATAAACAATGCCAATCCAATTAAACTTCCTATGATTGGTAATACATATTTACAAATTAATAATCCTGTATTCAATGATTTAACTACCCAAAGCAAACCTTCATTTTTAATTCCCCATAATTTTCCTAGATTAAACATCGCATATTGACCGTACTTATAAATCCAGAATATTTTTTCTATTCCTAATATAAGTGCTCCAATAAAACATAATGCCATATATATTCCTAGGTGTGTCATATTACCTGGAGAGGTAACTTTGAACACGTAAATTAAGTAGATACATAAAAAGTAATAAGCAATACTTCTTATACTAAATGTTAATTCAAATTTTTCATTTAATTTATTTTTCTTTGTCATAATTCTTTTGTTATTGTCTTAAGGTTTTTCTGACACTATAGATAATAAATCATAGTGGCACCCTACTCCGAGAGAAAGCATAACATATAGGAACGCTCATCTCTCATTGCTACATTTAGTTTCACAACTTTAGTGCTAGTTGTCTTCTACACCGCGAAGAGGTAGTAGTTTCGTAGAAGAAAAATACTAGGGATATATAAAATCAAACTCTAAATTATATATTATATTTAGTTAATAAATATTCTATCATAAATACATATATGCGCACTAACGTATTTAATTAAAAATTTATTAAAGTCTATTTGATTTTATATTCCCTAGTGAACTTTACCTGTTTACCTCGAGAAGATTATACTTTTCGATCTTGATACTCTGGAAATTGTTACAGTGATCAATTAATTTATACTCATAATTATAATTAGAAGTAACTAATAACATAAGCCAGTTATATCCAAATAAAATTCAATTATTTATTATTATATTAATAAGTAGTCTCCGATCAGTACCATATTTTCATCTGATCTTTACTACATATATAAGAATTTGAAGGTTTCTGAGGTATCTTATTTTTTTTTATTCAAGTTTATAATCTCCTGCAGTTCCGTGACCTCGTGATAAAACTAATTCTACAGCTTTTTCTCCATGTAAAAATGAATAACCATTTTTAGATAACTTATTTAATCTATAATTATTCATTGCTTTATATTGAGAAATTCTATATTTTCTGTATAATTCAGTAACTGATACAGATGCATCAATTAATTTTCCATCCAAAAATAAATATATGACTTTTTCCATTTTCTTATGTAGTGTCTCTTTATCTCCTAAATCTATACAAATATATTTCTTAGCTACAATACTAACAGTTAATAAGGAATCTACGCGAGATCTCTCAGTATTTCTCTTTCCTAGAAAATCAAATACCTCCCTTGCAAAGTAATATCCAACATAATTTCCATATAAGTCAGATAATACTACCCTTTTTGCTAATTTCTCATAAGTTAACTCATTAAATACTATATTTCCTTTATTATCAGTTACCCTAAGGTTAGAAAAATTATTATCATGTTTTATAGTACTAATATGATCCACTATTTCATCTTTTTCTAAATCTCTCTTTAGAAGAAATTCCATTATTAATCTATTAACCCTAATTTTTTGACCATGACCTTTTCCAAGATTAACATATACATATCCGTCTCTTGCAACTGTACATAAAATCTTATTATTATACTTAACAAATCCTTCCTTACATACATATAATCCAGGATATTTCCAATGTTCATGCCAAGTATAATCATCTAAATTCCCTGAGTACCCTATTAATTTAAGAGCCTCTTCTTTCTTAGGTAGTCTAGATTTCTTCCAATAATATCCTTTATATCTTATTTTACGACTTATAGAACTAGTAACGCATAAAACATTGTATCCCTTATTATCTAATTTATTAATTTTAAATAATTCATTTCCTTGATCATCTAATGCTATGTAATTTATTAATTTATCTTCAGATATCCCAGAGCATTTACCACTGTTTTTATTACTATTTTCAGCCGAAGTAACCCATTCTAGGTTAGATAGATTATTATTTTCTGGGTTATGATCGATATGATTTACTACTTTATATATACTAGGATTAGGATTTTCTAAGAATGTAGAAGCTACTAATCTGTGTATTATTAATTTCTTTTTAAAATTATTCTTTTGAAATCCAGATAATTTATACCTATCTTTATCAATAGATTGTTCTAAGATTTTTCCAGTTTCATTATTTTTTACAAGTCCTTTTTTATTAATCCAGTATCGATTTCCAAATGCTTTTTGATGTTCAGATTTATAATACCTAATAGGTATAAATTTATCCTCAGGAAGATCTGGATACTTTTCGATACGTCTCAGAAGAGGAACACCTTTAGAATCTGTTTTATCAAGGTATAGGTTACTATTATTCACCTTATCCTGTGATACAGAGGATTCTATAGCTCTGTTTTCTGGGCTTAAATCTTTTTTAATCATTTCAGTTTAAATTTACTTAATCATTATAAAATTTTAAAAAGGATTTCGGAAATAATAAAGTTTGCAACCTTTATTAAATCCTACTTTCCTTGTTTTATAATGATTAAAAAAGAAGAAGAACACTAGATTAACTTATAATTTTACTTATAAATTTTTCTAATGTTCTTCCATATATTAGGTTTTAACCTTTTTAGAAAAGCAAAATATTACTCTAATAAATCATCTTCTTTTATAATTTCTTCTAAGTATCCATAAGTATCTTTATCCCATCTATACAATATTTTAGATATTAATGGATTTCTTACAATATGACTAGCATCAAATTCAAGTATTCCGATTCCAGGTAAATTTGATAAATTTTCTAATGCATGTTTTAATCCAGATTCTTCTCTACCTTTTCTGATATTTTTATTGTCAGTTTGATATTGATCGCCTTCAAAACAAAGCTTGGCTGTTTCTGTAGGTCTAGTAATAATAGTAAGGAATGATTCTTTACTATACTGTTGACATTCTCCACAAATACATACACAGTCCTTAAGATTTATTCCTCTTGCAAATGATACACACATTATCTCAATAAATCCACCCTCAATAAGAGCTTCTACCTTATCCATTCCTCCTATCATATCTGCAAGATTATAAAGATAAGCTTCTGCATGAGGCCTTAGCTTTGAATTTAGCTCACCTTTTAAAAATCCGACCTCAATATCTGTTTGTACAGGAGCTATCATAAGAACTAGTTTTTTATAAGGGGTGTCAGGATTACTTAATAATTCTAATGCAGTAGCTAAAGCAATGTAACTTTTACCAACACCGCTAGGCCCTGTACATATTGTAATATTATTTTCTCGAATTAATTTAGAATATTCCTTCTGTTTAGGATTTTTGCACTTAAGTTTAAATTTTATTTTTTCAAATCCAACAGGTTCTTTTTTATAACTCAGAATATCCTTCAATTCTTCATCCACACTTGATTTAGTAACAGCTTTCTTTTTAGCCATAGAGTTTAATTATTTTTTATTAATACCAACACTAGATATCTCGGATACAACCTGACATCTAGAATATTTAAAGTCTTCTAGGTCATAGGAATTTGTATATGACATTGCTGATCTAAGATAGGAATCCATGTTTTTTGCCCACCCTGCTAATGTATATTCAATTTCTAAGACCACGCTTTTTCCTTCTGAAGTTTTTAATTTTTCTCTGTCTACAGTTTCTATTGATTTTCCTAAGATTTCTGCTTGTGCTCGTTTAGTTGACATTCCATAATACTCTCGATAAAATTTCTCTCCTCTGGTTATATCTATACTTTCTGGAAGGGATTCATAATATTCGCCGTAATATTCTCTTAGCACTGGACCGGCCGCTTCTAATGCTTTTCCAAATGTACTTCCCATCATAACATAATCTGCTCCAAGTGCTAAGCATTTAATTACGGCCGAAAAAGTGCTAATTCCTCCATCGGCGATAATTTTTGTACGCCCTGAACATTCTATCTTAACCTGAAAAGTATCATTAATCAGAGAACCCATAGGATAATGAATACCAGTCTGAGTAGAAGTAATACAACCAGCTCCACCACCTATACCTACTCTAAGATAATCAAATCCAGCTTTATCATACAATTTATAGGTCTTAGGGTTAGCTATATTTCCACCCATGATTTTTATTAATGTTCCATATAATTCTCTAAGAGTTCGACCAAGTTCTATCTGACTCTCCATATGTCCATTAGCTATATCAATTAAGACATATAATCCAGATCCTGTACTTTGTTGATGCTGTTTTATAAAATTTTCTTCAATCTCTTTCATAGAAAAAGCACAAAATACTTCAGAACATAATTTGAGTCTTTCAGAAAGAGGTACATTTCTGGGGATAATACATGAAATTAGATTATCATGAAAAGTTTTATAATTTTTTGGACTAACCACTGATGCCATAGGTGCTGCAATAACTGGAAGGAATTTGCTATCTTCTCTGCCATCTATTCTAGGAACCCATGGAATACATTGAGATCTACTATTTATTCTTGTTACTACTTCTGGAATGATTGTTATCTCTTCAAGTGAATACAAAATAGTTGGTTTATTTTCTAACATAATTTTATATTAATTTTGGTTTCATATATAAAGCAATTAAGGCATGGGGAGAGCAAAAAGTAAATAACCTTAAGGAATTTCTCTTCCCTAAGGTTTATCTTACATTACTTTTTTATCTCAATGTCCCAAGAAATAAATAAATATGTACTATTCTTAAATTCTGGAACTCTTTCTTTGTCAAGATAAAAAGTTTTAAATCCTTTTTCTGTATAGTGAGTTTTTATTAAGTCATAGAGATCTCTTTGATCATCCGGAACAATCAATGCTAATAATCTTTCTTTATGACTAAATTGAAGCTTACTTGTTATTTGTTCTTCAATTTCTTTAATCTTTTTCTTAGCAATTTCTTCTAGGCTAGAATACCCCTGAAGATTAAACCTGCTAATAATATTAGCTTGATCTGCTGTTAATTCTTTCTTTTTTCCGATTGTCATAATTTTTTCTTTAAGTCTTAATAAACTTTTAATCATCCTCACACTATCTTCATCTTGTTTTTCTAGTACTTTACTTACCGTTATTTCTTTCATAACTTTTAAGTTTTTTTATTGTTTACACCTATAAGGAATTCAATGGTTCTTAAGATTCTTATATATGATAATAAAATAAATGATTATGCAAAAATTTATAATTAGTAAAGAAGGAGAATTAATTTTAGGTAATGTAGAGTTTCACTTTGAATTACTTGGAAAGAATTACGCTACAGGATGTTGGGGAGGAGGTTTTTGGAGAGTTGATAAAAAATCTAAAACTTTAATCCTTGCCGGAAAATCAACAGACTTCGGACCTCCTAAGTGGGAATACTTCAAAGAACCTCCTGTAGGGTATGAAGATTATAAAATTACATATGAAGGAAAAGAAGTAATGATCTCTAAAAAAGAAGATCCAGTAGATAATTATACTAAACATGTAGATAATAAAATATTGGAGGAACTTAAGAAACAAAAATCTTATGATCCAACAAAAGGTTTACTTAATAATTTTAAATTTAATGATGGTTATGAAGTCAAAGCAAAAAACAAAAAAGACGCCACTAGAAAACATAACGCTTGGAAAAGAAGAAATAAAAAAGCCGAGAACTAAACAAGAACGTCTAGCAGCAGGAGAAACGTTTGTAACTTCTGAGAAAGGAAATTCAATGACTCCTCTCATCATGTCTGGTCAAAAACATGTCTTAGAACCTGTTCCTGGACTAGATTCAGTAAAAGTTGGAGATATAGTTTACTGTAAAGTTCATGGAAGATTCTTTACACACTTAATTAAAGCAATAGATCCAATTAAAGGTGCTCAGATAGGGAATAATCACGGACATATAAATGGTTGGACTAAGAACATTTATGGAAAAGTAATAAAAGTTTTAAAACCAGATGAGAAATGGGAAAAATAACAAAAGAATCCATTAAAGAGTTTTTAGATTACTTAACCGAAAATTCAGGTTCAGGAGTTAGAATAACAGAAGGTTCAACGAGTGAGATATATACAATTCATTTTCTTGGAGCAGCTATTGAACAGATTATCTTATATGAAAAATTCTATGGAGTAGAGTTAGCATTTATTACTTTAGAAGATAAATCTGTATATACTCAACACAAACAGATTACAAATCAAGAATCCCTAGAGAAAGAGGTATTATGTTGGATTCTAAAAACTACTGAAAAAGTGAAACAAAGAAAACGCTTGAAAACCTTATATGTGAATGTAAAATAGAAACACAACAAATTTTTAAACTCATGAATTATATAGGTTCTGGTCTGTGAAGATCGGAACTTATTTTTTTTATTCACAAGAAAAAAAGAAAGGCCAGGATTAATTTCCTAGTCTTTCTCTTATTTTTATTTATTCAATTCTAATAATGATTTTTGAACAATATAATTATTTCTGGTTAGATCTTTTACATTATATAATAAATCTTCTAAAGAAATATCTATTAATTGTAAAGCTTTTGGATTAGATTCATAAGCATTATGCACTTCATATTTAGATTGTTTTTTATCAACAAAATCATCATAACTTGAATATTCATCAAAATTATTTCTATTAAGTAAGATAAGATTTTTAGTAAGCTTTTTACAAATACTTAATGGAAATTTAGCAAGAATTAATTCAGCGGTTGTAATTACTTTATCATCTCCTACTAGATTATCCCAAGATTTATTATAATCGAATAGATTTACATCTAATGAATTCTCTAGTCTAAAAGCTCCTTTATAGACTTTTATTAGTTTAGATACTTTTAATGAATACTTAGATCGAACTACTTTAAATATCATAAAATAGTAATTAATCTAGAGAACATTTTTTCAATTCCAGCAAGATCAAGGAGCAGTGGGTAAGTTTTATTCACTACTTTTTGTCTTTTCCATTGAATTAGTGGTATCTCTGGAGATTCAGACGTATATAAATCGAGTCTTTTCTGACCTGGAATATATACTAAACATCCAAAAATACTTCTTTTATTTTTTACTAACAAGGCGAGTTTATAAATTGCTTGACCTTGTGCTACACTTAAAAGAATCTGATCTGCTCCAAGTCCCCAAAGAAGTCTTGTATTATTATAAAGAGTTCGTAAAGGTATCATTTCTTTTGGATCCCCTGTTTTAAAAAAGTCTGTAGGATTTTTTACATCTGCAAACTCTAACATATTATATGTTATATCCTGTAACATAAGTATTAGTATTATTGGAATTTATATTAGTTGGTATTTGTGATGATGCAGAAGATACAACATAATCTGAAGAACATGTAGTTGTTGATATCTGAGAATATGGAACAAATGGGTTAGTTGAAGTGCCATCATAATACCACATTCTCCCAGGATCCGTTGTAATTGGATTAGTTGTCCACTTTCTATTTGCATCATTCAGTTCTTCCATAAGTTTTTGTAATACTTCACTGTCTAACTTAATACAGTCCCCAGCACTATAAATATCTTTAATTTTATCTATAATTTCTTCTGGCATCGTAAAATATACCTCAGGACATTCGGGAGAAACCATAACCAAATAATCTTCTACACTATGAATAATACCTATCCTAAATTCTTCTACCCAAGCAATGGATTCAGTTTTAAAAATCTTTATTCCACTAGAAATTAAAGTACCATATTTTGGAGAAAACTGAAATGTTCCTAAAACTCTATATCCAGAAAAATCACTAAACCCATTAAATATTTCCTCTTTTAGAAAATATTCTTTTAATTTTTCTTCACTCATCATATTTTAAATTATTTTATTGTGATATTTGTAACTCCTGAGTCATTTAATTCAAGTCTACAAGTTTTATTATTAAATGAAGTAATAGATTCCATATGACTAGAGATCATAATACATCCAATGTTCATACTACTAATCATATCTATACAGTTATCATGATTTTCTGGATCTAAGTGCTTCAAAAATTCATCCATAATAAGCAGTCCCATTCTAGTTACTATCTTACTAAGAAAGTTGATATCTAAAACTGTTTGTTGACCTGAACTACATGCATCATAAGAGACATAATTTCCATTATTATTAAACCTACTAGTAAGGTCAAGATGATCCTTCTTTCTGAAATTATATGTATCTACTGAATATTTAACTTGATTATCTGTAAACTGTTCAGCGAGTCTTGTCATAATTTCTTCATAAATCTTTCCTGTAGGTCCTGTAAGCTTAATATACTCCTTAAGATCTACTAAAGCATTTTGAATTAATCCTAACTCAGATTGTGCCTTTAAAATATTTGCTTCTTCTACAGCCCTATCTTGGATTAATCTTTCATGATCCGTCCAAGCTTTTATTCCAGAATCGATCGAACTCATGATTTCCATAAAGTTATCAGGAAGTTCTACTTTTTCTGGTGTTCCTAAGTTATTTAATTGAGTCTTATAATTTTCTAAGAGAGACTTTGTATTTTCTATATCTTTAGCTGTCTTAGTAATTTTTTGTTTCTCAGACATCAACATAAATATTTGATTCCCCAAGGTCTTAACTTTTTCAGAGGCAATTGAAATTAATGAATCAGCCTGTTGTTTTTTTCCAGACATTCCTCTAAGTTCATCGCCGATCTTTATAGCCTCGGATCTAAGTTCTTCAAGTTTCCCTAAGATTTCTTGTTTATGACGATCTAGAGATTCTGTATTCTTCAAAGTCTGACCACAACTAGGACATACTTTACTTTTTTCGAGGCGTTCTAATTCGGCGGTTGTTTTCTTTCCTTCTACACACACCTGATTATATCTATCTAACTTTAAAGAATATTCAGACTCTATTGTTCGAAGTTGTGATATTTCTTGATTTTCATTATCTACCTCGGACTGAAGATATGCAATCTCTGAATCTATTTCTTGAAGATGTCTATAGGTAGACTGTTCTTTAATTAATCTCTCCAAAGTTTCAACATAAAGAGAAACTTGTGCTTGAAGTTTTCCAGAATCAGCTAAGTAACTCATCCATTCTTTATTTTTTCTTTGTAATTCTAAGCCTTCCGATCTTAGTTGAGTGAGTTCTGTTTTTGTTTGTCCTGGAAGTTGAATATTAGAAAGATTAGTATCTATATATCTTAAGATTTCTTCTGACTTTTTAATTGCTTCATTCCATACACTTGAGGATTTAGTAACTTGATCTAAAAGAATTCCAGCTTCTTTATTATAAGCATCAATTCTATCCATTTTATAGAACTTACTAATTATCTCTGACTTTCTTTCAGGGGTAATATTTCCAATTAATTTATGATGGTCTGAATCAAATAAGAAAATATCCATATATCCAATAAATGGAAATCTACGATACATATCTTCTTCGAATTCTTTCTTATTATTATACTTAAGAGGTTCATCATCAATCCAGCATCCATATTTTTTATTACCTCTCTGAATCTTACACTTCTTTCCTTGATACATAAATTCTACTGCTAAGATACACTCTTTTTCTCCGAACTGTAAATAATCCTTAATATTTCTACACTCTAAGAAAGCATATTTAAGAGCACTAAGCAAAGAACTTTTTCCAGAACCATTTTTTCCAGTTATCAAGATCTTATCACCATCCTCAAAGTAAATATCAGCTTCGTCTATACTTCTCCAATTTTTACAATATAATCTAAGAAGAGTAAATCCAAAATCAACTTCTTCAGAATCTACATCTTTAAGATTTCGAAGAACTTCAGAATGAATTCCTTGAAGATTGTTTTCTATTATAATATTATCAATCAAGTTTCCAATTTCTTCCCATGCTGGAATTTTAATATCTCTTACTCCTCCAGCAATACTTAAGTTTTCTGGTTTATACACACTCCAAGTTCCAGTTCCTTGATTCCAACCTTCATCTTCTCTGATAGGTGTATAAACAAACTTCATAAGGTTATCGTCTGGATTTAGATCTACCCATTTAAATTGTTTAGATACACAATCATATACAACTCCGGTTGATTTATCATAGTCAGACATTTTACATTTCTGTGGAATACCTATACTAACATATTTTCCAATCTGAGCTGGTCTATGAATATCACCACAAATAGCTAATCCAAATTTAGACTCATCCAGAACTTGAGATTGTATTTTATCTGATCCACCATAATTAATAGTAGCATGTGTAAACAAAACATCTACTTGTCCAGAGATCCATGAAAGATCAAATTCAGGTCTCCAGTTACTAAATGCTATTCTAGAATTATCAATTATTAATTCTTTCTGATCAGCATAATATAGATTAGGAGGTAACATTACAGCAAGACATGAATCAATAAGTTCAGAATCTATCGACTTATTATCTTGATCATGATTCCCCCAAATTATATAACCCTCCTTAAAGAAACTCATTAAAGTGTCAAGGAATAACTTAACTTCTGCTTGAACATAGGGTCGGAGAACTGATTTTTCAATAACATCTCCTGCGATTACAACTCTTTCTGCTCCTTCAATAGTAGCAGCTTTTATAATATTTTGTGCTACTGTTCTTGCTTGAGTTAAACGTTGTTTATCGTAGGAATTTCTTTGTGGATAATCAAAAATATGAATATCCGAAATTGCTAATATTTTACTCATCTCTTCAAAAATAATTAGTCATTATATATTCTACAACAAATTCACTATTTACATAAAACTGATAACTCTTATAACAACCATATTGGTAAATAATATCCCAATAGTCATTATTAATCTTATAACCAATAAAACTTTGAATATTAAATCTATTTTCAAATAATGTTGCTTTGAGTTCATCAGATTCTGAACTATGACACTTGATATCAATCGAAATAACTAAGTGATTTTTTAATCTAGTAAATGTAATATTAGATGGTAACTTAAATGAACCAGTATATTTTGCTAATATTACTTCTGTATCTTTATTATCTATAAACAACAAACTATAATGAGGTTTTAATTCTATCATTAGTTTTATATAGTTTTCATTATATTTTGGTAATTATTCACTAGATATTGTAAAGCTGCCATAGAGTGTTTACAAAGTAGAGTTGTCGGCGTTTTATCTTTGGGCGCTTGAGTTAATGCTGGACCAAGTTTTATTTTTATACGATCCGACAAAAACAGCGTATTATTCTTGCCCAAAAGATACGCCGATCTAAATTGAAAATCTTTACACTCACAATAAACTTTACATTTCGAATTCTTCCATCCACGTATATCATAGTCAGGGGAAGTTTGAATTATGACGTTATAAGTACTACCTGTTTTAGACGTTACTTCAAATTTAAAAACTAAGTAATAAATCTTAAGTACAGTCTTCCCAAAAAATACAGATCTTAGTTTATCCATGATCGACTCTTCTTTGAGAACATGATATACTTTTGTCAATCTCACTACACATTCAGAAGCTCTATCTTTTCTTCCTTGGTCGATGTTCATAATTTCTTGGATTGAGAGTTGTTTTCCAGTCAATTTTCCAAGAATTCCTCCTAATAATCCTGCCATAATTCCTTCTTTTAACTTATTGTATTAGGATCTGTCACTGGAGAAATTTTACCATTAAGAGTTAAGATTGAACCTGTATCTTTGAGTAATATTCCTCCAAAAACCGGCTCCCCTGAACTATCTCCAAGGTAACTATAGACCGGTTCTGCTTGCGATGATGTTAAAACTTGGCCTTCCTTAAATATTCGGCCAGTTCTTTCATCATAGCTATATTTTATTCCACGTAGGGTTACAATGTCTTTCATTTTATTCACAATATAATTTTTGATCTAATCTCCCAATGAACTCTGAATAATAACTATCTGAAATTCCTGGGATATTATGAGTTCTACAAAACATTCTAAATTCAGAAACATCTCCAAGGGAACCACATACTGGAAGATAGTTATTAATCATATCCCTAGCTTCATCAATCCCTGGGTAACTGAATATATCGAAAGTTTTATATTGTTTTTCAAAAAGTTCTAGATCTGTTAAGTTCTCGTAATTTCCTGATAAAACCTCTAAGATTACTTTTTCAGACTTCATTCTAGGTTTTACAGTTTTTCTTAGATCATTATGTCCATACCCTAGACTATCTTTAAGGCTGAGATATTGATATAATCCGATTCCAGCATTTCTAATTGATTCTGGAATTGAATAATACATCTCATCATAGGTTATTATCCTAGGTTCTTCATTTTTTCCTGGGAGACGAAATAATTGAGTAGCTGGTGATAAACAATACATCCAATCTGAGTCTTTAGTAACAAAAAGACTAAGGAGATCTGTTTTTCCATAGAGCTCACAACTTAATAGATAAGCCCAATTATCAGCTTCCCAGCCACTTCTCCCAAGCATTCCGATTCCAAATCTAGGTAACTCAGAGATCATTGTATATTTAGCTGTCTGTTTTACTTGATTTTGATATAATTCCCATGCAGCTTTCTTTAGGTCGTCGGGAGAAACGGCCGGATCATTTTTCATACCCTCAAAAATCGTTTCATCCATATAATGCCTTGTGTCTTTATATTGTCCCCCTAAAAGATAAGATGTATAATAACCTCCTATAGATTCATCCCACTTATCATAAACTAGAATCACTTTCCTAGCACTAATACCATAATCCCTAAGAACTTTATTGATCGTCCATATACAGGTTCTGATTAATTCCCCGGCCGTATATTCTCCGATGTCTTTTCCTTTACTTATCACGAAGAGGGACCTTGTCAAAATTAGTGAAAAATCCAGGAAACAGTAGAAATATTGTTTATTATTCATTATTATTTCCAACTTTAAACAAATAAAGGTAGAGGAAATCTGTTAAAATCTCTTCTACCTTTTAGTTTTATTATTTTATATTATTCCTTTTCAGATCATTAAAAAGGTAAATCATCTCCACCATTATTACCTCCGAAATTTGGTTTCTGGAAAGGTGCTTGTTGATTACCTTGTCCAAATCCTCCCCACTGTGGCTGTTGCCCACCACCAAATGGAGATCCTCCACCATTACCTGGATTTACAGGGCTGGCTGTTACGGGATCACTATGATACACGGGAGGAGTCTGAAAAACCTGATCGTTTTTACTCAGATCAACTTGAGGTGCAGAATTTCCACCTCCAGACAGAGAAGCTAACATCGGATCATTTGTCTGACGAAAACCACTTTTATCTGTCGGAACCTGTTTTGCAAGAACTTCATTATTAACTCTTGTAACAGCTTCTTTAAAATCTACACTTCCCTGAGATTTAGCGAGTCTGATGCTTGCTAAAATTTCTGACATATATTCAATAGACTCTTTAATCAAGGTCGCATTGAATAAACGTTTCTGACCAACAGGAGTATCGTTATCTCTATTAGCCTGCCAAGACATAAATGATTGCAATGGATCTGCAGCCAATTCCATATCTTCTTCTGAAATCTGAATTGACTTAAAGTTCTCATTACCAACTTCATGTGTGGCAGTAATAGCAAATCCGGCTGCTCCGTCTTTCTTCTTTCCGATACTAAACATCAAGAATCCAGAACGTCCTGTAGCATCACGATTATAAACTTCTGAAATCCAGCTATTATCTCCACCTTTCATCAAAGATTTTTCTTGAATATTATCTTCAACTACTGATGTAAACATTTTAGCTGTCGCAACGAACAATGCCGTAAAATTCTGACGACTAGGGTTACGATTTTCATTCGGATCCCATTTATTAAGACAGAATGCATGGAAGATAGTATAATTCTTCAACCGGACTAAGTTTGTTGTTAATTCGTCGCGGTTATTCTTTGCATCCAGTTCTCGATAAAGTTCATCAAAGATCATATGCGCTTGTGATAATAATTCATCATCTGCGGCGGTCAATGAAGAAACTAATCTACCTGTCATATCTTTCATTACATAAGCACTTTTCGGTAGGAGCTTAATCCACGCATTATAAGTGTTTTCAGTTCCATCCGCCGCCATGTTTTTACGAGGGATATTAATTTCACAAGTTCCGAATAAAGTAACAAACGGAAAGTCAGTTACTACACTATCCAACGGAAATACTTGATATCTACCAAAATTTCCTGGAAAGTTAAGATAAATTTTTTCTAATGATCTGTTTTTCTGCTCAAAATTGTTTTCTTTTGCTTTTGGTGCTTGCGCTGCCAATTTACTCAAAAAATCATCTACTCGATTTCCCATAATTTAAATAAAATAATAAATTAAAAATAAATGTTAGTTAAAATATAATATAAAATTTGTATATAATTCCGCGCAACACAATAATACGCGGATCTTTTTTTTGAGATTATTTTATTCCTCTCACATCTATAAGATTCTTAGTGTTTCTGAGAGGAGTATTTTTACTTTCAATTATAAGAACCTCAAGGGGATGGAAGTACCTTTTTTTTTATTGATTAGAAAGAAAAAAATAAAAAGAGCAAACCTAATCACTCTTTTTATTAATCTAGTGTTTATTACTTATCTTCAAGTCCAAGAATCATACGATCATGTTTTCTTGCTTTTTCATAATCTACTATATCATTAGGTAATATAAAATCTCCTAGTGTTAATCCGTTTTCATCGATAATAATGGGCTTCACATTCCTCCTAAACCATCTCCTAGCTACTTTATCATCTTTTAATACTCTTTTAAGGATCTCTTCATGGTCCCAAAAAGTAGCAACCAGACTACATCTAGTTATTGGCATATCTTCGTATCTATCATAGCGAATATTACCTTTATCCCAATATACAGATATAATAACTTCATCTACATCTACATACTCGAAAAAAAAATTTTACTTCCCTTCTTATTTCTAAATTTGATTATCTTTCTCATATATATTAAATTATTTATAAAAATTTCCCTATAATAAAATTCTCATATCCTTTTATAGCTACAATACATCTAGCTATTCTATTACACTTTTCAATTTTCGAGAATTAATATAAAGTAGTATTTTATACATTTAGTGCTTCCATAATTGTATATTTTCATTATTTAATTTATTAATTAGTAGCTCATCAGTAATACTAGCCTGATTATATCTAGTTAAAAAGGGAAGTTCATCTAAATCCTCCGGAACATCCCCTAACCAATTATTTTCCAATGAAGGATTATCATTTTTATAATTTATCCCAGGGCAAAAATCATTTATAATATTTTCCCAAGACCTATTCATATAATCACACCAAGTAAAAGATCCAGAGATTATACCTAAAGATAATAAATAACTTTCTAAACTTTTTAATAATTCTGGATCCTTCTCTCGAAATTCCACCCAACAAATAATAAGTCTAAGAGCTATTACTGAATCTATTAAATAATTCTTCGAAAAAGGCATTAAATAAATTCCAGGTGTATATCTCCCTGTTGGATCATTAATAGCTCGAAATATATCAGAAATTTTAGTATATGAAATATAATCTAAATTATTATCATTACAAAATACAAAATCTATAATACTTCTTTTCCCTATTAGTTTTTTCATATAATTACTATTTTTTTTATAATTTCACTATTAAGGTTTATAGTATATGTATTTTTCATCTCTATCAGGTGTAACTCTTTTTATTCTAAATGTTTTGAGATTTTCAGATTTTTCAACACTAGGTCTTATAGGATTTTTACTTTCTGTAGATCTTGGAAATATTTCTGTATAATAATTTTTAACTCCATCAGTACATTCTATATCTAATTTAGTTGCTGTATCTATCTTTTTAGATACTACTGCTTTATAATTCCACCATTTAGAATTTCTTTCTTTGTAAGGCTTAATACTAACTAAATTTTCTTTTAAATTGTATCTATCTCTTTGTGGATAATCAGTTCCCCAATACTCTATATCTCTGAATTTATGATCCCAACAATTTTCAAGAACAACTCTAGATTCATAATAAGTTCTTCCATCTTTCGTTATTTGTTTTGGTTTGTATATAGAATAATTAAATCTTAATTGTCCTGTTATTCTTTTACTATATACTAAATGTGGATAATTTCCTGCATATTCATTAAAATCTTCTAGACAATGAGTTTCTTCTTTAGTAGAATTATCTGGATCATCTTCATAAATATATCCATTCATTAAACTTTCTTCTAAACGATCTACAAGTTTTCTAGCATCTTTTCCGATAAGTTCATATTCTTTCTTAAATCTATTAGTCTTTTCTATTTTAGGATATAATAAAAGACTTGGATTAGGAACAGGCCATCTAATAACCAATCCCTCATTAAAATACTTATATCTTAATATAATCATTATTTATAAAAAATTAAAACCTAGTAATCCTTTCTTCCATGAATTACTAGGTTGTTTTGTTATTTTCCTTTCTTACCTATTCCTCTAATTACTTCTGCAACTCTATCTCCTGCAGCATCTTCTATTTTATCTCTTTGTTTCTTGAGATTATTTCCTAAACCGTAAACAGCTCCTATTCCAGCTCCAATTGCTGCATACTTTCCAACTTTTTTCACTGGTTTATATAATTTCTTTCCAGATTTAACTGTCTCGTTTAATTCCTCTAAGGGTTTATCTAAAAATTTCTTTTTATTATCTAGAAATTTTAAACCTATTTCCTTAGATTGATGTTCATTTCTCTTAGTTTTCTCAATAAGATCTGATTTCTTTCCAGTAACTATATCTTTTACTGCCTGTTTAGCATTACTATATCTATGCTTCATTTTTAATTTATCAGTATCTCGGTTACTTTTCTTTCGATATAATTTCTTTATAGAATCTTCTGTTACCTCTTTTTGAGGATTAAATGCTTTTTCATAGGATAATCTCCCAGAACCTGCTATCAAAGCACCCATTCCTGCTCCAACGGTTACATCAGAAGTTATATCAGATTTGCTTCTTTCTTGTTTCTCTTCTTTAGAAAATAATTTACGTCTTATGATCATAATAAAATTCTATGTTTAATTTTTATATTTTCAAGTTCTTCTGTTTCAGGCCCATGTAAAAAGATATCCAACACTACACAATTACTTATTTTATCTCCTAAAAGAGGATCCTTATAAATCATTGCACAGAGCTCTAAATCATTAAATAACTCATCATATCTTTTCCTATAGTTATCTAGATCTTTCATAAGTTGTTCACCTCTTTTACTAGGATCTGAAACTAATTCCGTCATGATTATAGCATCATTTTTATCTCCCTTAATGAGATTCTTAAAATCTTCAATAATTTGATATTTTTCATATGAAGTAGAATATTTCTGAGTATCATGATTATCTGTAGAAATTAATTTTAAGAATTCATAATTACTTTCATTAAAATCTGATAAATACTCATTAAAGAATTTCTTTTCATATTTTGCCATCTCATTATTCCACTTTACTATCTCTGGATCTTTTCTTGATAAAGTATTCCGAGTAGCTTTAAAAATAGCTGATTTAATTTTATCAAACATAATTAACACACCTCCTTTCTACTTATTATATTATATATCTTTACCACCTTCTTAACCCCATCTATCTCTACTCTGGCTGAAGACTCCTTTACATTAAAGTAATTTTCTAAGTCTTTTGCCTTAGGTGTAGCATCGTAATTAATGGACTTATATAACACTTCAAGTCTAGATTTTATATCAGATAATGTTATTTTATCTCCTACTTTAAATTCTGAATATATATTAGACTCTAGAAGTTCTTGACTAAATGTTACTACTCCTAACTCCTTTTCTATATAATATCTATCATATTTCAATGCTCTAAGTTTTTGAGGACCAAGTGCTAAGTAGTAAGATTTAATATTATCATGTTCTCCAATCTGATCTAATATTATATTAGTCATAGTATCATTAAAACTACATTCACAAAGATACTTAAGTTTAGATTTAAATGTTCCAAACTTTTGATATTGCTCTAAAAATTCTGATACCTCCCGATTATCCTCTGGATTCTCACAATATACACCGGTTTCTCTACACTCTAAAAGATATTTGCATTTATCTAAAATATTCTTATCAATACTTAACTCTAAAAATTCATATACTAAATCTATAGAACGAAGTTTTCTATTGAACACCTCTTTATATAGGTACTTAATATCAATACTTTTATCTATACCATTAAGTATTTCTAAAATTACTTTTACTTCTTTCTTTAATTTAGTTAACTCTCTATGCTCCAGAACAGGACACTTAGGGAGAGATTTTATATTTTCTATTACATTAGAATCACTAAAGAAATCTACTATCTCTTTATTATATTCAAACCACTCCATCCCATACTCTGAGTATAAATACTTTCTAAACTTATACTGAACATTCTTTTCATCTTCCTCTGTTAATCCAGGAACCTCACAAAGAACTCTATAGGTTGGATTGTGAAGCTTATAGGCCGTAAATCTACCATCCCTACAATTATCTTCAGTATAGCCTATTTTTAATAATCTAAAATAATTTATAGTATCTTTATCATCCACACTATATCCTGAACTTTCTATTAAATATATCATAATCTATTATCCTTTCTTTTTTAATAATTCATAACCTTTAATTTGCTTTCTTGACCCATTATCTTTTTTTTCATATATCACAATAGGTCTTACTTCAAAAAATTTCTCGAGATCAGTTGCTTTAGGAACAGCAGTATAATTAATACTAGAATATAAATATCCAAGTCTATCTTTTATTCCAGACAACGTTAACTTATCTCCTACTTTGAATTCATTATAAATAGTGGATTCCAATAACTCATACGAAAATGTAACTATTCCAAGCTCTTTTTCGATTTTATATCTATCATATCCTAGTGCTCTAAGCTTTTCGGGACCAAGTGCTAAGTAATAAGATTTAATATTATCATGTTCTCCTATCTGATCTAATACTATACTAACTACTTCATCATTAAATCCAAATTCACATAAATATCTAAGTTTTGCCTTAAACGTACCAAGTTTCTGATATTGCTCCAAAAATTCTGATACCCTCTGATTTATTATATCATCTGAAGATAGTGAATTATGAATAGTAGAGAACACTGTAAACCTATCTTTGTAATCAATTTGCTGAATCCTGAAAGCTCTAATTTCATTCACAAGGACTAAATTATTGAGAACGGGGATAAGAGTACCCCCTTGATGCTCGTTTACAGCTATATAATCATCTTTATAATTAGAAGCTTTAGCATCCTTCTGATATTTTTCTGCTAAATCAAACTTAGCATCATCAGGGGCAGATTCAAAAGATCTAAGTAAATTATTTGTGGCTCTCTTCTTTCTCTCTATCTCTTTATCAAACTCCTTCTGACTAATCTTTCTATAATCACAAGTAGATCTATAATAGAAGATAGCCTCATTCTTCCATGGATTTGCAAATAATCTCTGTCTACCTAGTATTTGTGGGAGATCTTCAGATATATCAACAGCCAAGGAGTCAATATTAGAATCACTAAAGATAAACGATCTTGCACAGAGACTATAGAAATCTGCTCCGAGGTATACAGTTCTAGTACAAAAGGTAAACATCTTTGGCTTCTCTCCCTCTAACGGTACTTCACCTATCTTAAACTTCTTCCCTAATTTTTTCTGGATTTTCTTAAGATTATCTGGAGTATCTGAACACAATATATTAACCTCTTCCGGTTTAAGTTCACACTTCTTTATGATAGATGTAATATGATTGACTGAATTAACATAGAAAACAGCCTCATCAGAAATAATTTCTCTAGGGTAACCATTAACCATTCGAATTGCTCTCTCGAAATTACCATCCTTATATGATTGTATGATTTCTGGAAGCTTTGTACCAACCGACTTCATTGTAAGTACTTTAAGAGAAGGTCTAAGAACTCGAGTTGAATCTTCCTTACCCCAATCCATATTAATATAGGGAAGACCATCGAATTCATCCAACATATTCAGATATTCTTCAAGCATGGGGGTGGCTGATACAAAATAAGCTGTAGGGGATTGTTGTAGGTGATATAAGAAATCTAACTCAGTACTACTCTTGAATTTTGAATCGTGGAGTATTGTTTGGAACTCGTCGACTATAGTATAAAATCCCTCAAAAACTCCGAGAGAAGTTAGGATATCTTTTACAATTCGGTATGAATCGTATGTAACTAATATCTTCGCCGGTTTTCCTAAGTATTTTCTTTCTCCTAAGTAATCCTTGATCTCATTCATTAATCTATTATAAACCGTATCTTTTCCATGAACCATCTCCTTGAGTGTATCTATAAATGCTTGAGACTTATCTACCTTAGAGAGATCTTTATCTACGGCTACTTCTTTTTCTAGTTCATTCACAACTAAATAAACCTCTCTTCCATGTTGGTCCTTTTTATTCTTCAATAACATCTTTCTGGGACTACATAATATAACATTCTCAGGACCCCTCAAGCAATACTCTGTAAAACCACATCCTGGAAGTTGTTTATTTATAATACATTTTACTGGTAATTTGTAAAATCTAAAATCCGTTCCTAGTTCTGATATAAATCTAATCCCTCTAGGAACTACATAATCATTTAATTTATTAATCATAGATTTTATTTATTTAAGTTTTTATTAATATTTTTCTAGAACTCAATACAGAGTTCAGTTAAATTATAACATAAAAATGAAGACACAGGAGTCTCCCTCTTACATTAATAAAGATCTGAAGCTCTCATACTCGCATTTTGATTACTTTAAATAGAGTAAAATAAACCATATACTATATAATAAATTTATTGAAAAAAAAGTAATCACTTTTATAATGGAGACACCACCCCTGGCCTGAAGGGCCAAAGGGGTGTCAATAATAATATAAAAGTATAATAAAGTTCATGGAGTATATTTTAAAGATCCTGGGATATCTTATTCAGTCTCGAGGCCGAAGGCCCCCGTAACGGAATGTGTAAACATGGAGTGGAGGGACTAGAGGGAAGCTCCTTTGTCTTCATAAATAAGTTACCGAATTTTCATCAATTTTGAAGATAAAAAATAAAAGTGGGTTATTTTGGCTCATTTTAGGGTAAAAAGTAGTAAAAAACATCGAAAATAACCCATCTTTTGAGGGTTGAATTTAATATATGCCTTATACTTGAGATAAGAATTTAACCTTAAAAAAGTTACGTAAAAATGTTGTATTTAATTAAATCTGCTGGGTTTGATCCAGCAAAAGGCTCTTACATGTCGTTATTAAAAATAGGAATCACTTCTGAAAGTAATATGGATAAAAGATTTGAATCTTATAGAATTCATAATCCAACTTGTAAAATATTATATATAGTTCCAGAAGGAAATGAAGTTGATGAGAAAAATTTAAGATTTTTCTTTAAGAAATATTTATGTAGAGAGTGTGGTTTGGAATGGTTTTATTATAACGAAGATATTGTTGATATGTTTAAGAAAGATATTAATGATATTAGAAATATTATTGATAAGTATATTAATCTAGATATGGGTTTTAAAGCTGGAAAGAAGTTTCATTTGCCCAAATATAAATTAGATAGATTATTAGACAAGATAGAGTTAATAAAGAGAAAAATAGATGGATCTATTCTTCAGAAAGATATATGTAATATCAATAAACTTAGAAATTATAGAAAAAGTCTTTTAGATGAAATACTATCAAATAATAAATTTAATTCAGAAATATCATTATTTAAGTATTTAGAAGATTTTTATGGAGAAAATATTATGAATAAATATAGAGAATTAGTTGCACAAAAAACTAATTTATCTTCTAAAATTATTAACATCATTAATGAATATGAAGTAGCAACTTCTTTTCGAGGAGCAGATAGTATTACTAAAAAACTTAAAATCATATATCAAGCTTGTGAAAATCTTAGTTCAGATGATTTTAAAATATTTTTAAATTATATAGGATTTAATGAACCAGTATTTCTTTTTAATTATTTTGGGAAAGATAAGATAAAATCTTTTAATTTTAGTTATGAGAGGATCAATAAAGAAATTGAGATGTTGAATTTTGGTAAAGAATTATTATTTAATTCCGTTCATTCTGAATTTACTATAGGAAAATCTTATTTATTACAAGATATAAAAGAGAAGTTAAAATCAATCTACTTATTAATTGGATTTACAAAAACAGCAACAGCGATAGACATAAAAGATTATTTTGATGTTAAAGAAGTTCGAAATTATATTCGATCTGGAGATGAGGTACATAGAAATAGAGTTTATAAAATTTTGGGAAAAAAGATGCCAAAAATTAATTTGCATTAAAATGAGCGATTTTAGCAGTTAAAAAAATAAGTGGGTTATTTTTAATGTTTTTGACCCTTTTTGACCTTAAAATGAGCCAAAATAACCCACCTTTAGAACAAAAAAAAAAATGAAAGCCTTATACATGAAATATAAGGAGAATCTGTGTCCTTCCCTCCTTTCCAAACGTGGTAATTTTGTTTTTCATATCCATATATTACTAATAGCGATTAGTTTTCTACTAAGTAAGTTCTTTTTCATAGTTGTTAATAATTTGTTTATTTCTCACATATAAATGGACACAGATTCTTCCTTTTATACTAAGAAATCGATATTATATTTTTTAAGATAATAATTGTTTTCAGGGATTAGGTTCGGCGCTAAAGTTGCTGCGGAGATGGGTTAAGTAGGTTACTTAATTTTGTATCCCGGGACTTAGCTCCGACCTCTTCTTTTTAGTTCTTTGTAAAAATACTATGTTCATATGATAATAAAGAGAAAAACAAAAAGTGTCTCCGATCTGTTCTATATATCATCAAGACCAGACTTAGATGGAGAATATATAAAACCGAAAATTAATTTGTACCCAGATGTAGGATCAGCACTTTCAGGAATATCAGCAGTTCCGGGAGAGGATACGAACATAGAAGGAGCTACTTATTATATATACAAGCCGCTAATGGGAAGAGCCGATTCACTAGTAAAACCTGGAATAATAGAATCTCCGAAGGTATTAGTTCTCCCTGATGAATATTGGTATCTACAAGAACTCCGGCTCAGATTTATAGCGGCAGTTAAAGTCTTGGGGAGAGAAAAACTTATTGGAACTTATAGAACTGGAACTAGACAAACTCCATCTAGAGTATATTCTTGGAGTTGGGAAGAAATTTTAGGGAAATATCAGAAGAAAGGTAAGTTAATAGAGACTGATAAAACAAAGAAAACGTGAATAATTTATTTTCTAATATTTTTAAGAAGAGGGAAAAATACTGGGAAACTATAAACAAATTAAATCAATATGAAAATACTACGAAATAAAACATATTCTGATTCTGACAATGAAACTCCAAAGAAAGTCGGAGAAGCTATCGGAACTGCACTAGTCGGAACAGCTGGAACTGTAGGAGCAACAGACTTAATAAAACGTGGGGCTAAGAAGTATATAACCAGTCAGGAATCAAAGAAAGCAAAAAAAGCATTTAAAGAAGGTATTAAGAAACTTGATTCAACCAGGAAAGCTAATAATTTTAAAGCAGAAGTAGCTCGTGGTGAAACTAATTCAGGAAGCGCTTTAGATCTAATTTTCCACAAAAGAAAAGTCAAGAAAGCAGATCAAGTATATAAAGCAGCTACCTCTAAAAATAATGAAGCCTATAAATCAGGTGTTAAAGCTCTTAAGAAAACTTTAATATCTAATAAAGATGCAAATATCGCCAAAAGAACAGGAAGAGTTGGAAAAATAGCTACGACTGCTGGTTTAATTGGAACAGGTATAGCAGCTGGAATGAAACTTAGAAAGAAAGATAAATAATAGGAACGGAGATAGTAACCTATAATGGAATAGGGACTGCCTGCTAAGCAGATCGATCGTGTTTTACGATTAGAGGTCGGAACTCTACATCTCCGCATTATAAAGAATAAAATTATAATCTATAGAGTTATTGGTTTAGCTTTATAGAACAACTTAGTGATTATTAGTTAATTTCCCCTTAGTTCAGCGGATAGAACCTGGGATTTCTAATCCCATAACGTGTGTTCGATTCACACAGGGGAAACAAATAAATATAAATTACAACTAAATTTAACTAATAAAAACTAAATTAATCATGACAACAATTTTTAAGAAAGTAATCTTTAACCCTCTTAAGAGAGCGGTTAAGTGGTATTTTACTCAGTCTGCTAAAACAGGAAATTATATCTGTATGACTGGAACTTTTCCTCAAGAGTACTATGAAATGATGTATGAAAAGAGGAAAGATCAACAAAAGTAAAAAAAAATAATAGAAATTTATGGGATATAGGAAATTCCTATATACCCTTCGTTGACTAGGAAGAAAATAATTAATAAAAAAATATATCGCAGGATGAAAGAAATGGTATCTGACAAGTTTCATAAGCTTGGGTTGTTCGTTCGAATCGAGCTCCTGCTACATACATACTAACGATGTGATATCGTAAGTTCTTTATTGTATTTATAAAAATATAGAAGAGAGATTTAGTAAGACTCTCTTCTATTAATAAAAAAAAAGAACTTTAATTGATATTACGGGAAGTAGTAAATTTAATTATATGAATAAGTACAATAAAGATGAATTAGAGAGATTAATTTTTAAAGAAAATTTATCTTATAAAGAAATTGGCAAAAAATATGGAGTATCTGGAAATACTATTAGAAAGAATGCAAAAAAGTTAGGAATAGTGTTACCTAAGAGAAGAAATATAAATCCTAATGAAACTTTTAATAAAGGAAAACAGATTCATATAGCTAACAAAAAACAAAATTCTAATAATAGTAAATTAGATCTCATATCTGATAATGATTTTATTGAAATTATCAAGACAAAGGATAATTGGAAAGATATATTAGTTTCACTTGGATATAATAAACATGGATCTAAATTTATTAGGGATAAAATAAGAAAAAGATGTTCGAATTTGGGAATAAATTTAAATCTTAAACAAAATCAACTAGATACTGTACCAATTTTATCTGTAACTAAAGGAGATTTATTTAAAAAACGTTCTAATTGGCAGAACGCTAGATCTAATATTCAAAATTCAGCAAGAAAAATATTTTTTAAGAATTGTCTTGATCCTAAATGTATAGTTTGTGGATATACTAATCATGTGGAAGTAGCACATATAAAGGCAGTTAGTAATTTTAGTGAGGATTCATTAATATCAGAAATTAACGATATTTCTAATTTAATAGGTTTATGTCCTAATCATCATTGGGAGTATGATAATGGATTATTAGATATAAGTAAATACATAAATCATGAAAATAATAAGAAATAATATTATTCCTTTTCCAGGCTATAAAGCAGTAAATATCTTTGGAATTTTATTTGTAAGGAAGAATGCTAATATAAAACCAGAAGACTTAAATCATGAAGAAATACATACAGCACAAATGAAGGAAATGGCTTACATCGGGTTTTATGTATGGTATTTCTTGGAGTGGTTATTATGTCTCCTAGTTTCAGGATTTAGCTTTGGTTATGCTTATCATGATATTAGTCTTGAGGAAGAAGCACACTTAAATGATAAAGACCTGGAATACTTAAAAACCAGAAAACATTATTCTTGGTGGTCCTATATAAAACTAGGAAGTTGGAAGAAAAATAAAAATTAACCATATATACATAAAAAGATTATGATTATACTTAGAAATAAGACCTATTCGCATGAAGAAGAAATTGCGAATATTGCGGCAGCTCCTGGAAGTCCAGAGTATAGCCATGAAAGAGCCGAAATAGAAAAGAAACCGGCTCAAGAAGCATCAGCAGTTCAAGAAGGTTATGAAAAAGCATCTCAGGAAATTGATAAAACAGTAGAAGAAGTAGAAATAGTTCCTGAAGCAGCTGAAGAAGCAATCGAAACAGAAGCACGTGAAGCTGGAGATTCTAACCTAGACTCTAGAAATGATGCATTAAAAACTCTTAATGATTTCTTAGGTAATATTCATTAATTATGATTATCCTCAGGCAAAAGAATTATTCCGGCCGAGAAAAAGTACCTCAGGCTATAGCAGAGAAGGCACGAAAATCTGGAGTAGTTCAAAAAGATTCAAATGGTGCCTGGAGAATTATTAGCCTGAAAACTTCTCCGGCCGAATATTGGGATGCACATTATGATACCCGTGAAGATGCTGAAAAAGCTCTAGCCGCTTATCATGCAAATAAACATTAAGAGATTAATTTTAGAAGCGATGAAAATCGGATATTTTGAAAATTTTTACACTAGTACTTTTATCTCAGAATAAAGGAAATTGAGTAGTTATAGTGTTAGGTTTTTAACGCTTTTACGGGAATGTTGGAATCGGTAGACAAGTAACTCTTAGAAAGTTATGCTAATTTAGCATGAGGGTTCGAGACCCTCTTCCCGTACGATAAGTTAACGATGTGAATCGATTCCTTATTAATTCATTTATATAAAATATAGAGAGCTCGACGGGGCTCTCTTTAAGTAGAATTAATAAGATGTTGTTTATGATTCATGGGATGTAACTTAGATTTTATATAAATGAATGAAAGTAAATTAAGTAATGTAACAAAAGAAGAATTAGAAAAACTAATCTTTGGAGAAAAATTATCCTATGAAGAAATAGGTAGGAGATATGAAGTTTCTGGAAGTGCTATTAAAAAGAAGGCTAAAAAATTAGGTATAGAACTTCCTAAGAAAAGAGATATAAATTCTAATGAAACTTTTAATAAAGGATACTCTTTTAAGTATAATAAGAAAGATTTAGAGAAGTATTTAGGTGAAGGAAAGAGTTATAAAGAGATTGGAAATATTTATGGAGTATCTTCATCATCTATATATAGGGCAGTTAAAAGTTTTGGATTATCACCTAAGAAAAAATCTCCTAAGAAAAAAGAGTCAAAAAATTTGAATAAACCTAAAATTATAATAAATTCTGTAGATGATAGTGTTTTTTCAGATTATGTAAAGGATAGTTTATCAATAGCAGAAGTCGCTAGATCAATTGGAATAGATAATAATAAAATTAATACTAGCGTTTATAGAGAAATTCATAAAAGAATCGATTCTTTAAAGTTAGATACATCTCATTTTACAGGAGGTGCATGGAATGTAGGAGATAGATTTAGAAAAATAGATAAAGGATTTCCATTAAGTGAAGTTTTAGTAAAAAACTCATCATATAAATGTACTAATTCTTTAAGGAAAAAGCTATTTAATGAAGGTGTAAAAGAACGAAAGTGTGAATGTTGCGGTATAACTGAATGGAATGGAAAGCCTGCACCATTACAACTTCATCATATAGATGGAGATAATACTAATAATTCTTTAGAAAATCTTCAAATACTTTGTCCTAATTGTCATGCTCAAACAGATAATTATTGTAGTAAAAATAAAAACGTCTAATATCTATACTAACCTCTTTTCCTCTTAATAATTCTCTCTAAACAAGGGGGAGGGGTAAAATAATTAACACTTTAAACAATTATTATGTACATAAGAAGAAAAGTATTCTCACTATTACAAGACGGTGAGACAGGAGAAGAGAAGTATTTTTCTACGACCGATGTAACTTTGGATAATCTTGAAGAAAGAATTTTTAGTATTTCAATTCCAACTGAAGAAGAATTAGAACAAAGAGAATTCGGTGCTAGACAGAGAAAACAGAATAGAAAACTAGCTAGATCTATTCACAATGCCGAGATGCAAGCAAATAAAGCAGCTAAGGCACAAGAAAAAGCAGCTAAAATAGTTTCTAATCCAGCTAATTTAGTTGATGAGAAGAAAATGGAAGAAGCTCAGAAACTTACTAAGAAAGCACAAAAAGCAGTTGAGTCTTCTAATCGTAATGCAGGTCAAGCTTCTCAACAAGTAAAGAATATCTCTAAAACTAGAAAGTCAGTTGCGACAAATCCGGGAGGTCTTGAAATTAAAAATCAAGGTGCAGGAGATATAACTGTTAAGAAAGAAGGTGGTAATGTAACTGCTCATAAAATTGCTTCTAAGAAAAGTGGTCAGACAACAACTACTGTAAGAACAACGTCAACTAAGCCTGATGTTGTAGTTGATAAGATGACATCCAAAGGTTCTAAGAAAGTTTCTACAGAGGCAGTAAAGAAATCCGCTGAGAAAACTCAAAAAGTTGCAGAAGTAGCTCAAAAAACAACAAAAGACTCAAAGAAGATTCTGAATGGGGCTAAAAAATTAATGAACACAAAAGCTGGTAAAATAGCTGGAGGAGTTGCTTTAGCTAGTGGTGCGATGATCGGGGCTAAAAAGTTATATGATCATAAAAAGAAATAAAAAAGATAATCTATAGAGGTAGTGTAATCAATCTCCTCTATAGAACTTAATATAAATATTATAAAATATGAAATTTAATAAAACTCTTGAAGCTGTAAATATTATGGTTATGGCTTCTTATCCGGCCGCTAGATTCTATGAAGCGCAAGGTATACTAATTGAAGAAAATAATAGTTTTATCCCTGAAGTTTCTGGAATGGTAATTGTTTATTCATTACCTCTTGGAAAAACGCTTCTTGTAAATGTTGCGGCCGAGTCGGAAGAAGCCTATGAATTTAAACTAATCAATGAAAACTGGCTTGAAGATAGATCTATAACTCCTTATGTAGGTATGACTCTAGAAGATGCTTTTCAAGAATTAGTTAAAGCAGAAAAGATTATTAAATCTAGAAATGTAGTTCTCAGACATCCATTACATCCATCTTATACTCGTCCTGTTTATATATTTGGTGATGTTCGGCGAGGAGGTAATAGTGTTGATGTAATGACTGGAGAAATAAGAGAAGAATAAAAAGATTTGCTTTAGATGATTTAATAATATTATGATGAAAGTTAAAAGATTTTCTCAAACTCAACCAGATATAGAGTGGCATAAAAACAATATAAATCCAAACTCAGGTAGCAATCTGGAAGATGGAAGTACTCTTTATAAAGCAAAATCTGGAGATTATCTTTATTTGTATAAAGATGGTGAATGGGTTATTATGAATGGTGTTAATAAATTTATGCAGGATTCTAAATTATATCAAATTTCAAAATTCGATAAAAACATTCATAATAAGATTGGAGCCGCAGGAGCAGTTATTGGTGGTTTTGTTGGGAGTTTGCCTGGATTAGCAATGGGTAATTTAAAAACAGCTGCTACAGGGGCTGTGATTGGATCAACTATATCTGGATTATATAATAGAAATAAAGCAAAGAAACGTGCTGAAAATATAGTAAAGGATTACGAGTCTAAGTATGGTAAGAATGCTTATACTACATTTATGAAAAAGAAGTAAACTATCTTTAATTTTAAATTACTTTTACTATAATTGAATACCTATTCCATTTTAAGGATGTAGTAAGGAATGATATTCAGTTTATTATATATTTCTAATAATAAAAAAAATGAGATACACTATTCTCACGAACTATGTATCTCTTGGCAAGTTACTACAAAAATTAATGTAGCAAGTTTAATCCTCATAAAAAATGAGAATTAATTTTTTAAATCATATATAAGGCTTTGAAGTGATAAAAATAATACTGTCTTATTTTCACAAACTGTACTGCCTTTTACGACAAATAATAATAATAAAATTACCTTACATAGGTAATTAGTATAAGTTCCAAGTTTTATTGTAGTAAAAAACTTATACTGATTTATTCTACTACATACCTTAATGATAAAAAATGAGATACACTATTCTCACGAACCATGTATCTCTGCGTAGCAAATTTAATCAACACAGATTGTGAAGATTAAATTCTTATATTAACATATATAAGGCTTTGAAGTCTTATTAAAAATGTGGTCCTATCGTCTATCGGTTAGGACGCGAGATTTTCATTCTCGAAAGAGGAGTTCGATTCTCCTTAGGACTACAAAAGTCAACGATGAGATATCGTAGATCTTTATTTATCATGTTTTTAGTGTAGAAAGGAGTGGAATTAGCTACTCTACTCCTCCTACATCTTATAGAATTAATAAAGATCAGTGGTTGATATCTCGGGAAGTGATAATTAAGAATATGATAGATAAAAATTTATTACCAGTACCACTAGAGTATACTTATCCCACTATAATGAAAATAAAATTAAATCAATTTAAAAATTGGTTAATATACATTCCAGAAATAAATAAATTTGTATCAGAAACTGGATTAAATAAGAAATTAATTAGTTTGGGAATTTTTCCAGATTATTGGAAAATTAGGTGGATAGATAAAACCCCTTCTAATATGTTATCAGGAGAAGATTGGGTAAATTTAGTGTTAGAAAAGGTATATAGCAAAAAATTATTTTATACAAAACTTTATATAGCTTTCCAACTAAAAAGAAATCCATTTTACGTTTGTGATTTTTTCTGTATTAGTGAAGATATAATTGATTTATATTATAAAACTAGAATTGCTAATAATAAAATCATTTATAATTATGATTTTTCTTTAATTCCTAAATTTATTAAGTTTAGAGAAAGCAAATTTGATTTAAATGTATTAGAAAATAACCCAGTTAATAATTCTTTAATAGGAATTTGGACAACAGATTATAATCATTTTATAGGTCAAGAAAACGATAATTATATTTTAGGACGTATAAGGACGTTTAAATATTTAGAGAAAAACAAATATACGAAAAATAAGTTTATAGAAAAAGCTATAGAATTATATGGAGATAAATATGATTACTCTAATATAGAGTTTAAATCGTATTCAGAAGAAGTAAAAAACATATACTGTAAAGATTGTAAATGTTATTTTAATATCTATCCAAATAATTTTTTATCCTCTAAAAGAGGATGTCCTTATTGTGGTAGAAAAAGAGGGCACTTACTAAATTCTCTAAGTAAAGATGAGTTTCTAAATAGGTGTATTAATTTATTTGGAACTGATACGTTTGATTATTCAGAATCTGAATATATAAATTATCATACTCCAATAAAAATAAAAGATCTACGAACGAATGAATATTTTTATCAAACACCAGCTAATCATTTATCTAGAGGACGAGGAAATCAATTAGATAAGGATTCTAGTGGGGAACGTTTAGTAAGGTCTTGGATAATGAAAAACAATATTGATCTAATATCTGTTAGACAAAAAGAAAAAGTTACTATATATGGAATATCTAAAAGCTTTTTCCCAGATTTTCAAATATTATATAAAAATTCTATAATTTGGATAGAATATAATGGAATACAACATTATGAGTACAACTCTAGGTTGCATCATAATGATATAAGACAGTTTAATAATCAATTAATAAGGGATATACTAATAAAAGAGTATTGTAAGGAAAACAATATTATATTTGTAGAGATCCCATATACATATAATACTTATAAAAAAGTAAAACAATTATTAGATCAGATAATTAAAGATGGAAAAGATATAAATACTATAATAGATTATTCAAAATTATACAAATTATGAAAAAGTCAGAAACAATATTTCAAAAATTGTTTTCAGGAATGACATTCGGAAATTCGAGAATCCCTTTACGTTCGAACGTATTTAATAAAGGCGGAGGTAGAGGTTATTCTGTTATAGGTGGAACTGGAAATGGTAGATTCCTTGACAATGAACGTAGTTCGCCCTTATTAGGAAATGCACAGCCATCTTCCAGATTATCTGGATATCTAGATAGAATGGCCGAATTGAAATCTTACTTTCTCTTAGATATAACGAAAATGGCTACTAATTTCTTTTCAGATTATGTAATCAATTTTATATCTAGAGATACTCAACAGGTAGTAACTATCATAAATCCAGAAGATGCTACTAATAACGAAGCTGTATCTGAACGAATAAACGAAATACTTCTTAAAGATCTTAAAATAACTGATTATATCCGAGATCATATAAACGATTATGTATTTTATGGTGGTTATTACAGTATGCTTCAGACCCAAAGAGATGAAAAAGGACATCTTGTATTTAGAGCTGAAGAACTTAATAATCCAAATGCAGTAGTAATCAAACGTAAGAAAAATGAAAATGGAAATATAGAAGAAATATTTTTAGCGATCGGAGATGATGGAAACTTATACGAAGTTCCTAGTACTGAAATAATGTACCTAAGTAATCCAAAACTCAGACTTACGAACGATCTTGAAGAAGGATGGAAAGAAAAATCTAAACCAGAAAAGCCGAAAGACCGAAGAATTAATAAAGGATCAGAGAATAGAAATAAAGTTCTTAAGAAAGAATCATATCTTGCATCGGAACCATTATTCTATTCGAGTATTTTAAAAATAAAAGAACTTGTAATAAAAGAATTACTAATTTCATTAATCTCATTACGAGACTTATCGACCCCACAATTAATGGGATTACAAAGTGATAAGTCCATCCCCCTTGAAACCATAGATTTTGTGGCTTATAATATATATAAGAAAATTTCATATATTGCTGGAATGAATAGATAAAGTCCTAGACTCAAATCAGCATCATCGAGCATAAGTAAGATGTTCAACGACTATAGATGAAACTTGGATAATATAGTCTAAACTTAATAGTATATATTAAAATAAATTGGAATGAGTTATGTGCTAGAATTCAAAAATTAGCGAATAACTACAATGAATTAGGAAGTTTTTTAAGTGCACAATTTGATATTACATCTTTTATTGAATCGGCTCTTACGCAGAATGTTAGAGCTTTCCCAGACTATAACGGAACGATAACATCAAGGACCTCATTATTACCACTCGATAAATTAACAGACAAATTACTAGATCTAATACAAAATCTTGATTATGTAAGAAATAGCGTACTTTCTCCATTAGGTTTACCATCTACAATCTTAGATGGAACTTCTGGGAGTAAATGGCAGGTACTTCAACAGTCAGAAAGAGCCAACTCAAGAGTAACATCTTTTATTGGTGGTATTAAAGATTCATTAATTAGTCTTGTTTGTAGTATTTATAAAGTGATATATAATGATGACCTAGATCCAAGTTTAGTTCAAATTCATATATTCCAGAAAACAACTGTAGAGTATAACAATCAGATAAATGAAGCTGAATCAGTTAGTGGTTTAGTTCAAGGTATCTCTGGAGTTTTATCTAATGCACTCCAAACTTTAGAACAAGCAACTCCATTAATTGAACCAGAATCATATTTAAGTTATATTCAAAACTTACTTAAAGATATTGACCCAAGTACAGAATCTCTAATAAATGAAGATACGATTAAGCAGTATATAGAATTTCTTAATCAAAAACTTCAGGCACAACGAGAACAGCTTGGACTCAGTTAAAATTATTCAAAGAAGATGATAATTAAACGTAAATTATTTGCTTCTAATGATCCCACTCCAGAACAGTCTCCAGAAATTGGTCTAGCTAAACAAGAAATGACTTCTAAGGACTTGCAAATAGAACAAATGAGACTTCAACGTCAAATCCTAGAAACTCAGAGAATGCGACAGAGAATGCAAGCTGAGGAAAGAATGCAAGAAATGAAGCAAGTCAATCAAACTCAGAAACTAGAACAGAAAAAGGATGAAGCTCAAAAAGATAATCAATTAAAAGTAAAGAAAATTGACGCTCAGAATAGTAGGCAGGAAGTAAATAATATAGGATTGTACAAAACAAAATCAAAGCCTACGCCAACAGTATCAATGAAAACAAACTTGTAAGATTATGATTAAAGAAAAGACATTTACAGAAGGAGTGGAAGATTCTAAAGAACAAGAAGAGAAAGGATTTGATCCACTAAGACCGTATATAAAATGAAAATTAAAAGATTTTCCGGTTATTCAGAAGCTGCCCCTGAAGGTGTAACTTATCAAAAATCAAGTCAGGTAATTACAAGATATATTCTTGATCCTCTTGATTCTAGTGTAGATACCTTAGAAGAAACAGATAAACTTGGGGTAACTAAACGAAAGAGTGATAGAATTAAGAAGGTAATAAAACCTCTTAAAAAATATTTTAAATATAAATCAAATAAAAACAGTAATTAAGTATGTATATTAGACGTAAAGTATTCTCATTACTACAAGATGAGACAGGAGAAGAGAGATACTTCTCTACTACTGATGTAACACTGGAAAATGAGGAAGAGAGAACCTTTAGTGTTGCAGAAGATGCAGAAAGTTTGGAAGAAAAGGATTTCTCTGATAAAAAAAAAGAGGAAGATGATGAGCCAAAACTTACAACTAGTGATAAGATTAATATTAAGTTGAATAAAGCTCTGACTACTAAGAAGGATCGCGAAGCATTTGTTGAAGCTTATGAAGATGGAAAATCTCATAAATACGGAAAACAGGCAGCTAAGTATGCAGCAATTGGTAGTGGTATAAGTGGCGGTATATTAGGTGCTGTAGTTGGTGGTAAAAAGAGTGCAGCTATTGGAGCCGGAATTGGCGCTGTTTCAGGTGCAGCAGGATCTTATGCTGGTACTAGAGCAGGTGTTGCACTTAATAAGCTTGCTAGAAAACATAGTGGTAGTCTTGATACTAAAACAAAATTAGCAGTAGATCGAGTAAAAGTAGCAGATGGAAAAATGACAAAAGAAGAATTTGCTAAAAAATGGAGATCTAAGAAGTAAAAGAAATAATCTATAGAGGTAGTGTAATCAATCTCCTCTATAGAACAAACGCGCTAGATTTTTACAACCGAAGATTAATCGCACTAGGTGCAAAAAGTAAACGGTTGATAGTTGTAAAGCGCGAGAACTATAAAATAATAAATGTATGATAGGAACAGTTAACCCATTTAGTGACCCTGAATTTAAGAAACAAATTTTAGGGAAAGAAGGGAGAGCTGTTGATGACCCGGGAGATTATGAGATTTTGCAGCCGGAAGAGGATGTATCTAAAAACCTAAAAAATATTATAGGGTCAGCTCCAGTACTCCCTAAAACGGCTCGCAATATTATTATGGATGCTAGTGCTATTGCGAGTAATCAAAAAGAACAAAAAGCACTAGAATTAACTCATAAATTGAATGAAGTCTTTACTAGTTATAATAAAGAATATAATATAGATCTTCATGTTGATTTCGGAAGCCTCTCAAATACTTTAGTTAATGTGGCAGATCCGAAGTCTAGACATATCTTAGAATTATATGTTTCTGAGGTATTTCAAAGTATAAGACCTATTTTAATTCTCAATATGATTTCTAAACTTTGTCTTTGTATTGATTATATACTCGATCCAATGAGACTCTTTGATAGTTCACAAATGACTTTACAAGATTCATTTATTGCCGTTAATATATCTGCGGCTTAGTTGAAATACTAAGAAAATTATACTAAAATGCTGAAAGATAGTTAAAACATAAATCAGCAAAAAGGATTACTAATATAAATCCTTTCTCAACGACTAAATGTATAACTAAATTTGAAATATAATTTAGATGATATAGTCTAATTTAATAAAATAAATATTAAAAATAGATATGAGAAAAAATTATGCAATTTATTCAACAATTAGAAGATATGAAGAGTCAGATAATTGTTAAAGGTTCTGATCTTGAATTGAAAAAAATTGCAGAAGAATCTGGAAATGAAGAGTTGAATAGTGAAGAGTCTAAGCAAATAGTAGCAGACTTTATGAGATTATTTCAAAAAGAACATGGAATAGAATAAAAAATGAGATACACTATTCTCACGAACTATGTATCTCTACTTTAAATTATGATAATACCTACTACGACATAGGTAATTAGTACTATTTCTATATAAAAAGTGTAGTAAAGAAATAGCACTCGTTTATTCTACTACACATATATAAGGCTTTTAAGTTTTATGATATTTTCTGATTTATATTTCATAATTAAATCAGAATTGCCTCTTTAGCTCAGTTGGCCAGAGCACGTGATTTGTAATCTCGGGGTCGTTGGTTCGAATCCGACAAGAGGCTCAAAAATAATATTCTCCGTTAGCTCAGAGGCAGAGCATTTGACTGTTAATCAAAGGGTCGGTATATCGTAATTACCACGGAGAGCTGTTTTAGGAGAGGTGGCAGAGTGGTCGATTGCGGCGGTCTTGAAAACCGTTGTACTGCGAGGTACCCGGGGTTCGAATCCCTGTCTCTCCGCAATAATTTTAAAGATAAGAAAAATTATAAAAAAAAACAATTAATTATGGGAAAAGAGAAATATAACAAAGAAGAATTATAATAGATAATTATTAAAAATATATCTCCTTAAGATTGTTGGCTCAGTCTTAAGGAACAAAAAGTCAACGAAGAAAATATCGAAGACTCTTTTTCATATAGTTTATTTAGGGAAGATTTGTTTGGCCGACAATCTTCCCACTATGAAGATAAATAAGAGTTGGATGTTGTGATATTTCAGGATGTGATTAAAATAAATTATATGAAAGATAATAAAAAACTAACAGACGAAGAAATAAAGGAAATTATAGAAAAGAAGTACTCTAAGAAATTACCGCATACTAAAGATTATATTAGAGAGCAGCTTAAAAAAGATCCTAACTATAAGTGTAAATTTAGTATGGTTAAGCAAGATTTTATAGATGAATATTATAGATCTAGGGAAAATTCAGAAATAAAATTATATTATGATTTTTCCCAAGTTCCAGAATTTATTCATACTAAATTAGATAAATTCATATTATCTTATAGGTTAGATAATAAACTTTTGGAATATAATACAAATTTTAAAAGTTTAGTCATTAATAAACAAGATCCGAGTGGGGTTAAAGTTTATTTAAAAGGTAATAAAAGACTATCTAAAGCGGAATTTTTAAAGAGAGCAAAAGAAATTAACGGAAATAAATATGATTATTCAGAAGTTAATTTTAAGTATACTCAAGATAAAATAAAAATAAAGTGTAATAAATGTGGTAAATATTTTTATCAGACAGTTAGTGACCATATCTATAATAAAGCAGGATGTCCGAATAATTGTTATTCTAAATTGAATGATACTATTGAGTTTAGAAAAAAATTGTTTATTGAAAGATCTATTGAAAAATACGGAGAGGATAAATATAATTATTCTGAAATAAATTATAAAAATATCGATACTAAGGTAAAAATATACTGTAATAATTGTAAAAAATATTTTTGGCAAACTCCATATCAACACCTAGTTTCTGTATATGGATGTCCTGACTGTGCAAATAAATTAAAAGACTTCACAAAACATGTAGGGCAATCTTATGGAGAAATATTTGTAATGAAAGCTTTAGAAAATTTAAATATTAATTATATTTCTCAATATAAGATTAAAGGAGAAGATTTAGAAATATCAGATATTAGAAATTATATATTAGTAGACTATTATGTTGAATACAATGGTTTAAAATATTTTATAGAAGTTAATGGACAGCAACATTATATAGATAAACCGTATTTTTATGCTACCACTTCTGAATTTAAGGAAAGATTAAAAAGAGATAAATCTATATCCGATTATAGTATATCCAATAATATTATTTATATTGAAATTCCTTATACTAAATTACAAAATTATGATAAGGTATTTAATATAATAAAAAGAATTTTTATAAATCATGAGGATGTAAATACTGTAATAGGAAAATTACCAGAAATTAAGTATAGAAAGGAGGATCAAGATGGATAATAATTTTATAAATCATACAGATCCTACTTCCCTTATTGATTTATCACAGGTAACTTTAGAACAACAATATGCAAAATTAACTCCAGAAGAAAAAGATTTAGTGGCTTGTAAGTTATTAGGAATGAATCATAAACCTGTAGGAATTCTTACATTTATTTGTGATGATTATTTTCTGGGAAATGAAGGAATTACTAATCATGGTAATGCTGTATTTGACTACTGGAAAGAACAGCTTCCAAAAATATTTCCAAGTCCATTAATAAATAAATATTGTTATATCTCATTTTCAGGTTGCATTGGATCTGGTAAAAGTTTTGCAAGTCGAATAATGGGATTGTATCAATTACATAAACTTGATTGTTGTACGAATGCCTATACTTCTCTCGGATTAGCACCGGGAGCAAAATTAGCATTTGGCTTTTTCCATGCAAATTACGATACGGCGGTTCGTGACTTTGTTCAAGTTTATAAACAAATTATGGGTATTAGTCCATATTTCAAGAATATGTATAATAACCCAGCGATAAGATTTATAGCATCTGGACCTAAATCAACAGGTTCAGTTATAGGTTCGCAGCTAATTTACTGTGTATTATCAGAGCTAGGATTCTGGAGACCCGTAGATGCAAAAGCTAAAATTGATGAAGTTTTAGTACGTTATAATTCACGTTTTGCAGCAGTTAGGAAGACGTTCGGAGCCGTAATCTGCGACTCTTCAGCAAAAGATGAACTAAATGGTGGTTCTCAGAGATTTGAAAGCTCAGTTCCAGAAAAAGAGTTATTTAGAATAGCTCCAAGTCATTGGGAATGTCGTCCTGAAATTTATAGGGAAAGTCAAGGAAAAACATTCGATTTTTATAGGGGAGATTCTAAAAGAATGCCTCAAGTAATAGAAGAAGGAGAGGATATTACAGAACTTGATAAAGATAGGATAATAAAAGTTCCTATTCAATGTAAGTTTATGTTTATAAATAATCCTGAGAGAAGTTTGAATGACCTTGCGGGCTACCCCTATTCTTCAAAAGATATGTTCTTTGGAGGAGATATTTCTCATTTAATGAACTGTGCTAGCATAAAAAATACAGCTCCTGAAGTAATAGAGGTAGATTTTTTTAATAAAGAGGATACCATTTATTCAAAAGTAGATAACATGATATTTAAAATTCCAAGAGGTACTCATCTTTTTGTTCATTACGACATAGGAATAAAGAAAGACTATACAGGAATAGGATTGTGTTATTATACAGGAGAGAAAATATCTCCAGACGGTCTTACTTCTTATCCAACTTTTAGATTTCCTTTGCTTTTAGCTGTATCTAGAAAAAAAGGACAATCGACTAGTTTGGATCACTTATATCAATTTATAAAACATCTTACTAAAAATTATACAATTACTTTTAGTGCTGATACATTTGCTAGTCAAGGTATACTACAATCTTGTCAAAGAGATGGAATAGAGTGTAAAACTATTTCAATTGATAGAACTACTGATGCTGCTTTTATGTTTAAGAATGTAATTAATACAGAGAGAGCAGAACTACCTTATAATCTTAGACTATTCAGAGAGTGTAGTGAATTGAGATTAGTAACTGAAGGGAATCATATAAAAGTGGATCATCCTACAGTTAGTAATTGTACAGATTTCGATTATAAAAATATTGAAAGTGAGATGCCAGGAACTAAGGACGTTTTTGATGCAGCAGCTGGAGCACTTTGGAGTTGTTATCTTAAGTATTCTGAGTATTCCGAAGAAGGTTATTCTGTTGGGGTAAAAAAACAACTTGATTCCCTCAGTAAAATAACAGCGGATCCAAGAGAAGAGTCACAAAAAGAACTTCAAAACATGTTGGAAAATATATTTTAAGATTCTTTTTCCATAATATATAATCAATTCCTAGGATGGCCAGAGGAAAGTGGTCTATTGTTCGATCAAGTCCTAGGAACAGAAAAAAAAGAAAAGAGATATATTTCAATCTCTTTCTTCCATACGTTTTACAAATTCCCATTCTTCTGGAGTAACATAATCCAGAACGCTTTTTGGAATTTCTACTTCTCTATCGTTTAACATTAATTTAACTTTAACAAATAATTTATTAGGAGTAATATCTACATCAGTTACTACTCCATAAAATCCTGTTTTACGAGATTTAACTTTATCTCCTACTTTTAAATTTTTCATAATTTTCTATATTTATTATTACACATATAAGGTTTTTAGAGCTTATGATAATACTACGAAAACAAAAATATAAAGAACTTCCCTGGACCAAAGAAAATATAGAAAAATATAAGTCACAGGAGAATATGTTAAAGCACGCAAGAAATACACCAGGAAAAACGGCTGGAAAATTATTAATAAACCCAGCCAAAGATGAGTTGGTGGGATATATAGCGTGCGAAGAAGATACTATTATTGCTCTAGAAGTTTCTCCGGGGTATAGAGGAAAAGGAATAGCAACTGATTTGATAAATTCTTCTGGGGCTAATAAACTTACAGTATCAAAGAAAAATATAAATGCGATAAATTTATATAAGAAACTTGGATTTGAAATTATATCAGAAACTCCAAAAATATATTTTATGGAGAAATGATTGAACTATAGTATAATTGGCAATACACCAGATTTTGGTTCTGGGATTTCCTGTTCGAGTCAGGATAGTTCAACGAAAGAAAATAATAATAACTAATAAAAACTATGTTGAGAGTTAAAAGATTTAGTAAAGTTACTGATAAAGTTAAAGAAATAGGAAAATCTATTGAACATACAGTAACTCATCCTAAAGAAACTGGTAAGAAGGTGGTGGAGTATGTAAAGAAACACCCAGATGAAGCTATAATTCTTGGAACATCTGATATTGTTCCTGGAGTTGTTGCTGCCAAACTTGCAAAAGCTGGAAAAACAAAACAAGCAGCTATCGCAGGAACTATTGCAGCACTTCCTATTGGTGGTGCATATGTATCAGGGAAAATAGCTATTCGAAAATGGAATGAAAAAAGAAAGAAGAATAAATAGAATAGATTCGAGATGTAGTTCAGTAGATAGAACGCTTGGTTTGGGACCAAGAAGTCGCACGTTTGAGCCGTGTCATCTCGACAGATATCGTGGAATTACTAACATGAATTATAAACCTTTAGGGAGAGTAAAAGTCGCGAGTTACTCTTCCACTACTAAGGATGACATGTTAATAATACAAGGATAGTTTGATATCTCGGGAAGCTATAAAATTTAATTCATGATAGATACTAAATTATTACCAGTACCTTTAGAGTATTCTTGTCCAATAGTAATGAGAGTAAAACTTCCCAGAAGAAATGATAGTGGGAGATTAAACTATTATACGTATGTTCCAGAATAATATAATGTTGGTAGAAATTCCTTACACTATAAGTTCTTTTAAAAGAGTTTCTGAATTTTTAAATAAAGTAGTTTTTGAAAATATTGATCCAAGTACTTTAGTAGATTATAATCTTTTATATGAAACTACAAAAGGAAAATAATATAAAATTTAAATTGAAATATGAAATTTATTGCAAAATTGTTTTCGACAATGCTACCTGCATCTGACAGTAGTATGATACCTCGAGATGTTGCGGAATCTTTCTTTAGTAGCCAAGAGTTTAAACAAGCCTTAGAGGATAGAAAGCTCTTTGGAACATTAACACACTTAGCCAGAAATCTATCATCTGCCAAAAATGGTGGTCCTGCAGTATCTAAGACTATAGGGAAAGATGATCTCCTTTATTGCTAATAATGAGAGGCATAGATAAAAAGTTTATGAAAATGTTTTTAATTGCTGGAAAAAATAATAAATTAAATCAGCAAAAATAGATAATAAAATCTATTTCTCAACGACTAGAGTAAACACTAAGAATACCGATTAATTCTTAGATAATATAGTCTATTATTGATTTTAAAATCAATTAGGTTAAGTTATTAATTGGCGAAAGTTCACCTACACATGTGTTAACTAAAGTTTGGTTCGAAAATGACGGCTGGTGCTATGGGGAGTTTGAGGTTCTCTCCGAAGATGGCCTAGACGATGAAGCTATACAAAGAATCAGAAGAGTAAAGGGCCTTCTTAAAAATGGTTGCAAAATTGGAATTTCCTGTGTCGTTCTTGGATATTGGGAAAATTCTAGCGGAAGTGACTATTTAAAGCGTATGGTTGCGCTAAAAGGGGCTGACCTTACATTAAACCCTTCTTGGAAAAATGCGGGTATAGTTTCAATTGATGGTTCTGAGAGCGAAAAAACATTCTCTGAACTTGATATAGAGTATGATCCTGAAGCTTATAAGGATACAAAAATAAAAGTTAAGCAATTTTCTAACTTCGATTCGGGAGATTTATTAAAGTCTTCTAAGATTAATGGAAAGTTTACGCAATTAAAAGCTAAATCATTTTCATTTAATTCTGAAATAAATTCAATAGAAGATACTATCGTTAGTGAATCTGTAATAGAAGAACCTGTTCAAAAAGATTTCTCAGTAATTGCATTAAGAGATAGAATTCGTGAATCAAAGTATTCAACTCGTCAAAGATTTCGTGTATTGATTCTATCTTACAAACAACTTCTAAAACAGCAAGGCGGCCCAGAGAAAATAGATCCAGAAACACTTAAAATCATGAAGTCTTTGTTTACTACAGATCTTTTGGATATTATGAAGTCGATTACACCAGAAATCATGAATGGAAAAAATCCAGGAACATTACTTGGTGCTTCTAGTTTAGGTAAGAATGTACGTAAATAATATGCGTTTTTTATATGAATTGCTGGAAATATCTAAATGAGATAAATCAGCATCAAATCATACTTAGATAAATCTAAAGAAGTGATTTGTTCAACGACTATGTATATAAACTGTCAAAATAGACAGAAGATATAGTCTAAATTATAAATAAATTTTATAAATACATTGATAAGTGTACAAAAATTGTTCTTACCATATAAGATGGCTATGTCTGAGGTATCTAAAACTAATGCAATATCTAAGGCAAGATATCAAAAAATTCAAGCTGCTTATTCTGACTTTGTTAATGCAATGTTAGAGGAAATATTCGCGCCGAAGAATGGTACGAAGAAAGAAGAGCCAGTAGAAGAAGAAAACCCTGAAGAAAACAGTTAAAAAGATTATGAAAGTAGAAAGACGTAAATTATTCTCTTCTTCGATTTCTCCACGGCGCAAGTTATTTTCAGGTGGAGTAACTCAGGCAGAATATAAGAAAATTCAGTGTAGAGATTGTGGTTATATTATGGATACTTTAGCCACTACAACTAACTTCTTATGTCCTAAATGTGGAGCTGTAAATAGATTTAATGTTTTAGAAGTTACACCAAGTCCTGAAAATACTCCTGAAGCTGTACAAGTCGAAGTATCAAAAATTGAAGAAGTAGAAAAAGGATTCTCAAGACGTTCGTTATTCGGCGGAGATAATAATGCCGCTGTACAAAAAGAATTTTCAGAACCGTCGAACGAATTTGAGGTAAAATTAAAAGAATTTTCTGGCAAAACTTTAAATGAATCAGAAGTTGTTAAGGCATTTGGTATTTCCGCCGAAGATTTAGTTGAAAAAGGTTTTGCTAGTATTGATGAAGATAATAAAGTTACTATTCCTGAAACTGCATTCTTACAATCTAAATTATTCTCTAAGTTAATCGTATCAGTGACTAAGATTTTGGATTTAGACCCAATAGAAGGACCTAAGGAAGACATAATTAATATGTTAGAATCTAAAGGATCTTTAGGACCGAAAGGTATAATGCTAATTAAAAAAGCTCATTCTCTTCCACTTGAAGAAATGAAAGAAGTTGAGTTTTCTAGCACTGAAGAAGTAGAAGATTGGATTGAAGACTCTGGAATTATTGGAGACTTAAAGATAGAATTTGGTAATTCTGCAATGGGAATCAAAGAATTTACAAAAATCCTAGAAGAGAGATATGATGATGCTCCAGATAATATAATAGATATATTAATTGATCGTGGAGTAATCAAAATTCAAGGAAATCAAGTTGATATAATGAAATAAAATATTTATAAAACTCAGTATGAAAAATACAAGATTTATGGAAGTCCTATTCTCAGCTGTAGAGGATAAGGATGAAGAATTAGCAAAGCAAGTAGCCAAAGATATTGAAGATGCTAAGGCTAATGGCTCTGTTGATACTGAAGAAGTAAAATATGAAAATATCGGTGACGGTAAAGTTTCAGTAACAGACAAAGAAAATGGCGAAGTTACTATCGTTGAAAAGGCTTCCGATGAGGACGATACTTATGATATGTATCCAGCTGAACAATCTGAACAAATCGAGGGATATCTTCATCCGGAAGGGGATGGAGTAACTCCGGGTAATCAGGTAGGTGCAGTTGACGAGGAAGTTGAAAGTCATATGGATGGTAGTGCTGTTATTGCACCGAATCTTCCTGATGGTGGTTTAAATCCAGCAGCTGGTCATGAAGAAAGTGTAGAAATTACTGCACAAGAAGGTCCTGAAGCTGTAGAAGAATGCGAAGAAAAAGAATTCTCTGTAAGTACTGATAATAGCGTAGTTCTTAGAATTTTCTCAGATCAAGAATTTTGTGAAAGATTATTCTCAGAAGTTATTGAATCAGAAGAAACAGCTAAAGTAGGTGATCTTAAAGTAGAGAAAACTGGTGAAAATGAAGTAGTTGTTACATCAGAATCTACAGGTGATCAAGCAAAGGTAGAGTTTAATGGTGAAGATATGGATGTTACTGAGCTAGAATCTAAGAATTTTAGTGAAGCAGAACAGTTTGATCCGTTGTTTGTAGTAGGAGTAGATCCAGTAAATCATGTTATTGTAGATGCTCCAGAGTATAACGAAGCATCAGCTCAAGAATTAGTTCAGAGTTTAACAGAAAAAGGAGTAGCAGGAGTTAGAATTTTTGATAACCCCGAAGACGCTCGTGAATATGCTATCGATCTCTTGAATGGTCTTGGTGTAGTTGAAGATGAACAACTTGGAGAACCTGAACAAGCAGAATTTTCAGATCATACTATTTACTTAACTGAATTCCAAGCTGATAATACAGACTTTATGTGTCGTTTCTTCTCTGAATCTGTAGATAGTATTAGTGCAACTCAGGATGCTATTGAAGATGCTATTGGAAATGGTGATGAGATTGAAACAGATTCTGAAGTTATTACACCTATCGATTCTAAGACTGCAGTTATACAGGATAAAAATAAAGATGAATTTACTAAAGTTAGTTTAGAAGGTGAAGAAATGGAGCTTGAAAAGATAAGCGAAGATCAAGCAGAAGAGTTGACAGATCATATCGTTGTTTCTGAAGAAGAGGAAGACGAAGATGAGGAAGAAGAAAAAGAATTCTCTGATGTTTGGTGTGACGAAGCAGAAACTAAATTTTTCTCAGAAAATGAAGAACTTACTCAGTATATGATTCGTTTGTTCTCTGAAGAGGCTGATTCTGCTGAAATTGAAAGCGCAATCCAAACTGGCGAACAAGTAGAAACAGATAAAGAAATTATTACGCCTATCGATTCTAAGACTGCAGTTATACAGGATAAAGAAAATGGCGAATTTACTAAAGCTGAGATGGATGAAGAAGTTCTTGATGTTAATCCTATCTCAGAAGCAGAAGCCGATAATCTAACAAACAGTATTGCAGTAGAAGATAAAGTTGAAAATCATGAAGAAAAAGAATTTTCTGAAGATATCTACTGTAATGAGGCAGAAACTAAATTCTTCTCTGAAGGTGAGGAATTTACTGAATATATGGTTCGTCTATTCTCTGAAGAAGATGGTCATTGTCCAGTAGAAAAAGCTATTGAAACTGGTAAGAAAGTAGAAACAGATAAAGAAATCATTACTCCAATTTCAGCTACAGAAGCAATTATAGAAGATAAGGAAAATGGTGAATTTACTAAGGCTACTATGAGTGAAGATGATATTGAATGTCATCCATTATCAGAAGAAGAAGCTGACAAACTTGAAGAACATTCTATTGATAAAGAAGAAAAGAAATTCTCAGGAGATTATGAAGATCCTATTCTTAATAAATTCTTCTCAGATGTTGTAGGTGCAGTTCCTGTTCCTGCTGGAGAAGTAGATCCTAATACTCCTGTAATTCCTTTAGCTGATCCTAATGCTGTAGCTCCTCAGGAAGTAGCAGTTCCGGCAGGTGTTGCTCCTGCACAAGGTGGTGCTACTAGTGTTGAAGCTATTGAAGATAAAGCACTTCAGGCAGTTCAAAGTATTCAAGCAGTAGCAGAAGAAGCAGCTCAGCAAATTATGGAAGCAAAACAAGCTCCTGCACAGGCTCAAGAACAAGATCTTCAGGAAGCTCAGTTCTCAGAAAAGAAATTCAGTGATACAAATGATACTCTAGTATCATGGTTGACTGGAAATAGTTTTCGTAAGTAATTAAATATAAATAGATAGGTTTATGGTTATCCTCAAAAACCATTTTACATAAACTAAAAATAATAAAAACATTATATACATTATGAATACACAGTATTTGCAAATGATGCAGACTCCTTCAATGATGGAGGCTCTTATTAATAGCTCAGTATCAGCAGAAGATGCTAACCTTCGTTCTCGTGAATATGCTAAGATGTTCTCTCGTAACGATGAAATGAAAGATTTGTTTGGTCTAGGTAATGCAGGTAATTTGCTGCAGAAGACTTTCTCTGGTTATGCAGAAACTCCGTTGCTGTCTACTCAGTATTTCAATGCTTCTGTAGCTTCTTATGTAAGCTCATTCGCAGGTTATATGTCTATCGAACGTGACTTTGATCAGCCTAATGGTTTGTTCTATTGGTTCGACGTTTTGGGTGTAACTGATATGCGTTCTGTTATTCCTAACTTAGGTCCGGATAACTATCAGGATATTCAAGCTATGGGTAACTTTACTTTGAATATTACTCCGACTACTAATGCTGACTACTCTTCTTTGATTGGTCGTAAGATTATCCCTGGTACAGTACGTGTTAAGATTGCTACTGCAACTGAAAAATTCGAATTGATCGATAATGGTCAGGGTGCTTTCATGGCTGTTGCTGGTAAGATTTCTAACGGTACTATCAACTATTTGAATGGTCGTGTAGAATTTACTTTGGCTACTGCTTTGGCTGGTGATGCTGCTACAGAAACTATCACTATTGTAGGTAAGGAAGATGTTACTGGTACTCCTTGTAATACTATTGGTGCTTCTAATGCACATGCTAATGATAAGAGATTTATCGCTAAGATGCAACAGCTTGGTTTGGCTACTGTACCTGATATGTTGGTAGCTGAATATAACATTGCTGCTTTAGGTGCTATGAAGAAAGCAACTGGTTCTGATATGGCTACTTTCTTGTTCACTAAGCTTCGTGAATTGTATACTAAGGTAATTAACTATAAATTGGTTTCTACTTTGGAAGAAGGTTATAATGGTAACGTTATGGCTGACTTGGATTTGACTCAGGGTGCTATGACTGGTCAGTTCATGGATTATCGTTCTAGAGTTGACTTGTTCGATGCTTACTTGATTAATGTTGAAAGTGCATTGGCAACTAAAGCTGTTAAGGGTGTTGATGTTACTGCCTATGTAGCTGGTAATATGGCATCTAATCAATTCCAGAAGGGTGGAATGATTGGTAAATGGGAACGTAATACTAAGATGACTTATATCAATGACCTGTTGGGTTGGTATAATGGTATTCCTGTACTTCGTTCTACTGATATTGCTGAAGCTCCGGGTGAAGGTACTTTCTATGCAATTCACAAAACAAAAGATGGTCAGATGGCTCCGCTTGCACGTGGTATCTATATGCCTTTGACTGATACTCCGACTATTGGTAACTACAATAACCCAACTCAGATGGCTTCTGGTATCTACTATCAGGAAGGTACTAAGTATATGGCTCCTGAATTGGTACAGAAGGTTACTTTCAAATTTGGTATCTAATTAAACCATAAAAATCATTTGGATCGTTAAACTCTCAGATCCCTAAAGAATAAAATGATTTTAAACAAAGAGAGGGATTCCCTAGGTCTTATAGACTTAAGGTTCCTTCTCTTTTTAATTTTTACAATTATGGCAAGTACATTTAGATTAAAGAGAAAATTATATTCTGATGATAAAGGCGGAATGAGTACTGGGAAAAAATTAGCTTTAGGTGGCCTCGCAGCAGGTGCAGCCATTCTTGGGGCTAAAAAAGGTGCATTTGGTGCTAACATAATGGCTAAAACTAATACTGGACTAATGAAAGCTGGTAAAGCTGTTGGAGGAAAAGTTGGAGATAGAATGATGATGTCTGGAGCTAAGGATTTTGGAGTTGCACGAGCTAAACAAATTGATAATGCACTTTTAAAGAAAACAGGATCTCAGATGACAAAACAAGCTTTTAATGCAAAAGCTGATCAAAAAGGTATGCAGGCACTTGGAAAAATTATGAAATAATTATGGCAACTTATAAGCTTAAAAGAAAAAATTTTGGATTATTTTCTCCATTCGCCAAAACAGCGGCAAATTGGACTGCAGCAAAAGGAGCTTTTAAAGCAGGAGAAAATGCCAAAGGTTTTAAGAATTTAGCTTCTACTGTGGGAAGAGGCACTATTGGAATAGGTAAAGGATTAGGTGTTGCTGCCGCCGGAACTGCTGCATTAGGTGCTGGTACATTTTTAGCAGCAGAAAATAAAGCTAATAGTTAAGGAAGAAGTTAATCCCTGAAAATTAATTTTAAAATATTAAAATAAGTTTTATGAGTGATGTAATTTACAGAGGTCTTAAACTCTCTTCTAATAAATGTAGGTATTTTCAAGTAAAAGAAGGACAAATAAGCTCTATAGTAGAGGATACTTCAAGATCTACTCTCACTCTAACTTATTCTCCAGGAAGTACTTCTGGAAGTTTATCAGATCTTTTAGGAATACCGTGTACTGAAAAAAGAATCGACATGCTCCCTACAGGACTTCCTAAATTATTTAAAAATACTTATGTTACATTAAATGGACTTAAGTTAAGAAAATTAACTTATGATCCACATACTATTAATATAGTTATTGTAAATGACTCAGAATCTAGAGTTATCCAAAACTATAATTATACAACAATAGTAGTTTCGGAAGGAGATTATAAAAATCCTGAGTTTATAAATTTCTTGTTTTACTCTGGAAATCTTATATATCTTCAACCTATTGGACCTAGACCAAGCTGTTATGAGATAAGAAATTTTCCTAAAATTATAATTAGTTCAGATGATGTTACACTTGAATCTGAATCTGAAACAATATTTACATTAAGAAGGAAATATAATGATTATGTTATAAGAGCTGTAGATTATCAAGATCAATTTATTCTAGAATTACGTAAAATTTTAGATGATTATGGTTTAGAGTTAGTTAGAATTAATAAAGAAACTACATTAACTAAAACATCACATGTTGTTTATCAATTTCTTCAGACTCCAGTGAAAGATAATCATCCTAAGTATTCTGATGATAAAGTAATGCAGCATAAAATACCAGTTGAATTTTATCTAAGAAGTACTGATATGCCATTATTCTTTGACTTTAAAAATAGATATATGAATGTCACATTACTTACTAATTTCTGTGAATTCAAAACATCAGATAGATATGGACAAAGATGGACAGCTGCAATAAAATGGGGAGGAATAACTGAAGATTTTAACCAGACATATCAACAAGATGATAATTCAAATTTCTCTTATCAATGTCAATTCAGATGTGAACTATTTTTCTATGAAGTAATTGATGATAGATATAAATTCCTAGAAGAAATAGTTCAGAATATAGAGTTTGAACGAAATAATCCAGATTATCATTATGAAGTTCCGGTTGATACTGAAACAACAATTATAAACAAAGGGTTATGATAAATTTTAGAAAGAAGAAATACCTTATCCAAAATTTAATGCCGGACGCTATTGAATATTTAAAGAAACAAGGATTACGGCCTAATATTATAACTCCAGAGCAAGCAGATAGCGTTAGTAGAGTTAATTCTAAGGCTATGGTTTTAGTTTCATTTATAAAAAATGAGTCTGGATATTATCAAATTCAAGTACAGGATAAGGAATTATACAATTATACTCAAAAATTAATCAAAGATATTTTTAGAATGAGAATAACTGATATTAATAAAGAAACCAGAGTAATCACAGCAGAAACTGATCACTTAGGAATAGCTTTTGATATTATAGAAATTCTCGCTACAAAATATAATTTATCAGTTGTGGCATGATTAAATTTAGACAGAAAGAATTTACAGAATATGATGCAATGAGAAGTCTTTATGTAAAACTTATGCGATATTCTGATAGAAATAAATTCGGAGTAATAGATACTAGTGCATTAATTCCTGTTCTTAGAGGAAATAATGTAGTAATCGAAAGATTTGTAATTAGTACTTCTATGTTTGGAAAAGATAAATATAGAATGTATCTAAAAATTGGTGCCAAAGCAAAGTTACCAGATGAGGTTAGACTTCCAGGTAAAACATATGATAAACGTCTTGGAAATATGCAATTAAACGTAAGTCATTCTATATTTGCGCCAAAAGATAGTGATCCAAATTGGAATAATAACAATAATGGAGGAAATAATAATACTTCTTTAGGAGACACTTCTGGACCTAGGAATGATAATCCTGAAGAAAGAAGAGGTGGAAAAAAGAAAGAAAAGAAGTATTCAGAATTTCCAGGATCAATTTTAGAGCAAAGAGAATTTAAGAGTAAAGGCGGTGATAAACAATATCCCTATCTATCTGGTTCATTCTCTCCTTCCTTTGATCTATCTTATGAAGTTTCTGAATTGCTTGGAGAGGCTATCAAATATGATAAAAAATCAAGATCATTGGTCTTAGAATTCAAATCTATCGAAGATGCTATTAATGCATTGAATATATTACCCTTCGGATTAGGTTATAAGATATATTTACTTAATGCATGATGATTGTAAAGAGATTTTCTCAAACCAAGATATTAAATACTAATAACCCAGCTCTTGGTTTCACTAAAGGGAGAAAATATGATACAGATATGGATAGACTGGGTAGAATGAATACTTCTCAACGTGAATTAGCTGGAATCGGTAATTTAGGAAAAGAAATGAGAAAATTAAATCAAGAATTAAATCGTGGAGGAAGAGGTAAATGGCAAGATACAGATTAAAAAGAAAATGTTACAATGCACTAACTGAAGCTGCCGGAAATACACTTGGAGGAGTTACAGAAGGAGTTGGTAAAGCTCTTGATAATAAAGTAGCCGGAATCGCTGGTGGTGTTTTAGGAGCTACTAAATTAGGAGGAACTATTGGAACAATGATAGGGGGACCATTTGGAAGTATTTTAGGTATGGGAGCTGGTTATCTCTTAGGTTCTGCAGCTACTAGAGGTCTTGGAAAAGGTCTTAAAACTGCCGGTCAAGATATGCAGACTTAATTATAGGAGGATTTAGATTATGATTAAGTTTAGACAAAAAGAATTTTTTTGGGGAATGGCTTTAAATGCTGCAGGGGCTATTGGTACAGGTCTTTCTCTAAAACAAGGCTCTGATCAAATGAAACAAGCTGAGGAACAAGCAGCACAGGCAGAGGAGCAAAATAGAAAGATGACCAAAGCTTTAAATAAAATTGCAGAAAACGCAAAAAATAATCCACAAGCAGCACAACAAGCAGCAGATGTAATGGGACAAAAACAGTTTGCTCAAATAAATTTTGCAAAACTTACAGCAACTCTTAAGAATAATAAAACTTTAGGAAATGCTAAAGGTCTCGCTAAAGATGTTGGTAAAATTGTGTGGAAAGGAAAAAATAAGCTGATTGGTGGAACTATGATGGGAGCTACAATGGCAGGAGCTTCATATCTTACTGATAAAGCAATTCAAAAAGATATGAAGAAAAATGGAATGCCTCTTGAAAAAACCTATTCTGCTGGATCTATAATGAAAGCAGTAAAAGGTACTGGAAAAGTTTTAGGAGAAGCTGCAAAAAAAAATAAAGGAACGTTAATAACGATGGCTGCTCTAGGTTCTGCTCCCATGGCTCTCGGATACTCTGCTGAAAAAGCTCAATATAAAGATCAGATGGCATTAACTCAGAGAAACTATGCAGTCCCTGGAGTAATGGCAGTTAAAAGATTACTTACTGGCGCTTCTAAATCTGTAAGAAATTCACAGATATTTAAAACTCCTGGACAAACAATTTTAGGTGGACTTTCTAATTTATCTGGCGGAGGTGGTCGAAAAGGTGTATACAAATTCGGTCATCAGTTAAATAGATATGGAAAACACTCAGGTTCAGTATGGTCTCAAAAAGCAGGTAAATTCATTATGGATAACCCCAAAACAGCCTTAGCAGGTAGTATTCCAGTCGGTGCTGCAGTTTTAGGAGCAACATGGGGAACTGGAGAGAAAATAGTAAATAAAACAGCTCGGGCTCTAGATAAAGATGCTTTCAAATATCAAGATTCTAAAAATCAAGAAATACAATGATTATAAAAAGAAAATTATTCACTAAATACGACGATACTGATAATCTTAAAAGAATGAAGGATTCAGATATTCTTGCTGAAAAACCAAAACAGGCTCCTGGATATGGTTCTGTAGCTGGGGCTGCTCTTGGTGGGGCTGCTCTTGGTGGAACAGTTGGTTCTGTAGCTGGAGCTTTTGGAAAGAATAAGGCAGGTCGTAGTTTACTCGGAAGAATGGGTAAAGGTGGAAAAACTGGATTAGTTGTTGGTGGTCTTCTAGCAGGTGGAATGGCTCTTCGAAATAGAAATAAACAAGCTGAAAATAATGAATGGTATAATAAAAGACTTAATTATGCTCAGAGACAGGCTAGACGAAGAGAAAAACAGGATTGGAAGACAAATATGACTCAAAGAGATGGTTATTCCTATTAAAATTAATAAAAAATTATGGCAAAATTTAAACCAAAGAAAATAATCAGAGATGTAAAGGAGTTTTATAAAAATAACCCTACGGCAAAAATTACTACTGCCACTGCTGGATTTTCTGGAACTAATCTTGCTATTAATGCTACTAGAAAAAATTCTGATAAAAAATATCAAGATGAACAGCTAGAAGCAATGGATAGATTAACTAAAGCACTTGGAGGAGTTAATAAAACTTTAAAAGAGGTAGAAGTAAAAGAACCTAAAAAGACAACCTCTTATAAATTTAAAAAAATCTTTTCCGAGAAAAATGATAATAATATGATTACATTTAGAAGAAAAGACTTTAGTATATTATCTGATACTGTTAAAGGAGCTATAATTGGTGGAAACGTAGCTACTCTAAGTTTACCATTATCCGGAAAAGATGCTAAAAATATTAAATATGAAGGAAGTAACCCTACTTTCCGAAAATTAAATGCTCTAAGTCCATTTGCTAAACGACTTGGAGTAGTAGCCGCCGGAACATTAGTCGGAGCAGCTCTTGGAGCCTTAGTTGGTACTATAAAAAAAGGTGATGAGGCTATTTCCAGAAAGTTAACAGTTGACAATAGATTAATGGATAGAGTAGTAGAGGATCTTAAGAAAACAGGTTTTAAAGAAGGCTCCGATTTTACAAGAGATCCTAAAACGGCGGATTCTCTTAAATCAGCAATAAGTGTAGCTATAACAAGAAATTCTGGTGAACTTAGACTTCTAGTAAATACAATAGCAGATAATAAACTAAAAGATATAACAAAAAACATAATACGAAATCTACCAAACTCAAGTGCAGTAACAGAAGAAAGTAAAAGTAGATATAATGAGATTTCTATAACTACTATATCTGATGGAACCGCTGATGTTGGTTTAATAGCTGGAATATGTGAAAAATTTATAAGAAATAAATATCCAGTATATCTCGTAGAAGTTGGTTAAATAAAACAATTAATTATTATATTTAAATTATGGCACAATGGACTGAAACTCTCGAACCGTATGTAAAAGTTATAGAGAGAGTACATACCGCAGCTCTTAATCCTACTGCAGGTGAAAGTTTAATTATCGGAGTGACTTTAATTTCTGATGCAGGCCCAGCAGTTCCTACACTGATCTCTAGTCAATCTGAATTCTTAAAAACTTATGCTTCAGGGGACTTAACAGAAGATTATATGGCATCCTTGAATAATCTTTATCATGATGCTAATAATACAGGAGATAAAAATGTAGCTGCAACAATGTGGATGAATGCTTATAGATTGGCTGGCTCTAATGTTATGCTGGTTTGTAGAGCATCTAAAGCTAACGATATCTACTACGCTAAACCCATGACTAAAACTGATTATAGTACATATATCCTTAGAGATGGTGCTTTAATGAAGGGATTTAGAGATGCTGATAAAGGTGTCGTTAAGTTTGTTCTTGATATTGATGGTGATGATGCAGAACATGATCAAGATGGATGGTCAATTAATTTGAATGGAGTAGGTATTCTTGGTAATCGTACCACCGATGATGGTCCTCAATATGATTACTATGTAAGAACTCTCCCCGACTTAGTAAATCAAATGAATGAAACTAATAAATTCTTCTCTCCATCTTATAAATTCTTCACAGATCCTAATAATATCATCTCTGAAAATGAAACAACTGATCCCGATAAAGCAAAGGCAGTTGTATTCTATGAACTTTATCTAGGACAGGATATGCTAGATACTTCAGACTCTAGATGTCCACTAGGAAAGCAGTATATCGTGATTTGTGAACCTGATTGGACTAGTGATAATCCTAATCAAAAACTTATAGATATTAATGCTTCCGCTTGGTCTGGTTTCGAAGAACAGAAATATTATGCAGTTAATCAATATAACTCTAATACTGATCTGAGAGTTAGAATTAGACGTTTTAATCATGATGCAGTAGTTACCAAAGAATTAACTAACCCCGCTTTGAACGAAAACTCTGATTCTCCTTATATGGTACTATCGGCCGTTCTAGATACCTATACTAAGAAAGGAACAGTAGAACCGTTAGAAAGTATCCTACAGCGAGATTTTTATGAAGTCGCTGTTCTTGATCCTAATATTTCTGACGAAGTACAGTTCTTTAATATAGGTAAAGTAACCGGCCGTGGAGATATGGAAGTATCAGAACTCAATGAACTCCTAAGTATGATTCAACTTCAACTCCCTGACGATATGAGAGAGCTTGGATTGAACTACTATGGATACGGAGCTGATGATAAAGTATGGGTAGAACTTGATCCTAATGACCCAAATGCAGGTTCTTATAAACAAACAGTTTCTTCAATGACTGATCTTTATAACTCAAAAGGTATGTCAGTTGGAGATGTTTACCGAGTTGGATCTGGAAGTTCATATAAGTACTATGAATATCAAGAAAATGGTGGAGATCAAGTTTATGCAAAATTAGGTGTAGATCCAACTGAAACAGATATTCTTGATGTATCTGAATCGGATCTTAAGAAAGCACTTGACGAAATCAACATTCAGGAAATCTATGTGGTTGAAGGATTATGTGACCTTGGAAATACATCACTAAGTTTCCAGAATTACTTGGCTAATATGGCTATCAATTCTAACTATTTCTATCCAGTATCAACAGTTCAGAGCACAAATTATATGACTATCGCTAATAATGCAACTAAAATAGCACAAGATTCATATAAACTCTATCTATCTGCACCTTGGGATATCGACTCTGGTACGTTCGGCTGGAAATATTACTGTTCTCCTGCCGTTATTTACTGGGAAGCTGTGGCTAGAAACCGTAGAAATAATGCAGAATTTGCTCCTGTACTTGGACAAACTAATGGTATTGTTCAGTATCAGAGACCTATGACAGAGTTTAATAAAAAAACTCGTCAACTTCTATTATCTAAACGAGTAAATACTGTACTCTGGAATTATCAAACTAATGCTTGGAACATGAATGATAAACAAAATTGTCCAATTTATTGAAATTGAATTTTTATGAACTGCTGGGATTTATATAAAAAAAATAAAAATCAGCAAAAAGGATTACTAATATAAATCCTTTCTCAACGACTAAGTATAAAAGATAAATAAATTTTATTATTTTTCAAGATATAGTCTAGCGAAATTACCAAATAATTTTCTAAAACGAATTATACTAAGCAAAGTGTGGATAATATTGTTTCAGATGAAGGTAACTCTCGTTTAGCTATTCGTATCTCAAAAGCTATGCCTGTACTACTTAAACAGTATATAGGCTGGAGAATTGCACCAAAACTATGGGAAAGTGCGATTGGAACTATCGATTACTGGTTTAAATCAACTATTCTCCCAATGTCTTATAATATCGATGATTACCGTATTATCATCGATGAGACAAATAACCCTGTTCAAATTCAGCGTAAATAATTGCGCCTTGGATTTTTATATTACCAAGAAAAATAAGAGAATTGCTGGAAGATAATAAAATAAATCAGCAAAGAAAGTTTACAAAAATTTTCTCTCAACGACTATGTACTTATTAAAATGATATAGTCTGATCTTAAATATTAATCTTATATTTAAGTTTAACAATAATGCAGAATAAAATGGTGGTTAACGTTTTGGTTAGATACCAGAGAGCTTTGAAATATGTCATCGTAAAGTATATGCGATTATTATACCAATTGCTGGAACTTAATAAATCCAAAGAATCAGCAAAAATAGATATAATTCTATTTCTCAACGACTAGATGTATAATTAAAATTTCATGAAGATTTTAAAAGATATAGTCTGAACATGAGTAGATAATACTTAGCAAACATATTGATATCACGACATTTTCGACGTTGGTATGCAACTTGCAGTCTCAGAGTACGAAGATACTAGAGGAGCAGCCCTTGAATAATAAATAACATGATAGTATGCTGGAGAGATCTGGCATACTATCCTTTATAAATAATAGAATATGCAAAAATTTACAAAAGATGAAATAATATATAATATTATTTCAAAATTAACTAAAGATATTGAATTCCTAGGATTAGAAAACTATTCAAAAGATATATCTACAAAAAAATTAAAAATTATTTTAAGATGTAAATTACATAATATAAGTAAAATTATAAAATATTCTAGTTTTATATTAAATGGATGGCATTGTCCTGAATGTTCAAAAATAAAAAGAACACTTCCAGAAAATATAGCAATAGAAAGAATACAAAAATCCATATTAAAGAAAAATAATGAAGGGAGTAATATATCTTTTTTAGGATTTGTAAATTTTTGGAAAGGCTCATCAACAAAATTGATTTTAAAATGTAATATTCATAATATTATTTGGAAAACAACGACCTATAATGGATTTATTTCGAATAATTTAATTGGTTGTCCTGAATGTTCAAAAGAAAGAAAAAAAAGAAAATTAACTAATTTAGAAGCAGAAAATAATATAATCGAATTTCATAAATCATCTTCTACAAATGAATCGTCAATATTTTGTAATATTCATAATAGCTACACAGGTTATAATTCTCCAGTTGAATTAGTTTGTTATAAACATGGAAAATTTTCATGTTATTATAGTTATTTAATGACTGATAAAAGTAGAAATATTATACTATGTCCTAAATGTAGAGAATTATTTGAACGTGAACAGGAAAAGAAAAGATATCATAACTTAATAATAGATAGAGTAAATCATTTAAATAAAAAATATAATATATCTTTAGAATTTTTAGGATTTAAAGAAGAATTTAATTATCAAAATACATATCTAATACTAAAATGTAATATTCATAATCATATTTGGGATACTACTAGACTAGGTATATTTTTAAAACATGAAGGAAAATACTGTATATATTGTTCAAAAACTAGTAGTATTTCGTTTATGGAAAATTCTTTATACTCTATTTTAAATAGTTATTATTTAAACATAATTCGTCAATATAAATTAATAATAAATAATAGAATATTTTATTTAGATTTTTACATACCAAAATTAAATGTAATAATAGAGTATGATGGAAAACAACATTATGAATTTACTTCTTTCTTTCAACCCACATATCAAAATTTCGTAAATCAAGTTAACCGAGATAGATGTTTAGAACAATATTGCAAAGAAAATAATATAAAACTTCTTCGAATTTCTTATAAAGACAATAATAGAATCCCTGAAATCATAAAGATATTTTTCGAAGAAGGAAAAGATATAACAACAAAAGTAGAACCTAAATTATTACCAGTATTATATCATGGATAAAACATTATTAATAGATCTTAAAAAGAAGTTATTTATCAGGAGTGCTCTTATAAGTTTGACGTCTCTTGATGAAATTTTAGCCTTGAACGATTTTTTGAGTCCAGATGAGATATTACTGGAGATAATTAAGGAGTCGTTAAGAGAATTTGAACATACCTTGCCATTGATTCTGGAGATGAAAATGAACCGTTCTCAGATGTGTAGTTGTGAGAACATGGGACTTGAAGGGTATTGTGAGATTAAGAGTAATTTTACATTATTTCTTGATTGTAAAATATCGGAAGATCAGATTATATTAATTCCAAACTCTATTCCTATGTACAGGGTGGGGTCTATATCTTATCCAGCTCCAGGAAACTATACTTACTTCACAGATTATAGACGTCCTTATGTTTTTATGATGGATATGCCCAGTTACGATCAATTCTATATTAGAGGAATATGTAGTCGACCAATAATTCCTGACTTTCTTCCTGATAAAACGTTTAATCCAGGATCATCTAAAGCAGCTATTTATTGGCTGAATGTAGAAGAAGGGTCGAGAGGTACATTTTTTATGGATCTCTGTATGACTCATTTACTAGACTATATTAGGAACCTAAAGGCTTCATTAATGTTACCTAATGTTGGTTTGGAAGTTCTTAATAATATCGATGCTGCATATCAAGAGCTTAGATCTAGGTGTGATAATTATATACTCCAATCTGGATGGTATGGAGATTTACTTGTTTAATATATAAATTTATGATAATAAAAAGAAAGTTGTATTCTCTTGCAGGAACTAGAATATTAGCTGGATTTAATAAAAAAGTTCTTAGAAAGGCTCCAATGGCTGCAAAAAGATCTGCCATAAAAACACAAAATAAAGTTCTTTCTGGAGTAGCAAGAGGTTTAAATAAGGTAGAAGGAGTAAAAATGGCGGCAAATCAAGCAGCCATTAATCCAGGAAGAGTTGTAAATACTAAAGTAATTCAACCATCTATAGAAGCACCTATAACTTCTGTAGCTATGAAAACAGTACCTATTCCTGGAACATCTGCTTTAGTTAGTGTAGTAGGAAAACCAGAGAAAACTATGTGGAAAAAGATTGGAGTTGGTGATAAAATGTCTAAGGCTGCATCTAAGTATGTAGATAGTAAAGGAGGTAGAGTTGTAGAAGATGTAGTAAATAGCTCGACTAATTATTTAAAAAATCTTATGGTATGACAAAATTTAGACAAAAACAATATACAATTCCGGAGGGTCACTATACAGGTCCTAAGGATATGGATAAGGTTCCAGGAGCTATAGAAGTAATCGGAAAATCTGCCTTAGTTGGTGCTGGTATTGGAGGAGTTACAGGTAGTCTCCTAAAAGATGCTAGTATTACCAGTGGTGCTATAACTGGAGGTAAATATGGAACTATAGCAGGTGTAGTATTAAAATTCTTCTTAAACTATTTACACAATCCAATGTCATCTATTAAATTTCAAGAAGTAGATAAATTAATTCGTCGTGAGTTTGGTATTTATAGAGCTTCTGGAGTAACTATAGGAGATTCATTAGATAAAAGAGCAAAAATAGATGAGAAGTTTAGTTTTAATGATCGAAATGTAACAGCTTATAAATTAAATTTTTCAATACAAGATAATTCCATTACCATGTATACTTTTGGAATGACCTCTAAGGAATTGGAAAAGACTTCAGATAGTTTAGACTATTACTGTAAGAAGTATACAGGGATGGAATATAGTAGTTATGCAATCAATTCTAGAAATAATTCTTATTCAGTGGCTATTGTATTTACAAATTATCAAGTTATAGCCAACTTTATAATGGAACTCAGTAATACTCTTGGAGTAAAAATAAATCTTCTTGATAACAAAGCTTTAGTTGAAAATAGAATTAAGGAAGTTGAACAGAAGGATTTTTCGGTTAAGTCTTTAAATAAATATGATTTAAAGAAATTTATTGGGAAAACGGGAAAATTTCTATTTTCCGGTAAATCTGAAGATCTTATCGGTTTAATTTATAGTGCTGCAGTAACTTTTTCTAATGATCCTGATATAATTCCTACATATCGAGGAGACTTTGGAAATAAGTACTTAGAAAATAGCCTTAAAAGACTTCGTTATGTTGAAGGTCTAGATTATACTGTTGGAGAATTTGGTGGAGATATAGGTATTAATATGTCAATGATCTCTGGAATATTCGTAATAACAGTAAATAAAGAGGATACCAACGAACTTAAGAAGATTGATTCTATTTTCTGGAATCACTTAAAAACGATAGTAAATAGGGTAGATACTGGAAAAGTAGTTGTATATAACTACACAATTAAAACAAGAAATGAATTTGATTTTATCTTAAAAAAATTCATGTCAACTGATGTAAAACCTAATATATTTGAAAAATGATAGTACCTAGAATTCGATATTTTTCAGATTTACAAGCTAGAAAGATGATAACGAAATTAACAGAGAAATTGGATAAAGATCGTATCGGGGATTATGAAGTTTCTAGTAAAATTCCCAAAGATGTAATTAGTATATATCCTGATCCATCTTCAATTAAAATATATATTCCAAAAGATCTTGAATATAGTCAGTACGAAATTGATGATTTCATTAGATCTATGGCAGCTCATATTAGAACAATTACGATCCTAGAGAGAGATATATATGTAATGAAACTATCAGGATCTCTTACTTTTGAACAGATATATAAATTAATACGTGAGATAATTGATACAGAAGAATTTTGTACTATTATTGACTGTGATTAATCTTTAAACTAAATATATACTATTATGGCGGATATGATTTCAAAAAACTTAGATAAGGCAAATAGGCTTTATTCTATTGGAATGAAAAATATAAAATTACAATTAAAACTTCTTGGGACTGAATTTGTAGTACTCAGACCAAAGAGTAATTCAAAATGGAAAAATGTTTTTGGAGGTACATATTCATCAAGTAGTACATTAGAGAACGATTATGATCAATTTACTACAATATTGATATTAAATCAGAATGAACTAAGAGATGTATGGAATCGAAACAGAGATAATCTAGAAGTATATACAGATGATGGATCTCTTGAAGTAGGGGATGAATTACAATATACTCGTGGAAAATATACATTCAGATTTAAAATATCTCTTAAAATGGGTTACTCTGAAGTAGCTGAAGTATTCTATGTTTATACATTGAATAGTATTATTGAAACTTTAGATATGTAATTATGAGAGAAAGAAATATAGAAAATGAGATTCTGAAGCAAAATAAAATTCCTGGATGTGATCAACTTACTAGACCTGAGGAAGTAAAAGCTCTTAGTAAATATCTTAAAAGTATTAGAACAACTCAAGAAAATCATACTTCCCTAGAGAAAGATAATCTAGAACTCCCTGGAAGAACAACAGGGAGGATTCCAGAAATTAATTCTCTCGAAGATTATATAGAGGGATTAGATGGGGTTCGTGGTATTAAAAGTCTATATAAAGAATCATCACGAGAACCACTTTCTGATAATAGAAACTCTGACTCGGCGGAAAATCATGGGTTGTATACAGAAAAGACACGTGAAAATCTGTATGATCCTAGGAAAACAGAACTAGAGAAACATCGTGAGGATATAGTAAATAAAAAAAATATCCTTGAACCAACCCTAGAAGACCGCCGAGAAGAATTAACTGAGGAACCAAAAGAATTAAAATCTCTAGGTACAGAAAAGTTAAATCTAGAAGGAGTTAGAGATGTAAGAAATCTTTATATAAATACAAAAGAAAATCTTAAGGTTCCAGAAAAAGATCTAGAGTTAGGAAAAGAAAGAGAATCTCTTATTGATAATCACAACCTAGAATTAGATCTAACAAGAATAGACCTTGAAGGATTTAAAGATTTATCATACAAAGAACAGCTCGAAGTAGATTCTAAAAATGAATTAGATACTACTCGAATATCTTTAGAAAAAACAATTGAAACTTCTGAATTATCTAGTTATAGAGAAGATCTTAAAGAAACGCCGGAGGAATTAGATAAGTTAGAAGATCACAGAGAAAAATTAAATAGTGGAAAAGATAATCTAAAAGAACTTGAAGATACTAAAGTTAAACTCAGAAATCCAGTAGATGATGCTGAACTTTCTAAAACCAAAGTATCTTTAGAGAGAACCGTAGAAGATAAAGAGTTAGAAACTTATAGGGAAAATCTTAGGAAAACGCCGGAGGAGTTAGATGAATTAGAGAATCATAAAGAGTCTCTTAGAAGTGGGGAAGAATTAAAGAGTTTACCTGAAGATAAAATAACTCTTGGAGGTACTGTAAAGGTATTAGAAGAACTTGGAAACACTAAAATAGATTTGGAAGGTACTGAAGAATCTGAGATATCTACTTTAGAGGATTATAGAGAAAACTTAAGTGTAGAAGATAATAATTCTCTTGAAGATACTAAGGTAGATCTGAAAGGTACTGTAGAATACGAAGCTTCTGAGTTAGAAGATGCCAGAATCAACTTAACCGGAACAGAAGAATCCGAACCTAAAAGTCTCGAAGATAAAAGGATAGACCTAGAAGATACAAAGGAGTCTGAACCTAAAGCTCTAGAGAATGAAAGAATTGATCTAGAAAATACTGAAGAGTCTGAGATATCTACTTTAGAGGATTATAGAGAAAACTTAAGTGTAGAAGATAATAATTCTCTTGAAGATACTAGAATAGACTTAACTGGAACTAAAGAAGCTGAGATGTCTGAACTTGAGGATTATCTTGATGATCTAGAAAATACGAAGGATTATGAGGCTTCTGAGTTAGAGGACACTAGAATAGATTTAACCGGAACTAAAGAATTCGAACCTAAATCTTTAGAAGACGAGAGAATAAACTTAGAGGGTACTAAAGAATATGAATCAAGTTCTTTAGAAGATGAAAGGATAGATTTAAAAGGTACAGAGGAAGCTGAACCTGAAAGTCTTGAAGATTTTATAGATAAACTTGAAGATACTAGAGATTTTGAGTTAGAAGATGAAAAACTCGAACTCCCTGAAACTTCTGGAGATGGATATGAAGGTTATACTCCATTAGGTCCGGAAGAATTAGATAGTCTTGGTGGAAATATCAATAATTTCTATGATTCTCTCCTTGAAGTTCCAGAAATAGCTGATGCTCCTAGACAATCTGGAGATTATACTCCTCTTGGCCCAGAAGAGTTAGATAGTCTTGGTGGAGATCTTGGAAATTTTTACGATTCTATTCTAGAAGTTCCAGAAACAGATAATGAAAATTATCTTTCTCCAGAAGAAGTAGAAAAAATCATAGAAAATCCAGAACAACAATATAATTATAAAGATAAGTTACCTGAAGTAGCTAAAGGAAATTCAGCTCCTAGAGTAGAAACAGAAGGATCATATAATTATCTTTCTCCAGAAGAAGTAGAAAAAATCATAGAAAATCCTACTTATTTCTATAACCAACAAAAAGAAATTCCAGAAACAGATAATGAAAATTATCTTTCTCCAGAAGAAGTAGAAAAAATCATAGAAAATCCTACTTATTTCTATAACCAACAAAAAGAAATTCCAG